TCAAACCGTTAAATCAGTTGCGTATGATTGAAGATGCGACAGTTATCTATCGTATCTCTAGAGCACCTGAACGCCGTATTTTCTATATCGATGTGGGTAATCTACCTAAGTTGAAAGCAGAACAATACCTGCGTGACATTATGGTCAAGTATAAGAACAAGTTGGTGTATGATGCCAACACAGGTGAAATTCGTGATGACCGTAAATTCTTGTCTATGATGGAAGATTTTTGGTTACCTCGTAGAGAAGGTGGTAAAGGTACAGAGATTACTACACTTCCCGGTGGACAAAACCTAGGTGAGTTGGAAGACGTTAAGTATTTCGAAAAGAAACTATATAAGTCTTTGAATGTTCCTGTGTCCAGGTTAGATCCTAATCAGTCTGGGTTCTCTTTAGGCCGTGTTGGCGAGATTACCCGTGATGAGTTAAAGTTTGCTAAGTTTGTTGGACGCATGAGAACTAGATTCTCTGACCTGTTTGACCAATGCCTAAGAGTACAGTGTGTACTTAAAGGTATCTGTACTGATGATGAATGGAAAGTATTTAGAGAACATATTCACTACGACTTCATTAAAGACAACAACTTCACTGAGCTTAAAGAAGCTGAGTTGATGAAAGAAAGATTGTCATTGTTGGGTGAGGTTGATCCATATACGGGCAGATATTTTTCTCAAGCATGGATTCAAAGAAACGTATTGCGCTTGGATGACGATGAAATCAAAGTCATGCAAGATGAAATGGAAAAAGAAAAAGAAGCAGGATTTGGATTGCCAGTCGGAGTTACTACAGATGTTGCACAACAACAAATGTTAGGACAACTAGATATGGAGAAGAATACTCACCAGGCGGACCTAGATAAAAAGGTTAACCAGGCAAAAGAGAAAAATCCAATGAAAGAAGAATATAAACCAGTTTTAGAAGTAGTTAAAAGAACACTAAGTTAATAGGAGATAAAAATGGACACAACAAGAAACCTAATCGATTACGCAATGGATAGCAACGGTGTGGAATTTCGTAACGAACTTTACGCTTCTATTCATGATAGAGTGACTGCTGCTATTGAAGCAAAGAAACAAGAAATTGCTGGTAATCTAATCAGACAAGAAGCTAAAGAAGAAAAAGAAGAAGGTGCTGGCCACGAAAACGCCGAAAAGAAGATGATGAAATCTTTGGATAAAAACAAAGATGGCAAACACACTATGGCTGACCATCAAAAAGAATCTGTAGAGCCTTTAGATGAAGGCAAAATGGAAAAAATGACACTTACAGGATTATGGCACAAACATGGTAACGAATCCTATCATGCAGACCAAGGTTATGGTATTGGTGCAGGAAGTATGAAAAATAGTAGTCATGCTGCAACAGCTATAGAAAACCATGTTCGTAAACATTATGGAAATAAAGTTGCTGATGATATGGTATCACATTCAGACCACAGTGTTGCTCATGCAGAATATGCTGGTCCAGGTGAATCAGAACACCACGAAAAAGAAGCTGAAAAATTAAGAAAAAAACATGGAATTGGCGGTTCACTTCACGGTGAATCATATGTTAGAGAAGAAAATGAAGAAGTAAATGAAGCTAGTTTGACAAATAGATTTTTATTTGCACCTGGTGCACCAACAACAAGAGGTGGTACAGGCGCACATAGTTATGGTATCAAACCAAGACAAAAAACAATAGAAAAAAGAACTCAACAATTAAAAGATAAAATTAAAGGTTCTTTAGGCACTCACACTAGACCAAATCTGCCAGAAGAAAATGAAGAAAAAGGTGAAAACGCAGAGAAGCATGAAGAAAGACCAAAAAAACCAAATGCTTTCACCATGAAAAGCAAAGGTCCTTCCGAGTTTGCAAAATCATCTTCTGGCGGTAAAACAAAAGAAACAAAAACTGGACGCACACATAGCAGCGGCGACAGATACTAAAATTGGAATAAAATATGTCAAATGTTTATACCTATCAAGTCTTAAAAGACGATACTCAACACGCTGTTATTAAAATAACAGCTAAATTTGATGGTACTGGTCAAGAATCTAACACTGTAAGAATTCAAGCAAACACACTTTCTGGTGCTTTGGCGACCAATGGTTTTCCTGTTGTCAATGCAGCCGGTTATATAGCAAATACTCCACTATCATATTACGGCCTTTCTTTGTATCGATTATGGTACGATTGTGCAAGTTCAACGACAGCTGATGTTGAATTAACTTGGCATGCATCTACACCACAAACCATATTCTTTTTGAATGGTAATGGTGAATATGACGGTAATGGCAACTGGATTACTATTCCAAATAACTCACAAGGAACAGCTCGTGCAAATGGAGATATTGGCATTGTAACTCGCGGAATGTTAGCAAATGATTCATATACAATTATTATGGAACTACGCAAGCACAATGAATACTACTCACGCGGCCAATTCAGAGATCCTGCAGCATTCAACTACACACCTTATGGTATAACACCAAACGGCAATAACGGGATAGGTTAATATGAAATTAATTAAAGAAATCAACGAAACCGTTAATTATATCACCGAAGGTGCTGACGGTGCAAAAGAACTGTATATAGAAGGACCATTCCTTGTTGCCGAGAAGAAAAACAAAAATGGACGCCTATACGAATTCAATACGATGAAAAAAGAAGTATATCGTTACACCACAGATTACATCAACAAAAATCGTGCATTTGGTGAATTGGGACATCCAGATTCACCTACAATTAATTTAGACCGTGTATCACACATGATTGTTGGATTGCGTGAAGACGGTACTCAATGGATTGGTAAAGCAAAAATCATGGCAACTCCTATGGGAAATATCGCCCGTCAATTAATTGAAGGTGGTGCATCATTAGGAGTTTCATCAAGAGGTATGGGCTCACTGAAGAATGTTAACGGTGTTAATGTTGTTCAAGCCGATTTTTATCTGGCCACAGCGGCGGATATTGTAGCAGACCCTTCAGCACCTGGAGCTTTCGTTCAAGGTATCATGGAAGGAAAAGAATGGATGTTGGTGAATGGTGTTTGGACTGAAGTAGACCACGCAGAAGCAGTAAGAGAAATCAGAAAAGCTTCTTCAGCGGAAATCGAGGCAGTAAGTCTTCGCATATTTGAAAACTTCGTCAAAAAACTTTAATCTATAAATAAATAATCAAAATCAAGGAGATTTTTAAATGACAAACAGATTTAAACTGTCAGAAGCCGCTACTGCTATTCTAGAAGGTGCTAAAGAAACTTTCGATGCTAATATTGCAGCAAAGCGTGGACCAGGAGACAAAGGTGGAAAACTATCAGCATCTGTAGCATATGGCTCACACGATGCAGGTATTGTTGGACAAGATGTTGACAAAATGGATGACGAATTGCCAGATTACCTAAAAGGTACTCCATCAGCAACTCCTCCAGGTGCAACACCTCCGGTTGGTGCAGAAAAAGGTTCTAAGCTAAAAGGCCAACCACAAGAAACAATGGGTCGTAAAGATGTTATGCATCCAGTACAAGCTGACGCAAACAATCGTGATGCAATTCGTGACCGTGTTGCTTCACCAAAAGCAAAACAAACAATGCAAGCAAATCCAGGTGCAACATTCCAATCATATGCAGAAAATTTGGATATGTCTGATGATGTTAATGCATTACTAGAAGGTGAAAACCTTACAGAAGAATTCAAACAAAAAGCAACTACAATTTTCGAAGCAGCAGTTATGTCTCGCATCGAAGTTATTGCTGAAGAAGTTGAAAAACAATTAGTAGAACAATTCGAATCTGCTGTTGAAGAAATCAAAGAAGAACTAGCAGGTAAAGTTGATGAATATTTGAACTATATGGTTAATGAGTGGATGGAACAAAATGAATTGGCTATCGAAAATGGCTTACGTTCCGAAATTGCAGAAGACTTCATTGGTGGTCTACGCAATCTATTCATCGAACACTATATTGATATTCCAGAAGATAAAGTTGACGTTGTTTCAGAAATGGCAGAAAAAGTTGCACAACTTGAAGATGCTCTTAATGAACAAATCAATAAAGGTATCGATTTAACTAAAAAGTTAAACGAGCAAAAGAAAGTCGAAGCCGTTTATGAATCGTGCGAAGGCTTGACACAAACCCAAGTAGAAAAATTAAAATCACTCGCAGAGGGTGTGGAATTTACTACGGAAGATGAATTCGCAACCAAATTGGAAACTTTGAAGTCATCGTATTTCAAAGAAGACTATACAGTTGCAGATAATTCAGCTTTAGATGATGAAGTTTTAATCGAAGAAGAAAAGAAGACACCGCGTTCTGCTGATCCTTCAATCGACCAATATGCCGCTGGCATTTCTAAATCACTGAAGTAATAAATAAAAAATCAATTTCACACAAGGAGAAACCCTCATGTATATGACAGAAGAACTACAAAAGAAATGGGCACCAGTTCTAGAACATCCAGAATTGCAATCCATTACAGACCCATACAAGAAAGCAGTTACTGCACTTGTTTTGGAAAACCAACACCAAGCAATGCGTCAAGACCGTTTGGCTCTTAATGAAACATTAGTAGACAATGGTCCTACAAACGTAGCTGGTGGTATCTCTAACTTTGACCCAATCTTAATCAGCTTGGTTCGTCGTTCATTGCCTAACCTAATCGCGTATGATGTTGCTGGTGTTCAACCAATGACTGGTCCTACAGGTTTGATTTTCGCAATGCGTGCTCGTTACACTGGTCAAGGTTCAGGTAACCCAGAAGCATTCTTCAATGAAGCTAATACTGTGTTCTCTGGTATGAATTCTGCATTGAATCCATATGGTTTCACAGGTACAACAGCGACTGACTCAAACACATTCTTCCAAATCAATGCTTCCGGTTCTGCTAATACCACATCTGGTATCGGTATGCCAACAGCTAATGCAGAATTGTTAGGTTCAGAAGCAGGTGCAGCATTCCAACAAATGGCATTCTCTATCGAGAAAGTTACTGTTACTGCTCAATCCCGTGCGTTGAAAGCTGAATACTCACTAGAACTTGCACAAGACTTGAAAGCTATCCACGGTTTGGATGCTGAAACAGAATTGAGCAACATTCTTTCTACTGAGATTCTTGCTGAAATCAACCGTGAAGTTATCCGTACTATCTACAACGTAGCGAAAATTGGTGCTCAATACGGTACAACTACTGCTGGTTATTTCGACCTTGATACTGACTCTAACGGCCGTTGGTCTGTTGAGCGTTTCAAAGGTTTGATTTTCCAAGTTGAACGTGATGCAAACGTGATTGCAAAACAAACTCGTCGTGGTAAAGGTAATGTGATGATTGTTTCTTCAGACGTTGCTTCAGCGATGGCAATGGCTGGTGTTCTTTCTTACACACCTGCTCTACAATCCGACCTACAAGTTGATGACACTGGTAACACCTTTGCAGGTTTGTTGCACGGTCGTATCAAAGTGTACATCGATCCGTATTATGGTGGATACACATCTAACCAAGAATTGGTTACAATCGGTTATAAGGGTTCTTCTCCTTATGACGCTGGTCTATTCTACTGCCCATACGTTCCTCTACAAATGGTTCGTGCAGTTGACCAGTTCACATTCCAACCAAAAATTGGATTCAAGACTCGTTACGGAATGGTTGCAAACCCATTCGCAGAAGGTCTAACAGCTGGTAACGGTAGACTAAACTCACAAGCAAATGTGTACTACCGTCTGTTCGCAGTTAAAAACCTAATGTGATGGTTAAAAACTATATGTAAAAATATAGTAAAGTCACCAAAAAGAGTGATAGTTCAAAAGGGAATCGAAAGATTCCCTTTTTTTTGGCGCCTAAATAGGTGTATGTTAATTTATAAAGGAAATGAATATGATTAAATTCATTAAAGCTTTCTTCGGAAAAAAAGAATCCAAATTTGAACATCCATTGGATGCAGTAACCACACCTAATGTACCTGTTGTTGAAACACCAGTTGTTGAATCTGTGGTTGAGACTCCTGCAAAACCAGCGCAAAAGAAAAAACGTCAATACACCAAAAAAACTAAGTAATGTCAGCTTTAACAAGAACACCAGAGAATACGAATCCGTTACAATCATCCAAGTTCATCTTGGCATTTGAGAGATTGCCTACGGTTCAGTATTTTTGTCAAGAAGCAAATTTACCTGGTGTGTCTTTGGGTTCAGCTACATTTCCAACACCTTTGCGTGATGTTCCAATTGCAGGAAACAAACTGTCATACAATGAATTTGATGTGACGTTTATTGTAGATGAACAATTGCAATCTTGGAATGAACTGTATAAATGGTTGTTGGCAATCGGTTCACCAAAAAGTATCAATGAAAGAACCAGGTTAAATCAATTGCAGAATGAATATACTACTGGTGACAGTTACTATTCAGACGCAACTTTGACTATTATGTCTGCCCTAAATAATCCATTGTTGAGAGTGAACTATCATAGAATGTTTCCACTTTCAATTTCAGACATTAAATTTGATACACAATTAAGTGCAGATACTATTGTAACTGCAACTGCAACCTTTCAATACGAGTATTTTGAAATAACACCAGCTTAACTTTTTATTTTATATTATGGAAAATCTTGAACAAATCTTAGAATACTGGACAGCCGACTCAGAAGTAGACCAGACAGAACCTGGCAAAGAACTCCTAAAAATACCCAAACTACACAACAAGTATTTGTCTATACTCACCAAACACAAAATTACATCTAAACGGATTCATTTTGATTATACTCGTATGCGTAAGATTAAGTATGAATACTATTCAGGAAAGATGGACAAAGATGAACTTGAAAAATATGGTTGGGAACAGTTTGGATATACTCTTAAATCTGATATGCCCACCTACTTAGAATCTGATAACGATTTAATTAAATTACTTGAGAAAAAAATGTATCATGAGGAAGTGGTGTCGGTTGTTGAATCCATAATGGGTGAATTAAAACAACGCACATGGCAACTAAGAGAATATATCGCATGGGAGAGATTCATTGGAGGACAGTAATCATGTATATATCTCCAAGGTCAATGAAGTATATTTGAAGATACAATGTGAGAAACATATCTCACAAGAAATTTCAGAGTTTTTTACCTTCTTTGTTCCAGGATATCAGTTTGTTCCAGCGTATCGTAACAGAATATGGGATGGTAAAATCCGCCTATTAGACCTAAGAACTAATCATCTATACATTGGGTTAATAAAGTATCTCCAAGAATTCTGTGAATCTAGAGACTATACGATTGGTTACAGTCAAGATTCGGCACATTTGGATATTGAAGATGAATTCTCAGTTTATCATGCCAAGAAGTTTGCAGATAGTTTAAAACTATCGTCAAGAGGCAAGAAGATTGAAATAAGAGAACATCAGGTGGATGCATTTTGTCATGCAATGCAAACTCGCAGAGCTTTATTATTATCTCCTACGGCATCAGGTAAATCACTAATCATATATCTGATTGTTCGACAGTTAATGGACTATCAGAAATTAAAAGGACTGATTATTGTTCCAACAACTTCTTTGGTTGAACAGTTGTATTCAGACTTTGGCGATTACTCCGGTGAAAATGATTTTAAGAATCACGAACATGTCCACAGAATTTATCAAGGTAAAGAAAAAGATACAGACAAAGATGTAACTATTTCCACATGGCAATCGTTATATAAGATGCCTAAACAATATTTCGAACAATTCGACTATGTTATTGGTGATGAAGCGCATTTGTTCAAGGCTCAATCACTTACAAGCATTTTAACTGCATGTACCAACGCAAAATATCGAATAGGACTCACTGGAACGCTTGACGGCACTAAGACGCACAAGTTAGTATTGGAAGGGCTCTTCGGTTCAACCAAGCGCGTTATAACGACAAAAGAGCTGATTGACAAGAATGAACTATCAAAATTTGAGATAAAATGTCTTATTTTGAAACATCCAGATGAAATTTGCTTGGAAATGAAAAGTAAAGACTATCAGGAAGAAATACAATATCTTATTGCGAACGAACAGAGGAATAAGTTCATTAAGAATCTTGCGGTTAGTTTAGGTAATAATACACTTATATTATATCAAATGGTTGCCAAGCATGGACAAATCCTCTATGATATGATTAAGAACACCGAAAAAATTGGTGAACGAAAGGTTTTTTTCATTTCTGGTAAAACGGAAACGGACGATAGAGAGAGTATTAGGAAAATTATGGAGACGGAAAATGACGCTATTGTTGTGGCTTCTTTTGGTACCTTTAGCACTGGTATTAATATTAGGAACTTGCATAATATTATTTTTGCTTCACCTTCTAAAAGTAGAGTAAGAAACCTACAATCAATTGGACGAGGTTTAAGGCAAAATGAAGGAAAAGAAATTGCAACTCTTTATGATATTGCAGATGATTTACGTTATAAAAAACATATGAATTTTACATTGAAACATTTCGTTGAAAGAGTGAAGATATATACTGATGAGAAGTTCCCTTTTAAAACCTACAAGATAGGACTAAAAAAATGAATAACATCAAAGTAGTCAGATTATTAGACGGTACAGACATTGTATCCATCATTGATGAAATTAGAAATGGTGTATTTCTTTTAATTAATCCTATGGAATTTCAAGTTCAAGTTCGTGGGCAAGCATCTCACATTACCTTAGCTCCGTACTTACCCTTTCAATTTGTAGAAAAAAATGAAGTTATTATTTACTCCAAAGATGTTGTTTTTATGACAACACCAAAAGAAGAATTTGCCGAATACTATGAAACTTCTGTGGAACAACTCCTTGAGAATGCGAATGAAGAAGAACCTTTGCCTGAGAAAATTAAAGACCTGATGATTAAGGCATTTATTGCCCTTGATCCAGAAGAAAAGGTATTACATTAATTTCAATGGTCAACACCGGGAGACTAACATTAGTCAAGCCCTTTTGTCAACACATATTTTGGTATACTTGAATGAGCTCTAAACATTACATTAACAACGCAACCTTCCTACAAGAACTTTTGGCATACAAAGAACGCAAAGCTAAAAATCCAAAAGAACCAATACCAAACTATATTGGTGAATGCTGGATGAAAATTGCCGAAGGTCTATCACATAAACCAAATTTCATTAGTTATTCCTACAGAGATGAAATGATTTCTGATGGTATTGAGAACTGTCTAATGTATTTTGAGAACTTCAATCCAGCTAAGTCTTCCAATCCATTTGCATACTTCACACAGATTATATACTTTGCATTCCTAAGACGCATACAGAAAGAAAAAAAGCAAACATATATCAAGTACAAGTCTACAGCTCAGATGGGTATCCTAGATGAGTATGAGATGCAGGACTTAGATTCAGGAGGCACTAAGCAGTTTGAATTGTACGATAACATTGCAGATTTTATTGAAGTCTACGAACTTGGCCAATCCAAGAAAAAGGCCGATAAAAAGAATGCCAAAAAACCAAAAGGTATCGAGGCATTTTTGGAACCTGAGGGTGATTTGGCATTAACACTTGCGGAAAAGGCATTCTTGAATCCTAAAGAAGAAATTGCTTGACAACATGGACCTTTTAGATTATAATGAGAAAAACCTTGGTATAATTTCTGGATTAATCCTTAAAAACTTAACCTATGACCTGTTACCTAGGAAATGGTGGGGTAAAAACTCCACCAATCCATTATTTGGTCATTGCCATAATGCTACTGGTTGTTTATATAAAATATTTGGTTATAAAGCAATGCACACTTATAAAGCTTTAGACTATGAAGGTGTATGGCATTGGTGGGCATTGGACAAAGAAAACAAGATTATAGACTTGACTGCCGGACAATATACAAGTAGAGGTAAGAATCCTCCTTACGCAGAGGGCAACAAGGCAAGTTTGTTAGGGTTTGAATACCGCAAAAGAATTGCGAGACTTACAGATAGGGTAATGTGCGAATATGAAAGTAGCGATAATCACGGATCAACATTTTGGAGCCAGGAATGACTCCGTTCACTTTTTGGATTACTATGAAAAATTTTATAATGAAACATTTTTTCCTGCTATCGCAAGTGCCGGTATTAATACTGTCCTTATTCTTGGTGACACGTTTGATAGACGCAAATATGTAAACTTCTACTCACTCAAACGAACAAAAGAAATGTTCTTTGAGAAGTTATTCAATCTAGGTATTAATGTACATATGTTGGCGGGCAACCACGATACATATTTCAAGAACACCAATGACGTTAACTCGGTAGATTTGTTATTGAGGGAATATGGCAATATTAATGTGATTGACCATCCATCAAACATCTATGTTGGTCCTCATAAAGTTTGTATGATGCCTTGGATTTGTGCAGAAAATTATGAAGATAGTATGGACACACTTAAAGAAACCGATGCAGAGATATGCATGGGACATTTTGAAATTGCAGGTTTTGCCATGCATCGTGGCATGCCATCTGAAGAAGGATTGAATCGTGAATTATTCAGGAAGTTTACACACACTTTTAGTGGGCATTATCATCATAAATCTAATGCTAACGACATATATTATCTCGGGAACCCGTATGAGCTTACTTGGCAAGATTATGGTGATGACAGGGGCTTTCACATCTTTGACTTTGGCAGCAAAGAACTTACTTTCATAAAAAATCCAAATGTGATGTTTCATAGAATTGTCTATGATGACAAAGCAGAAACAATCCAAGAAGTTATGGCAAAAGACTTGAGTAAGTTTGCCGGTTCTTATGTCAAAGTGGTTGCTGTCAATAAGACCAATCCATATCTGTTCGACCAGTTTATGAACAAACTCTACATGGTAAATCCACTCGATATTACCATCATTGAAGACGCTTTAGACTTGACAGAAGGTGTAGAAGATGATAAGATAGATGAAGCAGAGGATACTATAACCATCATTAACAAATACGTTGATGCATTGGAAAACTCTGGCATCGATAACACAAAACTAAAGACTATGTTAAAAGAACTTTATGTTGAGGCATTGAACTTAGAACAAGCATGATTATTTTCCAGACGATTAGATGGAAGAACCTATTGTCCACGGGCAATACGTTTACTGAAATCAAACTCAATAAATCAACAAACACCTTGATTATTGGCAACAACGGTGCAGGCAAAAGTACAATTCTTGATGCATTGTGCTTTGGTCTTTTTGGTAAACCTTTTCGTAAGATTAACAAACCAAATCTTGTAAATTCAATTAACAACTCTGATGCAGTAGTTGAAGTTGAATTCACTATTGGTAAAAAACAATACAAGATTATTCGTGGTATTAAACCAAATACATTCGAAATTTACTGCAATTCTATTCTGGTAAATCAAGATGCCAGGGCTAAAGATTATCAAGATTTCTTAGAAAAATCGATTTTGAAGTTTAATTTCAAATCTTTTACTCAAATTGTTATACTCGGATCGGCATCTTTTGTACCATTCATGCAATTGTCACCAGCTGACCGGCGTACTATCATAGAAGAATTGTTGGATATTCAAATTTTCACTTCAATGAATGGTCTAATCAAAGAAAGAATGGCGACAATCAAAGAATCCACAACAAAAACAAAGTATGCACTTGAACTGGTGAATGAAAAAATACTGTTGCAGGAACACAACATCGAAGAACATAAGAAAAACAATGATGAAGAAATTGCCAAAAAGAAACAGGAAATTGTAGACAATGAGTTAATTAACTCAAAGTTGACAAAAGATATTTCACTGATTAGTAAACATATTGAAAAATTATCCACCAAAATCACTGACAAATTGGATGTTGAAAAACGATACAAAAAGTTTGTACAGGTTGAAGCTAAAATGTCATCCACATATTTAAAGGTGGAAAAAGATGTTCAATTCTATGAACACAATGATGACTGTCCTACATGTAAACAAGTAATTACCACAGAATGGAAAAATTCTCAGGTACAAGAAAAGCAGAATAAGAAAACGGAAATAGAAGGTGCATTGAAATCCATTACAGAAGAAATGGCAAAACTTACTACCAGAACAAATGAAATAATTGCTATCAACAAACACATAACAGAACACAACAATGAGGTGGTTAAACACAACTCCACAATCTCCGCGGTGAACAAATACATTATTAAACTGAACAGAGAAATTAAAGAGTTGGGTGACCGCAAGGACAACTTAACAGATGAAAATGAAAAGTTAAAAGAGCTTAAATTGGATTTGGCCAAATTAGAAAAAGAACAAGAAAATCTGTCTGTAGATAAACACTACCATGAGTATGCAGCTTCTTTGTTGAAGGATAATGGTATCAAGACTAAGATTATCAAACAGTATTTGCCAATCATAAACAAGTTTGTCAACAAGTACCTAAAAGCAATGGACTTTTTTGTTAACTTTAACCTGAATGAGAACTTTGAAGAAACAATCAAATCTAGGCACCGTGATGAGTTTAGTTATTCCAACTTCTCTGAAGGTGAAAAGATGCGTATTGATTTGGCTCTACTGTTCACATGGAGACAAATTGCAAAACTAAAGAATTCAACAAACACAAATCTATTGATACTGGATGAGGTGTTTGATTCTAGCCTAGATACAGTAGGTACAGATGAATTTTTGAAACTGATACATGAAATGGGACAAGATACAAACATATTTGTTATCTCCCACAAAGGCGACCAACTCTTTGACAAGTTTAGGTCTATCGTAAAATTTGAAAAGAAAAATAATTTTTCACAGGTGGTAAAGTAAAATTTACCTTTTTAATGTTCAGTAAAATGAACAGAGTAACTAAAAAATACTCAAATCTTTAACAGGAGTTTATAATGGAATCAATCATCACAATTAAAGAATATGGATCTTTTTCGGAAGAAAATTTAAAATTCGTAAAAGAACACATTTCTAAAAATACATTTCCCCAATTCTATAGCAATGAAGAATTTGAATCATTACAATTTGAAGGTTTCTTTCTAGTAGATGATAATTTAATTCAAAGAGAGGGATATGGTTCTTCACAATCATTTCGTGTTGGTGGCTTAAATCCAATGTATCTTAGTTTAAAATCGGATATTTTAGATTCTGGATGGAAATTGTATTGTAAACCTATTTTCGTTAAACGAACCGCTGGTGGAAAATTTTTAATAGTCGATGGCCGAACCAAAGATAAAATCTTAAAAGAAAAGAAATTTAAAAATAGAATTTGCGCTGTTATCAAAATTGATGAGCATGAAGAAGAAAAACTGTCTTACCGACTGAATGCGGGTGAAGATACACCAACAGCTGGATTAATATTGGAAGATGACCTACTTCAAGGAGCATTTAGAGCAATCACTAATGGTAATTTGGAATTAAATATCCAAGACATTAGAAAATGGATCAACAAATGCCTAGGCAATGGAAAATTCTCTCAAACAAAAAGATTTGAGTTAGCTGATAGGATATATCAACGTGCCGATTCGTTTAAAAATAATAAACTTTTACCAGTGGTTTTTGCAAGTTCAAAAGAGGCACAATCTTGGTTAGAAGGAAATAACTACATTGAAACACCAACTGTAATATACATGCCTTATGTTTCAAATTCTCCATTGAAAGCAATATCTCATGCTGCAAAATTGTCTAAACAGAATCCAAACAAAGAGATTCGTGTTGTTCCTTATGTGAGTAAGTTGACAGGACAAGATTTGCAGAAATCATACATCTCTTGCATTCTCTCTTTCAAAGATAAATTCCATACACATTTGGATGAAATGTCAAATGCATTTTTTGAAAGAATTACACCAAATACAAATAAGATTTATCTATATGGTTGTATTCCATCTAACATTGAAGAAATTTGTGAAGATATGAATAAACTTATCATTTTTGGTAAAACGGACCAAAATATAAACAACAACTATCTTACAAATAGAAATTTAAATTCAGTTTTTAACATTGCAGATTTTGATGACGAGGAGAATGAAAATGAGTGAAGTATTTAAATACAGTACAGAAGAAGTTGTAAAAAAAAGTACAACAGCAACAAAACAAGAACCTAAAATTTTTGATTTGGTTGATGAAAGTTCAAAAATTCTTAGGCAAAAAATGCCAGAGTTTGACTTTCAAAATCCTCCCGTGAATGCTAATGAGTTTGCATCTACGTTGGTAGAAACTTGTAAGAAGAATAAAGGATTGGGATTATCTGCAAACCAATGTGGTTTTAATTATCGTGTTTTTGTTATGGGTGCAAATGATGATTATGTGGCATTTTTTAATCCTAAGGTTATTTCTTCCGAAGGTGAATCACACATGATTGAGGGATGTTTATCTTTTCCACTTTTAGGTCTTAGAATTACCAGACCTCAAGAGATTGTGGTAGAATACCAAGACTTTGTGGGTGCAAAACATACCACAAAACTTAATGGTATATCTGCAAGATGTTTTCTCCATGAGCTTGACCACATGGACGGAATAGTATATACTGACCGTGCAAAACCTTTGGCACTTAAATCTGGACAAGAAAAACGCCAGAAAACAATTAGAGAAATTTCTAAAGCTCAAGCTAACTATATGAACATGATGAAAAAAATTGAGAAACTGAACGATGGCAAAACCGCAAATTGATCCTGTAGAAAAACAATGGGATGATTGGTTGGAGAAAAATCCAAAACATGAACACATTGATGTTGACAATCTGAAAAAAATTCTGATTGAAGATTTAACTTATGCATCTAAAATGGATGTAAAAGAGTATACACTGTATCAAAAATGGGTTGAAGTGAAAGAGCGTTATCCAACAGAAACAACCTTTACATTATTTGATGGCGAAGAACAACAATTGATTGATAAAGAGCAATCTAAAATAATTGATAAAGTTAAAAAGAACTTTTGGATGCCAACTGGTCCTGATGACTATGAAAAATTACAACCTGTATTAGAACTTTCCAATGGTGAACTTGCGGAAACATGGAATGCAGTCCGTACATTTTCTTCTACAATGAAGAACAACTCAAACATTGGTCGTAATCTATTCTACACAGTCAAAGATGGCGTGACAGACAAGTATCTTGGCGTCATTTGCATATCTTCCGACTTTCTCGACCTTACACCTAGAGATACTGCGATTGGATGGTCTAGGGATGTTAAGACACAACAGAGTATGATTAACCATACAGCAATTGGTTCTACTATTGTCCCATTGCAACCCCTTGGTTACAGTTACATGGGTGGTAAATTGCTGGCACTATTGTGTTTGGCCGATACAGTACAGAAAGATTGGAAAGAAAGATATGGAGACACTCTTGTTGGGGTTACTACAACGTCACTATATGGAAAAACAAAAGCCAACGGGCTTTCTCAATATGATGGTTTGGAACATTGGCAGAAAATGGGATTTTCTTCTGGATCAGTTGCATTTGAACCTTCTCGTTCTACCCGCAATATGGTGTTTGATTGGATTAAAGAAAATGAACCAAGAAAATACTTTGAGTGGTGGGAAGCAAAAAACCCACAAGGACTTCCATTGAAGCGTGACCACAAGAATCGTTCATTGAATTATGCATATTCTAAGCTTGGTATTCCTAAAGAACTGATTCGTACCGAACACCAACGTGGAATTTATTTTTCTCCGTTGTATAATAACACCAACGAATTTCTACGCAAAGAAATAGGTGATGCAGAACTGGTAAAATCTTTTGATACAAGTGAAGAAACTTTGTCTAATATTTGGAAAACAAAGTATGCAAAAGGCCGTATTCGGCAATTACAGAAACAAAATAAGGTATCGTATGAAAATCTTTTCTATGATGACCTAATCTATTTGTCTTGGGAAGAAACCAAGGCAAAGTATTTGCCACAAGTTGGCAGGTAAAACAAGTATACCACAAATATGCTTGACAAATGTCATATATAAATGTATGATGGTGACACTCACGCAATGTGAGGTTTTTTTAAATTATTGGAGTTATATTATGGAAAAAGTTTCCGCAAAACAAAAAATCTTGAACGCACTTAAACAAACCGAGGGTTACAACACCTTCACGGTTAAATCTGCACAACGCCGTTTCGGCATCAAGAATGTTTCTGCACGGGTTGAAGAACTTCGTAAAGAAGGCCATGTTATCTACACTAACACCCGTTACACAGAAAGCGGCGAAAAAATTAGTTTTTACCGCCTTGGTTCCCCAACCAAAGCAATGGTTAAAGCTGCAATGAGCGCAGGTTACTCACTAACTGCTTAATAAGCAAATCATAAACCACTTCTCTGCGGGAGTGGTTTTCCCTATTTTAATGGAGTTTACATGGAAATAAATATTAAAACAGAAGAACTTAGAAAATACAGTCTCTTTGTAGCAACACCTATGTACGGTGGTATGAACCATGGTCTGTATATGAAAGCGTGTTTGGACTTGCAAGGTCTCTGTATGCAATATGGAGTCCAGGTAAAGTTCTCTTTCTTGTTCAATGAATCTTTGATTACACGGGCAAGGAATTATTTGGTGGATGAATTCTTGAATCGTTCCGAATGTACACATATGTTGTTCATCGATTCGGATATTAATTTCAATCCACAAGATGTTATCGCAATGTTAGCATTGAATAAAGATGTTATTGGTGGTCCTTATCCAAAGAAAGCCATCAAATGGAGAGCAGTTAAGAAAGCTCTTGAACGAAACCCAACACTTGAAGCACAAGAACTAGAAAAAGTTGCAGGTGATTTCGTTTTCAATCCTGTTAAAGGAACTCAGCAATTCTCTGTACATGAACCACTAGAAGTGTTGGAAATTGGTACAGGTTTTATGATGATTAAACGTGAAGTATTTCCTAAATTTGCTACACAATATCCTGAACTTAAATACAAACCCGACCATGTAGGTCAGGCAAACTTTGATGGTTCAAGATATATCCATGCATATTTTGATACAGTAATTGATAAAGGTTCTGAGCGTTATCTATCAGAAGATTATATGTTCTGTCAATGGTGGAGAAACATGGGTGGTTCAATTTGGCTGTGTCCTTGGATGCGTACTCAACACATTGGTACTTATCATTTCCATGGAGATATGCCGGCTGTTGCCAATTATGTTGGAGAAATGTAATGCCTAAAATGTTGGAGGCTGGTCGTAAATTTGATGCTAACAAGTTAGAATATGGTTTACTTCCACCTTTAGCACTAGAAGAAACTGTTAGAGTTTTAACTTTTGGTGCTCAGAAATATGAACGTGATAATTGGAAAAAAGTACCCGATTCAAAACGCAGGTACTATGATGCATTACAAAGACATGTATGGGCCTGGAAAAAAGGTGAAATTAATGATCCTGAATCTGGCATACATCACTTGGCACACGCTATGTGCTGCTTGATGTTTCTGTATGAACATGATATAATGTATTCTAATGAAAATTTTGTAATGGAGAAAAATGATGAAACTATCAAATGAAACCCTAAGTGTATTGAAGAATTTCTCATCAATCAATCAGGGTATTGAATTTAAAAAAGGTAATAAACTTACCACAATTTCCGCAGGTAAATCTGTACTTGCACAGGCGATCCTCAAGGATGATTTTCCTGAAGATTTCTGTGTGTATGATTTGAACCAATTCTTGTCTGTGTATTCTTTGTTTAAAGATGCAACAGAACTGGAATTCGATTCTGCAAATGTTATTTTTAACGGAGGTCGCCGTAAGACTAAGTTCCGTAAAGCTGCAAAGGAAATGATTGTCACTCCTCCAAATAAAGAAATCAAATTGGATGAAGTTGATTGTTCTTTCACTTTCACCTCTGAAGACTATGCTGACATTATGAAGGCATCTTCTGTGTTATCTTCTCCAAATATCTCTGTGCAATCTGACGGTGAATCTGTTGAATTGGTTGCATATGATGCTAAAGATGATGCACAACACACCAACTCAATCAATGTTGGTGCTGGCAATGGTAAATCATATAAGATTGTTTTCAAAACAGAGAACATCAAGATGGTACCAGGTGAGTATGAAGTGCAAATCTCCTTCAAAGGATTCGCACATTTTAAAAACACAAAAGATGACATTCAATATTGGGTCGCTTTTGAAAAAAATGAAAGTGTAATGTAATGTTAATTCCATTTCTAGATGCCGAAACAGAAGGCACAATTTTTGTAAATCCAAAACAAATTTCTGTTGTATTTGAAGGTAAAAATCCTGAAGGTATTCAATTGACAATGATTAACCTGTTGAATGGTAATGTTGCAACAAGAGAACCTTTGTTGGAAGTTGTTGGTAAACTACAAGCGGAGTTAAAATGACCACAGTAAATACACTATTTGGCACATTTGATGAAAAACAATTAAAGAGCCTCAAAGGTTATGTCGAGGAGATTGTTACATGCATGAATAGAACAAAATCCAACAATGAATCTATTGCAGACATGATTGATTTGGCACATGATGAACTTAATCTTCCAAAAAAGATTATTCGTAAAATTGCCGTATACGAATTCAAACAGTCACTATCAACAGACTTTGCAGAATTCAAAGAAGTTGAGGCTCTAATTGAAGGTATCAAGGACGCTAAATGACATCAACAGGTCGTAGAAGTTTTGCAAAATCATTAGGCCTTTTAGGCCTTTTGTCTATTGGTGTAGAAGGTTATAAACAAGTTAGTGAACGTATTGTCTATAAAGATGATAAGGTTGCTTCGGATGAAATTGTAAAAAAACTTAATGAGGGTAGTCTTCTTTCTTTAAATGCCAAATATGGAGAAATTGATAATAATCCATACACACGTTATGCTCTTTATACAGGTTCAAACTATAAGGCTGGAACGGAAAAAGAAGTTACTGTCAGTTTGAAACCAGGACCGGATGGTAAACTTTACGTCAAGGAGGGTGACATTTGGCGTAAAGTGTGATACAATGAATTTTTTATATTATGGAGTTTTTGAATGGCTGAACACATGTTGTGGGTTGAGAAGTATCGCCCAAAAACTATTGAAGATTGTATTCTTCCGGATTCACTGAAAGCAACATTTCAGGAATTCGTGAATCGTAAAGAGATACCTAATCTCTTGTTATCTGGCACTGCTGGTGTTGGTAAAACTACTGTTGCAAAAGCCTTGTGTCAGGAAGTTGGTTGTGATTACATCATGATTAACGGTTCTGATGATTCAGGCATCGATGTCCTAAGAAACAAGATTAAGAACTATGCCTCGTCAATGTCCTTGATGGGTGGACGCAAAGTTGTTATCGTAGATGAAGCGGACTACCTAAATCCAAATTCAACTCAACCTGCGTTTCGTGGAGTGATTGATGAATTTGCATCCAACTGTTCGTTCATCTTTACTTGTAACTTTAAAAATCGGATTATGGAACCGATTCATTCTCGATGCACCTGTATTGATTTTAAATTGAATGGTTCTAAAGCCTCTATGGCTTCCAAGTTTTTCAAACGTATTGAAAACATCCTTACACTTGAAAATGTACAGTATGACAAGGAAGTTGTTGCTGCAATCATCACTAAACACTTTCCAGATAATCGTAGGGTCTTGAATGAACTTCAAAGATTTTCTATCTCCGGTGTCATTGACAAAGGTGCTCTTGGTGCAGTCGCGGATGTTCAACTTAAAGACTTGATTAAGGCTCTGAGAGATAAAGACTTTGCATCAGCTCGTAAATGGGTTACACAAAACTTGGATAATGATCCAACAAAAATCTATCGTAAAATCTATGATGGTCTCTATGACTTGTTGAAACCAAACTCTGTTCCACAATTAGTTCTACATTTGGCTAAGTATCAGTATCAGTCTGCATTTGTTGCAGACCATGAGATTAATATGATTGCTTGCCTGACTGAAATCATGGTTGACTGTGAGTTTAAATAATGCCTGACTTATTTAAAGAGATTATTCCTTCTATCCTTCAAACCAAGAAAGATGTTTTTGGAACTGAAGGGTATGATGATTACAAACCTTTCCTTATTAACCGCTCTCTGTCCTATCACATGGACTGTGTACTGTATGTCAATGAAATGAACATCAATCCGGGAATTGATAAAGACCTCCAATATCATTATCTTCTAAATACTATTAGATCCATGAAACGGAAATTTCAACCGTGGCAAAAAACAGAGGTTTTGAAAGATTTGGAATGCGTGAAGATACATTTTGGTTATTCAAATGAAAAGGCCAAAGAAGCTCTCCGCATTCTTAATGAAGACCAAATCGCTGAAATAAGAGCAAAAACAAATAAAGGCGGAATTAATAATGATAGGAATACAGGACTTAGTTGAAGTAATTTTAACACAACCAGACGATTTCTTAAAAGTAAGAGAGACATTGACCAGAATTGGTGTTGCTTCAAAGAAGGACAAAACTTTATTCCAATCTTGCCATATCTTACATAAACAAGGCAAATACTACATTGTACATTTTAAAGAGTTGTTTGCACTTGACGGGAAACCGACAGATTTATCTGAAAATGACTTGTCCCGTAGAAACGCTATTGCAATCCTATTAGAAGATTGGGGTTTAGTCAAAGTTGTTAATGAAGCGCAAGTACAACAACCTGAACCAATTTTCATTTCACAGATTAAGATACTGTCACACAAAGAGAAGAATGAGTGGCAATTAACGCCAAAATATAACATTGGAACAAAGAAAAAGATATAAATATAGGAATCTCAGGGATGGGAACTAGCATACCGTTGAAGGCTAGTAAAATTATCCAACGGTGCCGAATAACATGGCCAAGTCCTCTGCATTCATGTACGACTCGGTTCTCACGATCCCACCTTAGGGCTGTTTGATGCTACGGTAAAAGGCGTCCGGGCAATTGCACTGTCACCCGTTAGTTGGCCCTGTATTAAGTAAGCAGGATTATCGTTACGCCTTCGGGGTAACAAATTATTAACTCGCTTATTAAAGGAGCAAAAAATGCTATCATATGCAAATATGGCTATTGACGCCATTCAATCCGGTAAATCTTCTTGGGTCAACACATTCATTAAAAACGAAAGTGTCAGCAAACCTATGCAAGAATTCATTTCAGCACAATCCGCGTATACCAAACAAGTCTGTAAGACTCTGTGGGATGTATCTGGTGCAGTTGCTGGTAATGTTTTTAAATCTAAGAAGTAAGGAGAATATTATGACATATATTAAAGATGTATTTGGTAATGACCTTTTTGGTAAACTTCAACCTTTCACAATCGGCTTTGACGAAACAATGGATATGTTGCGTAAAACTGCCGAACAAACACAGAAGGCTGTTGGTTATCCGCCATATAACATCAAGCAAGTAAAAGAAAACAAGTACGTCATTGAAATGGCAGTTGCTGGTTTTGCTAAAACTGACCTTGAGATTACTATGGACGGAAACAAGCTTCTAGTCAAAGGTTCAACCAAAGATGAAGAAGGTGAACAATTCCTATACAAAGGTATTGCAAACCGTGGATTTGAACGTGCTTTTACTTTGAATGACAAAGTTGAAATAAAAGATGCAGAACTGGTAAACGGTATGCTTAAGATTTGGTTGGAAAACATTGTCAAAGCTCAAGATGCCATTAAAAAAATTGGCATCAAGGAGAAAACAGAGTGAAATCTCTTTTCAAATTTATCCAAGAAAAACTCCAAGAATTAAACCACTTACAAAATTATGGAAATGCTCTAGAGCAATACATTCTTGCCAATAATCCAACAAGTATCCACGATGTGGAAAAGTTGGAAAGACAATTTGACAAGAGAAATTCCAGAAAAAATTGGTAATCTAGGACAGGGGGCTTGACAAAGCCCCCTCTTTGTGTTATACTGCGTTCATTATGAAAAACCTTGAACAAAAACCAATCAAATTGCGTAATAAATTGAACCCGACAGAGTTCTATTGGACATACTCGACCTGGGGTGTTGAACAGATTGACGGTGTTGATTTTTTACCTGTAACCAAATTCGAACCTTCGGATAAAAGAAACCATCAATTATATCGGATTCGTAAAGATTCCTTGGAGAAAGTGAAAAATGGCTGATAAGAAACTTTATATTGTCGAAACTATTTCTATGTTTCGTATGCGTTATGTTGTGGAAGCTAATGAATCTGAACATGCAGCTGATGAAGTTGTGTTTGGACTTGGAAATACCGAGTTGAAAGAATTTTCACAACACCATGTGGATGAGGTAATCACAAGCACCCGTGAAATCTCGCAAGAAGAATATGTGAAATTGTTTGATATAGATAATGATTATTTGAAAGAATGGACTGTTGTACAAAAACTTGACTTTGTAAACAAAATTGATTACGATAAAAACGACCGCAACGAAGTGTAATAAATAAATCTCCTGGCGTTAGTATAATGGATAATACAGTAGGCTTCTACCCTTCCAATGGGGGTTCGATTCCCTCACGCCGGACCAATACGCGCCAATAGCTTAATGGTAAAGCGTTCGACTCATAATCGACTGAGTGTAGGTTCAATTCCTACTTGGCGCACCAACCTTTCAAGGAGATAACATGAAGAAGATGGTAACGGGACTTTTATTATGTGTGACTGTTGCCATTAGTCATGGCCAAGATGCTGGTTTGGATAATATCAAATTTATAGATGCAAAGAAACCAATAAAGTGTGCAGAAACAAAAGCACTTTTAATGGGACTAGAAAAAATATACGGAGAGAAAATACTTCGGGTTGCACCAAACGATTTGGCAATAGATGGGAAACCTACACAGATAGCTTTTCTAGAAAATGTGAAAACAAAATCATGGACAGTAATAGAATATGATGCAAAGTTTGCTTGTGTTTTAGGTTCAGGAGAATACCCGGAAGTATATTAATTATGAGACAGAAATTTATTGATGCGTACATGGATGTAGCAAGAAGGTTTGCACAACTATCGTCCGCAAAACGCCTACAAGTAGGTGCCATTGTTGTGAAAGATGACCGGATCATTTCTATTGGATATAATGGAATGCCAGCAGGTTGGACAAATGAATGTGAAACCATATTCTATGATGAAAATGGTGATGAAAGATTAAAAACCAAAGATGAAGTTATCCATGCGGAAGCGAATGCGATTGCCAAATTGGCTAAGTCTTCAGAATCTGGAGATGGTGCCACAATGTTCCTAACGCACGCTCCTTGCATTCATTGTGCTAAACAGATATACACAGCAGGTATCAAGAAAGTTTACTTTGGAGAACCTTACCGTGATGAATCTGGTGTTGCCTTTTTGATGAAATGTGGAGTTAGTGTTTGGTCTGATAATAATAAATAATTATGAAAAAATGGGGTGCCTATGTATTTGAAGATTGTTGGTTGTCCTGATGAAAAATTCAAACCTTATCTAAAAAAGGCCGCCCACTTCTTCGCTAAAAATTTGTTCTCACCTCAATTATCTCCACACATTTATGTTCTGGTTAAGTTTGATAAAACATTAGATAGTCATGGAAGTTGTGAAGTTGCTGATTATGAAACAAGTAGGAAACCTAGAGAATTTCTAATCAACATAAAACCAGGAATCGGCGCGCCAGCTTTGTTTAGAACAATGGCTCATGAAATGGTCCATGTGAAACAATTTGCATATCAACATACGAATGCTTCTTTGAGTGTTTGGCATAAGAAAGAAATTGATTCAGATAATTTAGATTACTGGTTTCATCCATGGGAAATAGAAGCATACGGACTGGAGACCAGTCTCGTTACAAAATTTTCAGTTGAAGAAAAGTTGTGGGAAGTCTTTGAAGAATTTAGGAATCCAGAAGATCCTGCAAAATATGAAGAAATAAAGTGGAAAACTTTAGAAACCACTAAATAAGTTGTATATATAGAGTTATAGTTAAATTTTTTTCGGAGTTATAGTGTCTCAGTTCCTCAAGTCCTTATTGTCAGCCTGTGAGTATCGCACACCGTTTATTGGTAGCGATAATCAACCATGGGCGCATGTTGGGGGTTGTGGAGGACGATAATAGAGTAAGAAAACTAAATCAGAATTCACAAACCCCACCCTAAAAAAGTGGGGTTTTTTGTTGTTCCAATACAACAAACGTGTTGACAGATGCATCGACTTCTGTTACACTAGGTTATTCGGTTGAGAAATCAATCATGTTCTTTAAAAAGTAAGTGTAATTTGTTGGGGCATTGTGTAGTGATAGCACAGGAGACTTTGAATCTCTTAGTCTAGGTTTGATTCCTAGTGCCCCTGCCATATAAAAACATTCTAAACTGGACGCAGGTTCTGTGAAGTAAGACCTTGGATTGATCCCCAAGAAGGTATGGAGAATAAGAATGTTTTTATATGGTATTTTTTGGAAGTGTGGTCGAGTGGTCTATGGCTCTAGTCTTGAAAACTAGCGATTCGCAAGGGTCCGTGAGTTCGAATCTCACCGCTTCCGCCAATAGTGAGTTGGATGAGTGGTTTAAATCGGCACCCTGCTAAGGTGTTGTTCGTAGTAATACGGGCCGTGGGTTCAAATCCCACACTCACTGCCATATAAAAGAATTTGTACAGATGGCCGAGCGGTCCAAGGCAACAGTCTGCAAAACTGTAAAACCGTGGGTTCAAATCCCACTCTGTACTCCAGTTGATGTTGTATTTTTACAACAATGTACTGATAGAGGTTGACAAAGTGTGTGGTTGTGTTATACTCCATGCATGAGTTGAGAAAGTCATCGAACTTCTCAACAAGGTTCATTAAAAAGTAAGTGTAATTTGTGCTCCCGTCGTCTACTGGCTAGGACGCTGCCCTTTCAAGGCGGAAAAGACGGATCGAAACCGTTCGGGAGTACCATAGATAAACGCATTAGAACACGCCCCTAGTAGCAGTAGCGAATCAAGGGTGTAATGTTGAGTGTGTTTTTCTATGGTAATATGGGGGTATAACTTAACGGCGAAAGTAGTAGGCTTTTAACCTATTAATCAGAGTTCGATTCTCTGTGCCCCTACCAAAAAGTGTAATGCGTGTTTTCTATAAATATATCAGGTGTACCAATTCTAAGGATGAATATGAGACAAGATATTATAGATAGAAAACAAGAAATTTTAAATTGGATTGATGAGAATCAGTCTAAATCTTTTATTTGTAAAGAGTTAAAATGTAAGCCAGAAACTTTAGAAAGTTACCTGAAAAGGTTTGGTGTTACATATAAAGGTAATATGGGTTTAAAAGGTAAAAAAACTGACAGTAAAAGATTGAATGCTATAGATTATGCAAAAACTCATTATTGTAGAAGCCATCTTTTAAAACTCAAATTAATAGAAGATGGTTTGAAAACACACAAGTGTGAAATTTGCAAAACTGAACAATGGATGGGTAAAGAAGTTCCCATAGAACTTGACCACGTTGACGGTAATCACTATAATAATGAATTGTCTAATTTGAGGATTGTTTGTCCAAATTGTCATGCACAAACGGACACCAATTCTGGTAAAAATAATAAACATAGAAGAAGATAATTGCCCCCTTACTCCAATTGGTAGAGAGAGCGGTCTTAGAAGCCGTAAAGTCTCAGTTCGAATCTGAGAGAGGGCACCATTTAAAAACACATTTACCAAACGCCCCTTTGGAGTGGGAGATAGTGTCCAAACACTGAAGTGAGGTTTAAAAATGTGTTTCTAAATGGTTTAGAAGTGTTCATGGACGCACACATCACTGTCACTGATGTAGAAGGGGATCGTTACCCCTCTAGACCGCCAATATATTCTTTCGTAGCTCAATGGTAGAGCAATCGGCTGATAACCGATAGACAAAAGTTCAATTCTTTTCGAAAGAACCAAGATATGGAAGTGTGGGTGAGTGGCTGAAACCGACAGACTGTAAATCTGTTCCCTAAAAAGCACGTTGGTTCAAATCCAACCGCTTCCACCAATCTCGTTACTACTTTCGTTAAAGTAGCGTTTGATTAGCGATAGAGATCCGGTGGCAGAAGACCGTTAGTGAGGAGAACCCTCTGAATCTGATAGGCAGTATTCCTCTGCACACAGACGTTAGAATAAAAGGAATGGACAGAGTAACTGCTCAATCAAGGGCTGGCGTGGAACCCAGTAGCTTGTCTTAATTCGGGGGATTAGTATAATGGTATTACGGCAGCTTTGCAAGCTGTTTACAAGAGTTCGATTCTCTTATCCTCCACCAATTTTAGCCCTACTAGTACAATGGTAGTACACTGGTTTTGTAATCCTGTGATGGCAGTTCGATTCTGTCGTGGGGCACCAAGTTTTATGCAGACGTTTTTAACAATATAAGGGTCCACCTTTTATCTACGCGGAAATCGTAGTGTCTGCTCCAGTTTTCTCGGTATAGTGAAATGGTATCACCCGTGCTTTGGGAGCATGAAGCGGAAGTTCGATTCTTCCTACCGAGACCAGTTTTATTCCTCAGTAGCTCAGTTGGTAGAGTAGCGGACTGTTAATCCGTTGGTCACTGGATCGTACCCAGTCTGAGGAGCCAGTTTTAGAGTAGGTTCAGCAATCAAAAAACTTTTATGGAAAAAAAGCAAAAACTACTCTGTTGTTTTTAGGTCATATGACGTAGACGGATGCGTAGCGGTCTCATAAGCCGACGAGAGTGGCTCGGTACCACTTATGACCACCAATTTCGGTCCTTAGTAAAATGGATATTACACTAGGCTACGAACTTAGGAGTGGGAGTTCGATTCTCTCAGGACCGGCCAATTTTAGGAGTATTAAATATGAGTGATGGTGGTAAAGGTTCTTCATCAAGACCGTTTAGTGTCTCCAATGAAGAATATGCAAAACGCTGGGACATGATTTTTAGTCGTGACCTGGAAGAAGTGAAAGAAGTAAATATCTCGGTAGCTCAATTGGCAGAGCAGCGGTCTCCAAAACCGAAGGTTGAGGGTTCGATTCCTTCTCGGGGTGCCAATTAAAAAGGTGGTGTAATATGAAAGATTTTGATATTGAAAAAGTGAAGCAATTCATTGTGAATCAAGGACCAGATACTAAAATCTATCTTGGTGCAGATTCAGAAAGATTGCGTGTTGATGGCGTATGGTATGCAGATTACGCATTAGCTGTTGTTGTTCATATTGACGGCCGCCACGGTTGTAAAATCTTTGGTTATGTTAATCGTGAATTGGATTACGACCACAAGAAAAGCAAACCTGCTATGCGACTGATGACAGAAGTTTATAAAGTTTCAGAATTGTTCCAAGCAATGTCTGATGTACTTGAAGACCGTCACGTTGAAGTTCATTTGGACTTGAACAAATCGGTTGAACACGGAAGTTCTTGTGTTGTGCAGCAAGCGATTGGTTATATCAAAGGTACATGTAATGTGACACCAATGGTTAAACCTGATGCACCTGCAGCAAGTTTCTGTGCAGATAGGTTGAAACGTATTTTGGCTGAACAAGAATTGGCCGAAGCGTAAGAAAATGCGGGTATGGTGCTAGTGGCAACACATAACTTTGCCAAAGTTAAGTTGAGAGTTCGATTCTCTCTACCCGCTCCAAATTCTCCAAAGTTTACTTTGGGTTGACTATAGTGTAACGGTTTAGCACCTCACTCTGTGAAAGTGATAGAATGGGCTCGTCTCCCATTAGTCAACCCAAAGTAAATTTGCCTTGTTAACTCAGCGGTAGAGTAACTCTTTTACACGGAGAAGGTCGGCGGTTCAATCCCGTCACAAGGTACCAAATATCGCCTTTGTTGACGGCGTACAATGAGATAAATTGTCAACAACTTGCTCTTATAGTATAATGGCATTACACGTCCTTGGTAAGGATGAAACACAAGTTCAATTCTTGTTAAGAGCACCAAATTTTGCAACTTTAGCTGATGTGGTCATAGCGGTGGTCTGAAGAACCATTGAAAGAGGTTCGATTCCTCTAGGTTGCACCAACATGCCAGTGAGACTGGGTAGTCAGAGAGGCCTTATACACCTTTTAGCGCCAGATTAGCGTTCTTGAGTGAGTTCGAATCTCACCACTGGTACCAAATTTATGCCCCCGTGGACAAATTGGCAAAGTCACTTCTCTCAAAAGGAAGAATCCTCTCGGTTCAACTCCGAGCGGGGGTACCATCTCTCTGTAGTTCAATGGATAGAACACGTTCCTCCTAAGAATAAGATGCAGGTTCGATTCCTGCTGGAGAGACCAAAACGGTATATTTTTTAAAAGGGCTTGACAAATTACACTTATTTTGATAGAATACGTTCATTGTTAGATTTTTAGGATAGGTACAGCAACACCTTTATTTAAAGGATGGTCCGGGGAACGATAAGGCAACAAACCCTTATCTCTTAGACCGATGTGAGTTTCGAATTCTCACTTGAAAGAAAAAGTAGAAAACTATCCTGTTGTATTTTAGAGTAGGTTCAGCAAACCAAAACTAACTGGTTCGATTCCAGCATTACCAACTATTGGTGATGTGCCGTGGGGCAATCAAACTACTCTGTTATTTTTTAGGTTGAGTTCAGCAAACTTCATTTTCATTATCACGAAAAAAAGTTCAACCTGTTGTTTTGAAAGGAAAATATTATGACAACATTTGTAGATGCCGTAATTAATCAAGAAGCCCGTACCACAAACGGTATGAAGGCTCGTAAATCAACTGCTAATGCAGTAGTTGACCTGTTCTATAACATTGGTGCATCACGCGGTAAAAACGTGATTCCAGCCTTCACCGCCGCATTCGTGGAAGATAAGGCATTGGCACTTCGTGTAGCTGCATGGGCTCGTGATGTCCGTGGCGGTGCCGGCGAACGTCAATTGTTCCGTGACATTCTTGTTCACCTAGAAAAGAATGATCCTGAAGCTGCTAAAGCTATGTTAGCTAAAGTTCCTGAACTTGGCCGTTGGGATGACTTGTTTGTCTTTCAAACACCTGCTTTGAAAAAAGTAGCATACACTATGTTGGGTGATGCATTGCGTGAAAAAAATGGTCTTGCTGCAAAGTGGACTCCTCGCCAAGGAAAGATTGCGGCTGAAATTCGTGAATTCTTCGGAATGTCACCTAAATTCTACCGTAAATCCCTGGTCGAAATGACCAAGGTTGTTGAACAAGACATGTGTTCCAAAAACTGGGACGGGATTAATTTCTCGCATGTTCCTTCTGTTGCGGCTAGCCGTTACAAGAAAGCGTTCAACCGCAACACCGAAACATACAAAGCGTATGTTGAAGCTTTGGTTAAAGGAGACAATCCTGAAGTCAAAGTAAATGCAGGCGCTGTGTATCCTTATGATGTACTGAAAGGTCGCATTGGATGTTATGGTGGTTCGTTTGACAAGACCGAACTGGACTTGATTCAAAAACAATGGGAGGCTTTGCCTAACTATGTTGGTGATGCAAACATTCTGCCTTTGGTGGATGTTTCTGGTTCTATGACCTGCCCAGCGGGTGGCCGTGGTTCGAAGTCTCAGTTGACTTGCTTGGAAGTAGCTGTGTCACTAGGTCTATACCTAGCTGATAAAAACACAGGTAAATTCAAAGACACATTTTTGACTTTCTCTGGCAAGCCAGAACTGTTGAATTTGAAAGGCAACATTAACCAAAAGATTAACCAAATGGTTAATTCTAATTGGGAAATGAACACAGATTTGGTGGCTGCATTCAAGAAAATCTTGGATGTTGCTGTCAAAGGTAATGTTCCACAAGAAGAAATGCCAGCGATGGTAATGATTCTGTCAGATATGCAATTTGACGCTTGTGTACAGTATGATGACGGAGCACTTCAAGGAATTGAACGCTCTTACAAAGTTGCTGGATACAATCTGCCAAAAGTTGTATTCTGGAACTTGAATGCTTCATATGGTAATGCACCTGTGAAGTTTGATGAGTCTGGAACTGCGTTAATTTCTGGTTTCTCACCAGCAATCGTAAAACCATTGCTGTCTGGTTCAACCGATGAATTTACGCCAGAATCCATAATGCTTAAAACCATTATGGATGACCGTTACAAAGTATTGTAATGGCAGTGGGGATTCGAAAGAGTCCTCATTTTGAAGTATATGTTTGTGTATTTCAAAATGATTGCGGGAATGGTGGAATGGTATACACACCGGGCTTAAAACCCGGCGCCGATAAAAAGGATTGAGGGTTCGAGTCCCTCTTCCCGCACCAAAAGAGCATATATATAATATCGCAGAGTATGGAAGTGGTCTATCCGCTTGGTCTCATAAGCCAAGAACCGCAGGTTCAAATCCTGCCTCTGCAACCAAATATGCGGGATTAGTTTAATGGTAAAACAGCAGATTTCCAATCTTCGGTCAAGAGTTCGATTCTCTTATCCCGCTCCATTATAAGTGTTTAACTGTTATCAGTTGAAATAGTATTGTACACAATGGTATAATAATACAAAGAGAACCCATAATCCATAAAGTGGCCATAACAGCTCTCACTTTAGCTTCACGGTCTTTTTGTTTTTGTTCTTCAATTCGACGGTCTTCAGCTCTGCGTTCTTCAATCATACGCAAGCGTTCGGCTTGCATTTCATAATAAACATCTGCATTACCAGACCAAAACAGAATATCCTTGAGTTCTTTTTCATGTTGGCGTAATGCTCTTGATTGCATAGCCACCTGTAAAGCCTGAGAACTAATTTGAGCATCACTCATCCTGATGCTTTGGACTTTTAATTTAACACTGGCAGTATGTACCTCGTCGGCAGCATTATAGAATTTGCTAAATTCATTTATTAGGCCGTTTATATCTTTTCCCAATGCAACTGCTTTTTTTATTCCAGCCACTGTTGCTTGTGCTATCGCAAAGGCGGTAAACGGATCAATCATTTCTTTGCATCCTTGGAACTAAGCGATTGTGATGGTGGTTTAGGTGGTGCTGGTGGCGGAAGTTCCGGCGGTACAGGAAATTCAACACATATTGTTTTCAACTGCTGTGGAAATTGTTGGACTTTTAAAACTTCAACGGCTTTTTGGCAAAGAGTTTCATTTTGGAAATGCCCAACGTATTGAATGTTTGGTGTAATAATCCCAGCAGAAACTAATGCAATAGACCAAAATGTAGCCATAAGTATACCAATAAAATGTTGACAAAGCTGACAAAAAATAGTATACTGACTAATCAAATCAGCCATTATTTATAAAGGACATACAATGGACATAATTGTTTTAAAACTAATCACAGGCGAAGAAGTTCTTGGAGAAGTTCAATCATCTACAGAAACAGAATGGATTATAGAGAATCCAGTTGGTATTGCAGTTGTTCGTGGCCAAAATGGACAACCTAATGTCGGATTCGCACCATTCCCTATTCATGCACCACAAGTAAAAGGTAGTATCATTTCTATACCTAAGAAACATGTAGTATATCACTACACTCCAGCTGAAGATTTTATCACCAACTATAACCAAATCTTTGGTTCAGGTATCGTTCTTCCACCAACAAAACAACTAATCGTTTAATGAGATTTTATACAAACGTACAATGTGTCGGTAACAGTATTCTTTACCGAGGCGTTATTGATGGAAAAAGGGTCAAACAAAGAGTTGATTATTCACCATCACTCTATATTCGCAGTAAAACTGGCAAGTATAAAACACTTGATGGTAAAACCTTAGACCGCAAGCGTTTTGATAACATCAATGAAGCTCGTGAGTACATCAAGGGCTTTAAAGATGTTGCCGGTGCGCCAAAAATCTATGGAAACAATCGTTATGAGTACGCCTTCATCGGTGAACAACATCCAGGTATGGTCGATTGGGAACAAGATAAGGTCGTTATTGGTGTGGTCGATATTGAAGTCGGTTCTGAAAACGGTTTCCCTGATCCTTATCTTGCGAATGAGCCTATCACAGCAATCTGTTTGAAATATATCAATGGACTTACATTGGTGTTCGGCTGCGGTGATTATGTTGTACAAGGTGATGAAGTATACGTTAAATGTAAAGATGAATGGACTTTGTGCAAAAGATTCTTAAAACATTGGACAAATAACTGTCCTGATGTTTTGACTGGTTGGAATACAAAGTTTTTCGATATTCCATATCTGATTAATCGTTTCCGCAAAATCGTCGGCGAAGAAGAAACCAAACTACTGTCACCATGGAAATACATCGGTGAACGCAAGACTGTTATCAATGGCCGTCCTATGACTGCATATGATATTACAGGTGTTTCATCACTTGATTATATTGAACTATACAAATGGTATGCTCCTGATGGTAAATCACAGGAGTCTTATCGTTTGGATGCAATTGCTTCAGCTGAGATTGGTGAAAATAAACTATCTTATGACGAGTATGATAACCTACACGAATTGTATCGGTTGAATTATCAGAAGTTTATTGAGTACAACATTAAAGACGTTGAACTGATTATCCGTCTTGAAGAAAAGTTGAAACTGCTGGAGTTGGGACTAACTCTTGCATACGATACCAAATGTAACTACGAAGATATATTTGCACAGACCCGCATGTGGGATGCACTTACATATAATCGACTGTTACAGGACAATATCATTGTTCCTCCAAAAGAGACACATGAAAAAGATGGAATGTTTGCAGGTGCATATGTAAAAGAAGTCCAAGTTGGTGCTCACGATTGGGTTGCATCGTTTGACTTGAATTCTCTGTATCCACACTTGATGATGCAATACAATATTTCACCAGAAACTTTGATTGAACCAGAAGATTACACAGACGATATGCGTCAGGTTCTCTCTCAAGGGGTTGATGTTGAAAAGATGTTGCATCGTAAAATAGACTTATCTAAATTGTCTGGTGTAACTATCACACCAAACGGCCAATTCTTTCGTACAGACATTCAAGGTTTCTTGCCGAAGATGATGGATGAAATGTATCAAGACCGCAAAAAATTCAAGAAGATGATGTTGAATGCCAAGCAGGATTATGAAAATGAAAAAGATGTTTCCAAAAAGTATGAAATCGAAAAACGAATTGCACGATTCAATAATCTACAATTGGCGAAGAAAGTTTCACTTAACTCTGCTTATGGTGCCCTTGGTTCTCAGTATTTTAGATTCTATGACTTACGGATGGCTTTGGGTGTTACTACCGCTGGTCAGTTATCGATTCGATGGATTGAAAACAAAATTAATCAATACATGAACAAGATTCTGTCAACGGAAGATAAAGATTATGTCATTGCATCCGACACAGATTCGATTTACTTGAAACTTGGGCCATTGGTCAATAAAGTATATGGTGTTGATGGTGTAGTTTCTATGCCTAAGACCAAAGTTATTGATTTTATGGACAAAGTTTGTAAAGATAAGATTGAACCACATATTGATAAGTCATTCAATGAATTGGCCGAATATGTCCATGGTTATGCACAGAAGATGCAGATGAAACGTGAAGCTCTTGCAGACAAAGGTATCTGGACTGCCAAGAAGCGTTACATTATGAATGTATATGATAATGAAGGTGTTCGTTACAATGAACCTGACTTGAAAGTTATGGGTCTTGAAATGATTAAGTCTTCCACGCCTGCGGCCGTTCGGTCAAAGATGCGAGAGTCTATTCAAATTATGATTTCTGGCACAGAGTTGGACATGCATAAGTTTATTGCAGACTTTAAAAAATACTTTACTGGACTTCCACCTGAAGACATTTCATTCCCTCGCGGATTAAATGGCCTAAGTAAATACTCCGATAGTAATAGTTTATACAAATCTGGTACACCAATTCATGTCAAGGGCGCAATTCTTTACAATCATTATCTCAGAGAAATGAAGTTGACCAAGAAGTATCCTTTGATTCAAGAAGGTGAGAAGATTAAGTTTTCATATTTGATTATGCCAAATCCATTCAAAGATACGGTTATCTCCTATCCAACAAGATTGCCAAAAGAATTTGACATTTCAAAATATATCGATTACAATACACAATTCGAAAAGACTTTCTTGGAACCAATTAAGATTATTCTGGATTGCATGGGTTGGTCAACAGAGAAACAAACGACACTAGATGACTTTTTTAATTAAGGAACAATATGAGTATATTAGATAAAATCAAAAAGAACAGCAGCATCAAAGATTCTGCAATTCTATCAAAATCAAAATTCTTTCTAAACAAAGATATGATTCCAACTGGAGTGCCTATTGTCAATGTTGCACTATCGGGAAAACTCGACGGCGGTTTAACACCAGGTCTTACAATGTGGGCAGGTCCATCAAAACACTTTAAGACAGCATTCAGTTTATTGATGGCAAAATCTTACATGGACAAATATGATGACGCAGCTTTACTATTTTATGATTCTGAGTTTGGCACTCCTCAATCTTACTTTGATTCATTCGGTATTGATACCGATAGGGTGTTGCATACTCCTCTTACCGACATTGAACAGTTAAAGTTTGATATTATGAAACAACTGACAGAATTGGAACGTGGTGAACACCTTATCATCGTTATCGATTCTATTGGTAATCTTGCTTCAAAGAAAGAAGTTGAGGATGCATTGGATGGAAAATCAGTAGCAGATATGAGCCGTGCTAAACAAGTTAAATCCTTGTTTCGTATGGTGACTCCACACCTGTCATTGAAAGATATTCCAATGGTTGTAGTAAATCATACTTACAAAGAAATTGGAATGTTTCCTAAAGATATTGTAGGTGGTGGTACAGGTTCTTATTATTCTGCCGATAATATTTTCATTCTTGGTCGCCAACAAGAAAAAGAAGGCACCGAGATTGTCGGTTACAATTTCATTATCAATGTAGAAAAATCACGTTATGTTAAAGAAAAATCTAAAATTCCTGTTTCTGTATCTTTTGATGGCGGTATTAGCAAGTGGTCTGGCTTACTTGACATTGCCCTTGAATCAAAACATGTAGTGAAACCTACAAATGGTTGGTATTCTAAAGTTGATCCTAAAACTGGTGAAATTGAAGATAAAAAATACCGAATCAAAGACACTGATACCAAAGATTTCTGGACCTCTATTTTGGAAGATCCAACATTTATGAAATTCGTTGAGGAGAAGTATAGTGTTACGTCAGGTGACATTATGCAAGAATCGGAATGATTGAAGGAATAGACTACTGTTTCATTTATCCTAAGGATGATAAAGAAACGGCACATATCAAAATTCTAACTGGCGACTATAAGGATACCTTATTCAAATATGGTAAGGTATCTTTTAGAGAGTATGCCGAAGGGCCCCATTTACTTTTTGCTTATTATGTGTTAGAATGTCCTGTGATGAAGCCGAAACTTTTGGAGAAAGACTCGGATTTCAAACAATATGCAGGCGATTTGTTGGTAGAACTTATGTCTGCCAATATAGATGAGGAAATAATTGATGAAACTAGAGACAACGATTCTGAAACACCTGATTTACTCGGAAGACTATCTTAGGAAAGTTCTTCCATTCTTAAAAGAAGAATACTTTTCAGACAGAACAGAGAAAGCAATTTATAATGAGATTACATCGTTCACAAGCACTTACAATGTACCACCGTCGGTTGAAGCTCTTGGTTTGGCCGTCAAAGACCTACGCAATATCACAGATGCAGAAGTGGAGAAGTGCGAAGAATATCTCAAAGAAATTGAGCAAACTAAGTCAGAACAATCGCAGATTCAATGGCTTGTTGACAAGACAGAAAAATTCTGCCAAGAAAAAGCCATATACAACGCAGTATTGGGGTCGATTTCTATACTCGATGGAAAAGACAAAACGCATGACAAAGGTCAGATTCCCAAGATACTATCGGACGCACTTGGAGTAAGCTTTGATACATCTGTTGGACACGATTATCTTGAGAATTCCGATGAACGATATGAATTCTATCACCGAAAGGAAGAAAGAATTCCATTCGACCTCGACTATTTCAACAAAATCACAAAAGGTGGTCTTCCAGCAAAAACCCTTAATATTGCTTTGGCTGGTACTGGTGTCGGTAAGTCTTTGTTTATGTGTCATGTTGCCGCTGGTGCTATGTCTCAAGGCCGTAACGTATTGTATATCACAATGGAGATGGCCGAAGAAAAGATAGCAGAACGTATTGATGCTAATTTATTGAATGTATCATTGGATGATTTGACAGATTTGTCTAAAGAAATGTATGATAAGAAAGTTGCAAAAGTTAAATCTAAAACAACTGGTAAACTAATCATCAAAGAGTATCCAACCGCATCAGCATCTGCAACTCATTTCAGAACATTGCTAAATGAACTATATTTGAAGAAGTCATTTAGACCAGATATTATCTTCATTGATTATCTGAACATCTGTTGTTCTTCCAGGATTAAACCTGGTTCAAACATCAACTCTTACACTTATGTGAAATCTATTGCAGAAGAACTTAGGGGTTTAGCTGTTGAATTCAAAGTTCCTGTTGTTTCGGCTACACAAACTACAAGAAGTGGTTTCAGTAGTTCCGATCCTGGTCTTGAAGACACCAGTGAATCTTTTGGTCTGCCTGCAACAGCCGACTTGATGTTTGCCTTGATTTCTTCCGAAGAACTGGAAGAACTTGGCCAGATTATGGTCAAACAATTAAAGAACCGTTACAACGATCCTACATATTACAAGAGGTTCACCCTTGGTGTTGACAGAAGTAAAATGCGTTTGTATGATGTAGAACAATCCGGTCAAGATGGACTGGCTGATGCAGGTCAAGACAAACCAATTAACACTTTTGGTGAACGAGAATTGAAAGCTAAGAAATCGTTTGATGGATTTAAAATATGATGTTGTCTAAGGAAGATGCTATTCATTGTGCCAAAGTATTTGAAGATTACTTTAGTAACTTTGAACGCATTGATGAATATATGCGAGACCAAAAATTGGCCTCGTTGTCTGAAATGACAACAAACCCATTATTCCCGGTTGAAGATGATTTGTTCTCTGATTTTTCTATGCATCCAAATGACATGGAAATTGATGTTATTGAATGTAACACCAAGACATGGGAAACTTTACTGAATATCACTTCATCACACATTAACATTTCACCTGTTGGTCGCCAAATTCGTTTAGGTGTCAAAGAGAAAAAGACAAACAAGTTCCTTGGATTCATTCGCATTGGTTCTCCAGTTATCAACTGCAAACCTAGAAATGAAATGCTTGGACAAGTATTCACACAAAAGCCGGAGACTGCAAAAGCATTCAATAACACCACAATGATGGGGTTTGTTATTGTACCTGCACAACCTTTTGGTTTCAATTACTTGGGAGGAAAGTTACTTGCAGCTATCTGTTGTTCCCATGAAGTCCGTGAAATCATTAACAAAAAGTATGATATGAACTTGTGTATGTTTGAAACCACAAGTCTTTATGGTTCTTCCAAGTCATCTTCACAGTATGATGGTATGAAGCCATATATAAGACATAAAGGTGAAACTGAAAGTGATTTTCTGCCAATGATGCACGGAAAACCTTATGAGAATTTGCGTAATTTTGTAGAATCTAAAGTTGGTAAAATTGTTGAAGATGACATATCAAGCAAGAAACTAAAAACAAGCATGAGAATCATTGCTTTAACAAAAGCTGGACTAAAAGGAACAGAAGAACTCAAAAGATTCAATGAGGTAATTGAGAATGCAAAGAATTTAACTGAACAAAAGAGATACTACATATCTAACTATGGCTTTGAGAATTTTATCGATGTTGTCAATGGTGAAACTGATATTTTGATTAAAGATGAAAACTATGATAAGTTTAGCCTTGAAAATATTATTAAATGGTGGAAAAAGAAAGCAACAAATCGTTATCTGACACTGACAGATGAACTTAGACTCAGAACGGAACTTGAGGTCTGGACTTCAGGTAAAAATATTGACATTATGAGGTAAATTATGAATCCTATGATAACAGTGATAACTCCAACAACCGGAGCATCTTGCGTCCGTCAAGCACTTGATGGTGTTAAGAATCAAACATATAAAAACATACAACATCTTGTGGTGATTGATGGTGACCATGCAAAAGCCAATCCAATAATGCAAGAGTATCCCAATATTGATTTAATCAAGTTGCCGTATGCTACAGGAAAAGAACAATATAATGGTCACCGAATTTATGGAGCTATGACATATCTAGCTAAAGGTGATTTCTTTTGTTTCCTAGATGAAGACAATTGGTATGAAGAAAATCACATAGAAACTCTTGTTGATGTTATAAGAAAAGGAAATGACTGGGCTTACTCATTTCGAAAAATTGTTAATCAGGAGGGTGAATACATATGTAATGATGATTGTGAATCATTGGGTAAATGGATTTCAGTTATTAATGATAATTTTGTCGATGTTAACTGTTTTATGATTCCAAAACGAGCCGCATTAGGTTTTTCACCTTATTGGTATCGTAGAGCTAGACACCCCGATGACCAACCGGAAATTGACAGGATACTATCACCTTTTATGATGCAGAATATGAAACAGTTTGATACAAATTTCAAATACACAATAAATTATAGAGTTGCTAGCCGGTCAGACTCCGTTCAAGCTGAGTTTTTCATAAAAGGTAATGAAATGATGAAACAAAAATATAATGGTGATTTACCTTGGAGGAAATAATTTATGAATTTGTCTAAGACTATTGGAGTATTGAAATGAAAAAAAATTTAATCATTGGTGCATTCTCAGGTTACAATTATAATCAACTCAAACCTTGGGTTGAATCAATTGACGATGCAGGTATAACAGCTGAAAGATGTATGATTGCTGGTCAAACCGATCCAGATACATTAAACAAACTGGAAGAAAAGGGATTCATTATAAAAAGAATGCCACCTACAACAAACTTACCACCACACATTGCTCGTTGGATTGTTGTTTATGACTTTTTGTTGGAACACAGCGACAAGTATGACAATGTAATAATGACTGATTTGAAAGATGTTTATTTTCAAACAGACCCGTTTAAATGGCTAACTGAAAACTTAGGTGACAAAAAAATTGTTGCAGGTGCTGAATGCATCAAATACAAAGATGAACCTTGGAACAATCAAAATTTAATTGACACTTTTGGACCTTATATTTACGAAAAATTTAAAGATTTTGAAGTGTTTAATGTTGGAGTTCTTGGAGGTAAAATTGAATATTTGCGAGACTTGTTCTTACACAATTACCTATTAGCTTTAAGAATTCCTGGTGCTCTTGACCAAGGAACATTCAACTTACTAATGCACACTCATCCCTATAAAGACATAGTTTTGTTTGCTAAACAGAAAGATGGATGGGCTTGTCAAGCTGGTGTTGTAGCAGACCCACTAAAGATAGATTCGTTTAGACCTAAATTGTTGGAAGCAGAACCTTACTACAAGGATAATATTGTTTATACATCAACAGGAAAACCTTTTGCTATCGTGCATCAGTATGATAGGGTTCCTGAATGGAAAGATTATATTTCTAAAAAATATAAACAAGAAGATCCACAAAATTTCTTTATTTACAAAACAAACTGAGGTGATTAATGGCTAAAAAAATTATGATAACTGGTTCTGCCGGTTTTATTGCTCATCATGTAGTCTATTATTTTTTACAAAATACAGATTATGATATTGTCTGTTTAGACAGATTGGATTTTTCTGGTGATTTAAACAGATTGAGTTCAATACTCAAAGATGTTGATACTGCAACTAAGAAAAGAGTCAGTATTGTACACCATGATTTGAAAGCTGAATTCAATGATTACATAATCAATAAGCTAGGTGATGTTAACATCATTTTGCATATGGCGGCCGCATCTCACGTTACTCGTTCTATTAAGTACCCAATGGAATTTATCAATGATAACATTATTGGTACTGCTAATGTACTTGAGTATGCTAGAAAACTAAAAAACTTAGAAAGAATGATTTATTTTTCCACAGATGAAGTTTTTGGTCCAGCAATTGATAATGTTAAGTTTTCTGAATGGGATAGATTCAATGCTTGCAATCCATATTCAGCTTCAAAAGCAGCAGGAGAAGAATTGTGTGTAGCCTATGAAAATACTTATAAACTTCCAATTTACATAACACACACAATGAATGTTTATGGAGAAAGACAAAGTGATGAAAAATACATTCCAATGATTATAAAGAAAATTTATAAGAATGAAAAAGTTATTGTTCACTTTGATAGTAAAACAGGTCTAATTGGAAGCAGATGTTATTTACATGCAGTTGATGTTGCGGATGCTTTGTTATTTTTGATTAACTTGAAAAATCCAAAACAACCAGAGAATCATAGGGGTGGAAATTGTTTCAAATTCAACATCTCAAGTGATGATGAATACGATAATTTGGAGATTGTTAAACTAGTATCCGCATTCATGGGTAAAGATACTTCATATGAAATGGTTGACCCTAGCATTGATAGACCAGGACACGATTTTAAGTATTTGATTTCCGGTGATTATTTGAAATCTTTAGGTTGGACCAAAAAAATTGATTTCACAGAAGGCCTGAAAAAAGTAATAACACATACAATCAATTCTTATTGATAGATTATTTGAAATGGAATAAAATGAAAAACATTAGTATTGTAACAGCATTCTTTGATATTGGTCGTGGTGATTGGTCTATGGATAAAGGTCATCCACACTATTTACATAGAACAACAGACACATATATTGAAAGATTCACACATCTAACTAAGTTAAAGAATGAAATCATTGTAATAACTTCACCTGACATTGCTGAAAAACTTAAAAAAGTAAGTGACAGGATTAAAGTTATTGAATACGATCCATTTACTGAATTTTCAGATGTTTCAAAAAAGATAGTTTCTATCCATAATAATGAAGCTTATAAACGGATGATTGAACCAAGTCAAATTAAAAATCCAGAATATTGGAGTGAGAAATATGTTTTGGTTAATTTGTTGAAATCCACTTTTGTAAATCTGGCAATAGATAAAGGTTTGGTAACAAATGATACTGTTGCTTGGTTAGACTTTGGTTATTGTAGGAGTGAACAAACACTACCAAAAAGTCTTGAGTGGTGTTATGATTTCGATCCAGAAAAGATTCATTTGTTTTCTTATAAAGATTTGAAACCTAATGTATCCTTTAAACAAGTTGTAGTAACCAATGATGTGCATATCTTAGGTGCAAAAATGGTGGCAGATAAAAAACTTTGGCCATTTATGAGAACTAAAATGTTTGAAGCTTTTGAACAACTGTATAGTGAAGGATTGACAGATGATGACCAATCAATGATGTTGATGTGTGCAACTCAATATCCTAATTTATTCCAACAACATAGAATTCCAGACCATCAATTTGGTCTTGATGCTTTTGTAATTTTTAAAAACTTTAACACATTGGAGAAATGATATGGGTGCAACTAGAGAAACATTTAAACACTATAAAAAATTAAAAGATGAAGGTGTTATTGATTTCAGAAAAAACATTAAAGTGATGGAATTGGGAGCTCAAACAATCCATTTCGACGATAAAGGTTATGTTAAAGAATATTTAAAACATCTAGATTTGGATGAAAATCTTTCTGATGGATTTTATTATCACATAAGCAATCGTTCAGCTCACGAAATGATGGGTCACACATATGATTGTATAGATTTGGATCCATTAGATCCAAAATCATACTTCTGGGACTTAAATGTTCAGAGTTGCCCAGAAGAACATAAAAATAAATATGACCTATGTACAAACCATGGAACAACTGAACACTTGATAGGCCAAGCAACGTCTTTTAAACTGATGCATGATTTAACGAAACCAGGTGGAGCTTTGTTAAATGTTTTGCCGTGTATAGATTACAATCACGGATTCTTTTGTTATAATCCTGTTTTCTTTGAAAGTTTGGCCAAATATAACGAGTATAACATAATAGGATTGTATATAAAAGAAAGTTTTGAAGAAGCACCACTCCAAAATTATTTTGAAATGAATAGTATGTCTTTGAGGCCTTGTTATGTACATTGTATTCTACAAAAAACATCAGATAAGGAATTTGTTTATCCTTCACAGATACATATAAATGGTGTGAAATAATCTATTAAATTAATACAACGGAGAAATACTATGAGTGATACAATCACATTTAACACTATGACACAAAATGTTTACAACTTTAGGAAAAGTTCTGGCCACGGGCTAGGTGAGTTAGTTAAACCTATGAAGAACCCTTTTGTTGTTGAAATTGGTTGTTCTGAAGGACACACAACTGAATGGTTACTACAATGTAACCCTGAATTGAAAATTGTTTCTATTGATCCATATGCTAACTATGTTGATTGGAATGGCGTTTCTTTAAACGACCGCCAAGAATTTTTTGAAGAAACAATGCATCGTCTTTCTGGTTATAGTAACCGATTTGAAATGATTAGAGACTATTCCGACAATGTTGTTGATAGATTCGATGATAATTCTGTAGACTTACTTTTCATCGATGGTCTACACACCTATGAACAGGTACTAATTGATTGTCATAACTATTATTCAAAAGTTAAACCTGGTGGTGTATTCTCCGGTCACGACTTTAGAGTTATCCCAGGCGTCAACAAAGCCGTTTTAGAATTTGCAGCTCTTGTTGGTAAAGAAATTTTGGAAACTGAATGTGATGTTTGGTATTGGTACAAATAATGAGTAATGTATTTATTTTAACTTCGGCAATCAACTCTTTTACAAGCATTATATCAATAGAAAACAGATATGAACAAACACTAAAAGATTTGGAATCGATTAGATTAAAAGATAAAAATTCCATAATTGTATTGGCTGAATCTTCTCCAAATCCTGTTCCACAATACATGTTGGATGACTTATCAAAAAAAGTCGATTACTTGTTAATCAACTCAAACATACCTGATGTGGCTAAACTTGGCCAAATGGGCCTAAAGAGTCCGGCTGAAGCATATAGTTTATTTGTGACGATTGATGCTGTTGAAAAAATGAATATACCAAATATTCAGAGAATCTTTAAACTAACCGGTAGGGGTGAGTTAACGGATGATTTTCACATCGAAAATTATGATGATCCAAACTTATTTGGTAAATATGTTTTCAAAAAACGAGGTCCATCTTGGATATCCGATGATTTGCGGGTACTGGACACTAGAATTTTTTCATTCTGCCACAGTATTACTCCAGAAGCAAAAGAATTGATGGGTAAATTGGTAAAACATTGTTTATCCACAACCCGAGACTTGGAACATTGCATTTTAGAATTGGTAGATAAAGAAAAACTTGTTGAATGGGACGTTATGGGGTTTAAATGTCAAATTTCGGCAACCGGTTATATTCAATTTGATTGACTATGTATTCTCCTCAATCTTTGTGGATTTAGGAGTTTGAATTAAAAAGTTGTATAAATAACTGATGGTAACCAGAGTGTGTTACAATTCTAAGGGCAATCAATGAAAACTTTTATTTCCTTCTTAAAAGAAGAGGCAGAACCAGAAGGTTCGGCTTTAAAACATATTCATCACGCGGAAGACCGTCCATTAATGCACGGTGCCGAAGGTTTTGAACATGCACATGGTGCTTTGATGCAAGCTCACGAACACATGAAAGCCAAAGCAAACAGCAGTAATTTGACCATGAAATACGATGGTTCACCTGCAATTATCTTTGGACACCACCCAAAAACAGGTAAATTCTTTGTCGCAAGTAAATCCGCGTTCAATAAGACACCAAAAATCAATCACACAGAAGCTGATGTTGACAAGAACCATGGCCACGCACCAGGACTTGCATCAAAACTTAAAGCTGCTTTGAAACATTTGCCAAAAGTCACACCAAAACATGGTGTTTACCAAGGCGATATGATGCATTCCTCAGAGGATTTACACCACCATGACTAAAAAAGTATCATTTACTCCAAATACAATCACATACACCGCACACGGTGATGAGGCTAAAAAGATTGGTGCATCTAAAGTCGGCGTAGTAGTCCACACAAAATATCATGGTTCCGACATTAGTAATATGTCCGCACACCATGATGTTGACCTACACAACTTTAAACAGCACAAAGATGTTCACCACCACGGCGCAGGACATGACACAGCAAAAGTTGATTACCCAGTACACGCTCAGGATGAATTTCACAAGCACATGGCTGCGGCAAAAGAAATCCATGACACACATGGTGCAAAAATGTATCCTGCAACCTCCAAGCACAGAGGTGAAAATACTCATTTAACGACCTATATCAACAAAACCGTTGACACAGGCGAAGTTCCAAATGTCACAGGATTGAAGAATCACATCAAGTCTCAACACGCCAAGATGGCAGATAAAGTCAAAACAGATGCGTCAAAGAATGCAAAAACTGCTGCAGGACAAGAACATATCGACCATATTGAGAAAAATAAAGAGCATTATCAGAATCTTTTGACGATGCACCACCATTTAGCACAAGCTAAGAATACTCTAGTTAAACATCTAGAGGGCCACGAAGGCCATTATGAACACCACATCAGCGGTGTTAAATCTAAACCCGAAGGATTTGTGGTTCATCATACTCCAGAATCTGGAAAATCTGAACCAACAAAGCTAGTAAATAGAGCAGAGTTCGCAAAACAAAACAGACTAAAGGTGAGAAAATGATTTCTCTACAGAGAAAAATTTGGTTGGATAGAGCTGGTCTAATGGAACAAATTGGTCCATTAGATGAAGCACAAAGTGGTGTGAGTTATAATGATGAACACGCTCATGCCAATATATGGAATCACATGGTTGGCAAAGGAATTGCTCATGATAAGCCTTCTATGATGAAAGAATTAGAAAAATCAAAAAACGATAAAACTCATCCTTTACATTTCAACAATGCTGAGGATAAAGGTTTCACCGGCGGCAAAAAAACAAAAGAAGCAGAACATAGTTATCATTCAGAACATGAAACAGCAGTACATACAATTCATGCACTAGCCAATCATCCAGATTTCAAAAAAGCAATAAAAGAAAAACATAAAGCAAAAGTTATGGGTGGTGATAGAGGAACTGTTACGGATACATGGAAAAAGCATGGAGCGACTAAAGGTGCAACATCTAAAGCTGATGTTTCAATCCATAATCCTAATGATAATAATCATTCAGGAATTAGACTTTCAATGAAAAAGGGCGGCGGTTCACAATTAATGTCAGGTGGACCAGAAGAAAATAATGCAGTACATGACCATGCTGCGAGAGAAATGTTAAACAACCATCCAAAATATAAAAATTTACCGCAAAAAAAGAAAGATGAAATCCATTCCGGTATTATGAAAGATATGGGTTCGGTGGCTAAACATTTAAATTCTATGAAAACTTCTTCTAGGTCAGAAATGGAACATCATCGTGATGAAGCTCAAAAAGCTATGAATTCAGCTCACGATAGACATCCTGAATTGAACCATTTTGTTAGAAAAGAAGCTACTACAGGTGAAGGTAAATTTGGAAAAGGTTCAGCTCAAGCAGCTTCTCATTTAGTAAAATCATCAACTGCGGGTAAAGAAGCAAAAGTTTCACATGTGGATCAACAAAACTATGAAGGACCTCGTCCTAGAATTGCACTACCTAAGGGTGAAGGAAGATCCGGAAATGTAAAATCGGACGAAAGGGCATAAAAATGATAGATAGACAAAAACAAATTTATTGGGAAAGAGCTGGCATAGAAGTCGATGAAGATGGTATACCAATCCTTTCTGAGGGTCGAGGTAAAATTTCTGCGTCAGGTGCAGATGCTGAAGCTCATGTAAAAAAGTACATACTACCACATGTTGGTTCAAAAACTCCTACTCACACATTAGCTTCTGAACATGATGATTTACCTAAAGGTTCTTCGGTAAAAATTCATGGTGTTGAAAAACATTATAATCTTGTTACGGGTAAACATCAAACTCATGTTCATGTTGAAGATGAAGTTGGTAATCACCACACAATGCTTGCTTCAAAGTTGCATAAGCCAGGTGAAGCTCCAGAAAACAAAGGGCATGACTATGAGAATAAATTTGTTGCAAGATTAAAACATCATGGAGTTATGCCACATCATATGTCCGGTGCAGGTTCTACTGGCGGTACAGATTTTGCTGTCGAAAATAAGAAAAAAGGTAAATTCCACGCAGGTTCAGTTACAGGCGGATTACTTAACGGTGAAACAAAGAACGGTGTTACCGCTGCAATGGGTCAATTGACAATTCACCATACAAAAGAAAAAGGTTGGCATGTTGGTGATGCAGCCAAAAAGAAAAGACCTGAATATGCAAAACATATTGAAAAATCAGGTATTCTTGACCACATGAACAAACATGAACCACATCCTGATAAGGCAGTTTCAACAGAATCTGGTCGTGCTAAAACTATTGAAATTAAACATCCAAATCTACATCCAGCAGAAGGTTATCTAAAAGACCATCATGTACACGTATTGCAAGTTGGTGGCCACGGTACTTATAGAGTTGGTGAACATGATGAAACAGGTCATGGCCTGCCTAAAATTTCAGGCAAAGGTGTCTGGAGAATTAGAGAAAAACAAAAAGGTAATAAATCAGCTCGTACAGTAGCTTTCCATCCAGATGGTAAAAAAGGTCTAAATCACAGTCACGTTAATTTAGACCACGATGAACATATGGAAAAATTCAAAAAAACTTTGGGCCACACAAACTAAATGAAATCCTTTTTAGAAGTTATACAAGAAAAAGCATCTGGTGATGTTCACCATGTAATGTCCTTTGGTCGGATGAATCCTCCGACTACTGGTCATCTAAAGCTTATAGACAAAGTAAAAGAAGTTGCAAAAAAACAACATGCGGATCATTCCGCTGTGGTTGTTTCACATTCACAGGATTCAAAAAAGAACCCACTTTCTTCTCAACAGAAGATTAAACACCTGAAAAGATATTCGCCTGGTACACATTTTGAAGCTTCTTCTAAAGAGAAACCAACTTTTCTACAACACGCAGCTGAATTAAATAAAAAAGGTGTGACACACTTGCACATGGTTGTTGGTTCTGACCGCGTGAAAGAAATGCACGACAAGTTACACCAATACAATGGAAATCATCCTGGAGCTCTGTATCATTTCAAGAAGATAACTGTTCATTCTGCGGGACAAAGAGATCCTGACGCAGAGGGTACAGAAGGAATGTCTGGCACCAAGATGCGTGAACATGCCAAGAATAGTAACTTCGGAGAATTCCGTAAAGGTGTTCCCTCTCATGTACCTGAACACCATGCAAAAGAATTGATGCATGATGTCCGCAAAGGAATGGGATTACATGAAGATTACAGTTATGGCCGCCACAAAGCAATCTTTGTAACTGGTGGCCCTGGTTCTGGTAAAGACATTATCGTTCGTGAATGTATTGCTTCACAAAAAATTGTTGAACATAATTTCCAACAAGTTGTTGATATTCTAAACGATAAACACAAACTTGCAATGAGATCCATGAGTCCAAAATTCGAATCCATACGCACCCGCGCACCATTGATTATCAATGGACCGGCAGATGATTTGGAGAAGATTGGTCAAATCAAGGAAGAATTGGAAGATTTGGGTTACAAGACAATGATGGTCTTTGTAGATACAACCAATTCAGTCAGTCAAGAAAGAAACACATTGTTGTCCAAGATGATGATGGAATCTATTCGCCAACAAAAGTGGGAAAAAGCACAAAATAATGCTGAACAACTTTCAGAAATGTTTACTGATTTTGTAAGATTTGACAATTCCGGTGACTTAGAATCTAAAGAAGAAGATATTACAGAAACTTACAAACTAACAAAAGAGTTCCTGTCATCTAGTTCCATCATCGAATCTCTACAGAATGGAAATCGTTTCAGGGGTTTGTATGAAAGTTCTAAGATTAAAAAAGTTAAAATTCTAAAAGATAATAACAGTCCTTTTATGCAAGCTCAATATAAGATGGGTAAACAAGATGATGTTCGGGACGGTGATGTAAAATCAAATAGTACATACGCATTTAGAACCTATGCGGAAGCCAATTTCAATAAAGACAAAGAAACTGGCAAGAAAAAGACTGCATTAACAAATAATAGAGTTTCTGACGGAACTGGTATTGGCCAAACAACGAATGCAAGAAGTGGCGGCGGCGGTGATGCAGCAAGCATTGGTGGTGCAGGATTGGGTAATCAGACCTACAGTGAAGCGGAAGAATTCGATAACATAAATGTTGCCGGTGCTGGTTTAGATTCTAGACCTAAAAATGTCAATCCAAATCCACTAGGTGAAAAGAAAAAACTCAAAGGTTTCAAAGAATCCGTATACTCCGGTGAAACAGGCAATGAAATGGGAGTTGCAGGTGTTATGGGTGGTGCAATGAACAAAGAACCTCTAGTTAAGCCTACAGATAAATACATAAAATCAGGTATTACACCTAAAATACAAAACAAAAAATCAGGAGCAAAATAATGTTTACTAAGAATAGTGTTTCACAATCAATGATAGACGCAGTTGAATCTGTTTTAGCTGAAGACAAAAAATTGCTCCTTGAACCTGGAAAGAAAAAAGAAACTCCTCCATTTGATGGTCCATACAAAAAACCAGATACAAAACCTGGCCATGGTGATGCTTCTAGAGTTAAACATTTAGCTAAAATGGCTATTCCTAAGGACGTTAAAGAAGAAGATGTGTCGGAAGAATTAAAAGGCGACCAACACAAGTTGGACAAGAATCGCAATGGTAAATTAGATTCCCACGATTTCAAATTACTAAGAATGAAAAAAGAAGAAGTTGAAGAACTTGATGAATTGTCAAAGTCCACTCTTGGTTCGTATGCTAAGAAAGCATCCCGTGATGCTACAATTATGCGTAAAATTGGCGCAGATTTTGAAAACAGGGCTGACAGAGCAAGAAGTCCAGGTATGAAAGATTCCAACACTCAACTATCCAGTAAATATAAACAAACGTCTTGGAAACGCAGAGATGGTGTTGAAAAAGCAATTGACCGTTTAACCAAAGAAGACATTGGTGCAATGCAAAGTGTCGTTGGAGAAAACAAAGGAAAGAAAGCTGTAAGAGTTGATACACTTAAAGGACCTACACTCTCCAATGATCCAGAAGTGAAAAATGCAAATGCTCATTTCTCTGGTAAAAAAGCAACATTGAAAGCTGAAGGTAAAGGCACAGATACTGCTGTACCTTTTGTTACCGATTCTGCAACACACAGAGAAATCAATAAAGCTGTTAAACCTACATTCAAGAGAATCAAAGAAATGTTGGGAAAAACAGGAACTTCGGAATAAAAAATGAAAAGTAAAAAAAATGTAATCAAGGATGTAATAAAACCTACATCCATTTCACCTAAAAGTAGTTTTACTGACCCAAATGATCCTTGGTCAGCAAAGGCTAATGTTGCTGAAAATATTACATCAAAGCGTTCAGATTTACTAAAACAATTTTACAAGTCGAAGGGTTGGAATGTGAATTACATTACTAAGAATAAAAGAGTGTCTCAATCTAAGACTGGTGATTATGAAAAATGGAAAAGAGACCATGGCATCTATGAAGATGACCAAATCGATGAAGTTTCAAATGAATTACTAGGTCGCTACAAGACTGCTGCAGGAAGTCAAGCATCAGAATTGGATAAAGCTGGTGGTAGAGAAAACATTCAGAAAGCTAACAAGCGTTTCTCCGGTATTGTCAAGGCAACCAAGAAACAATTTGCAAACGATGATAAACGTGTGTCTGAAGCCAAAGATTCTGGTGAATATGATTATGAAGGTGCAATGGCCAAAACACAACTTCAAACAATTTGTAGAAATGCTGAAGCTCTAAAAGATATGCTTGAAGATGATGAGAATCTTCCAGAATGGGTACAAGCAAAAATCACAAAAGCTGAAGACTATATCACAACATCATTGGATTACTTAAAGTCTACTGATGAATTGGAAGAAGAAATCAGTTTAGATGAAGCTTTATCTAAAAATTCAACTGCTTACAATTGGATCCATGATTTTGTCCATTCAGACAATCCAAAGTTTGATGGAAAATCTAAAGCACAACGTATGCAAATGGCTCTTGCTGCTTATTATGCAAGTCAAAAAAGAAGTAGAACAAATGAAGATTCCGTTGATCCACAAGCTGCAACACAATCTCCAGCTGATGGTGCAAATGGTGGTGAAACACTTGCACCTCCAAAGAAGTCTATTAAGAGAATTGTAAAAGAATTCCATTCAGCTTCCCGCCAAGTACAGGAAGATTTATATGATTGGGAGAAAGACGATAAGGCCGCAAAGCCTTATGGTAAAAAACCAACTGTACAAAAAATAGACGGTGTAAATAACATAGGTGACGATAAACCAAATGCAAGGTTAATACTAAAAGGTGGTAAAACATTGACTGGTGAACCAAGAGATACCGTTGAACTTGATCCTATGATGAAGAATCGCAGTAAGATGCCAGACTACAAGAGTATGGACAAAATCAAGCAGAAACCACAAGAACAATAAATAGATAGAATACCTTTCTACCCAAGGAGAAAAAATGGCTTACGAAACATGGAATAATAACGACACCCCACAAACACCAGGTGGATTTGGACATCCTGAATGGCCATATGAACGCCAAGTTAGAACTGTCACACAACTAGTTACAGCTAATTTAACCGTCGCCGGCGCTACAACCATTAAATTTACTTATGCTGCAAACGTAGCAAATGTCGGTGTTACAGGTGGTTTATATGTAAATCTTTTGAGTGGTGGTTCAGCTGTTGCTAACCTATCATCAAACGGTTCACCTGGTATGTTCTTTTCGAATGTTACTACAACAGCTGTTTCAGCTGGAAATCTAGTAACTATGTCAACGGGAACAACAGGCAATATTGCAGCTGGTTCAATTATTGGTTTTGATTCACCTATTGTACGACCAACAGGTGAAGTTTCTGCTACTTACTATGCCGACACAGTTCTTGCAACAGATACTAGAATTACTGCTGCCAATAACAAAATTCTTGGATCAGTTAACACAGGATGGGTTCACGTTAGAAAGAAAACAAACGCTGATGGATCAGTCCGTTATTTGCGTGAAACTCTAGTTTGTTTGACTGATGCGTCATCCGTAAACACTGCTGGTGGTAACACTTCATGGGGTAGAGCATTCGCTAATACCTAATGTATTCTCTTTATAATGAATTTTGATGAACTAAACGAAGACAACTTTGTGATGTATGCAGTAAAATGTTATACATCACCTAGTTGTTTAATGTCTGAGTTTGAGGGAGACTTAAAAAGAACAAAATACCTAAAAAGGTTATTTCGTAGATACAAGGCAACCAAAAACATAAAAGAAAGACTAATTCTTAATCATATCATTCTCTTAAATAATGTATTTGGACCTGAAGCAACCTCCAGAATATTATTTTTTAGAATCGATGAAAAGGATTATGATTCCTTAAAGACATTTTTATTATTCTTAAATATATTGCCAAAGGTAGTAAAGGGTATAAGAGGTAAAGACATAGATACAGATTTAATATCAGTAGACATGAAAATAGCAGACATACTAAGAAATATATGAAATCATTCAAACAATTCCTGGAAGAAAAAAAGACCTTAAAAAACACAAACCCTTGTTGGACTGGTTATCATCCAGTCGGCACTAAAGAAAAGGGTGGTCGAACAGTTCCTAATTGTGTTCCAGAAGAAGTGGAAGCAATGTTTGATATTATTGAAGAACTGGTCATGGAAATCTCAGAAGTACACCATATTGATCCTGAAATCATTTGGGAAGAACTTGCAGATGTATCGGATGAAGAACTATATGAATCTGCGGCATGGCGCCGTAAAGAAGGAAAAGATCCAAAAGGTGGTTTAAACCGCAAAGGTATTGCATCATACCGCCGTGAAAATCCAGGTTCAAAGTTAAGTATGGCAGTGACTACAAAGCCATCAAAATTGAAACCAGGTTCTAAAGCAGCCAACCGCCGTAAATCATTTTGTGCTAGAATGGGTGGTATGAAAGGTGCAATGAAAAAACCTAATGGTGAACCTTCACGCAAAGCATTAGCATTAAGAAAATGGAATTGCTAATGAAATCATTCAAACAATTTGTAACTGAAGCTGACAAGAAAGACACAATCGCATTAGATATTCCTTTGATGATTCGTGTTTTAGAATTAGCAAGAGAAGATATTAAATCAGACATGGACCTACACCGTGTCGTAGAGAGACTTATTGATATACGCAATAAAGGAACTCTAACAATGGATGATTATAATTACATTGCAAACATCAAAGAAAGCTATATGAAAGAAGACGGTATAGCTGTTCCGGGTCCTACCAATGTTGTAGGTACTGGTGCTATTGCAGGTTCAGGTGGCAAAGGTGGTGAACCTGGTGTTTATCTGAAAAAGAAAAGAAAAGTGGTCCTTCAACCAATGGGTCATAGAGCTCCACCAAGGATGTAATCATGTTTATGTGGTTATTGGATTTCTTACCTGATTGGGTTTTTTATGTTCCATTCTTTCTGAGTCTATTTGGATTAATCTTATCCATTTTTGCACCAATGCATAAGACACTCATACAAGTTGTTTGTGTGGTTGTTTTATTGTTTTCTGTGTATATGTTTGGTGGCATTTCTGAAAACAAAAAATGGAAAGAACGTGTCGCCGAATTGGAAGCTAAAGTTGTTGTAGCTGAAAATAAATCTGCAATAGAGACAGTCAAAGTTGTTGAGAAAGTTGTTTATCAAAAACAATTCATCAAACAAAAAGGTGCAGAAATTATAAAGTACATTGACAAAGAAGTTGTCAAATATGATACCAAATTTCTGCCAGGTGGACCTTGTGAAATGCCTAAAGAATTCATTGAATCTTTGAATAAGGCCGCAGAATGAACTTAGTTAGATTATTCACCATTTATATTTTTATCACAATACTGATTCTTATTACAGGATGCTCAACAACTGTTCCTGTAACAGTTAATTTTCCTTCTATTCCGGAAGAACTGAATGTACAATGTCCTCCGTTGAAGAAAATACCAGATGAATCAAAACTAAGTGACATTTCAAAAACAATAACAGAAAACTACAAACAATACAAAGATTGTTCTGCTAATAATAGTGGATTGATTGAATGGTTTAATAAACAAAAGAAAATATTTGAGGAGTTACAATGATTACACTAGAACAACTACAACAACTTCTTCCAAACAATCAATATGTTCAACAATGGCATGAAGCATTAGAGCAACTATTGCCTGACTATGAGATTAATACACCACATCGGATCGCAGCATTTATTGCTCAATGCTCACATGAGTCTGGTGGTTTCACTGCGTTAAAAGAGAATCTAAATTATAGAGCTGCAACACTTTGCAAAGTATTTCCAAAATATTTCACAGAATCATCAGCTCAACAATTTGCAGGTAAACAAGAAGCTATTGCAAATCGTGTATACGCAAATAGAATGGGTAATGGTCCTGAAGAATCTGGTGATGGTTATCGTTACTGTGGCCGTGGACTAATTCAGTTGACAGGTAAAGATAACTATCAGAATTTTGCTGATAGTCTTGAAATGAATATTGAAGAATTGCCAGAGTATCTTGGTACATTTGAAGGTGCAGTACAATCAGCATGCTGGTTCTGGGAAAGCAATAACTTAAACCAATGGGCAGATAAAGGTGACATTGTTACACTGACAAAAAGAATCAATGGAGGAACTATTGGTCTAGAAGATAGAATTAAACACTATGAACATGCTCTGCATGTATTAGGTTAATAAAATGGTTTCAAAAAAGGTTACTACTAGACGAAAAGTAGTTGAACCAGCACCGGCACCATCGCCGGCTACAAAAAGTTTCCCAACCGCGTTGCTAGGTGTGGGTATGGTTATTCTTACCAATTATCAAGCAGAAGTCAAACAGATACTATCTTTAATAATGAAGACATTAACATGAAAATATTAGATGAAATTTTAGAATTTAAAAGAACTCCATATGTTATTGCGGGGGTTATATTCATAAGCAGTTTGGTTGTTCTTAGTTGTTTCAAAAGTGCTGAAACGCAACTGACTACTCTTAACCATGCAGCTTCACTTAGTCATGTTATGGCTAAATCATCAGACGATTTAACTAATTATGCTAGATTTTTCGTAACAACCAAGAACGAACAATGGAGAACAGAGTTTAACAATGTCCTCAAAATTCGCAAAGGAGAACTAGCAGATGACAACGGAATCACAAAATCATTCAAAGTCAGAGTAAATGAAGTACCGTTCTCACAGACTGAATTGGATAAGTTATTGAAAGCGGAACAATTAAGCAATAATCTTGCTAAACTTGAGGTTGAAGCGTTTGCATGGATTGACAAAGGTAAACCCGAACCAAATTTTGACATAATGATGCATCACTACACAGAAGCACAGATGTTGATGTTTGGAGATGATTACAAAAAATACAAGAAAGAAATTGTTGACACTACAAATGAATTCTATGTAATGGTAGTGAACAGATTGCAATCGGAATATCTGTTCTATATGACAGCAGCATGGACAATGATTATTGTTATAAATTTAAGTTTAATTTTACTAGTAATGGTTATCAAACACAAAGAAGTACTTGATAAAAAACCTGTTAAAAGAATAGTTGCTAAAAAGGCACCTGTAAAAAAACCACAAGACACGAAGGTTTAAATGACTCGACACACTCATAAAAAAGAAGATTGGATGAACGCTAAATGGCGTCCAGCCATGGGATGGATGTACATGTTGGTGTGTACCTGTGACTTTGTAATATTTCCAATTCTCTGGAGTCTATTACAAGCATTTAGTCATGGCCAAGTTACAAGTCAATGGCAACCATTAACACTTCAAGGCGCAGGTTTGTTTCATCTCGCTATGGGTGCTGTATTAGGTGTTGCAGCTTTTGGTAGAACACAGGAAAAAATAAGCGGAACAAATTATGTTGCTCCGCCTGTACCACCAACACCTAACAATCAACCAATTATAAATAATCAAACACCAACAGCAGTTGTTGGTCGTAAAAGTCCAGTTCCTGAATCCAGTCAACCAATGCTTTGAGGTCCTATGAAAAATATTAAACACTATGTCAGTTTATTTTTCCTTGCATGTTTCTTGCTTATAACAGTAACACCAACAATGGCTGCAACCAAAGAAGTTTGCAGAACAGTAAAAAATGCTCAAGGAAAAATCAAAAGTGTTTGCAAAAAAATCAAAGTTCATAAGAAATTGGATGGCACTAAAGTTCCAGAGAAAAAGAAAAAATAATGGCAACACCAGACGATTTAAGGAATGTCCAAGTAGATGTGGGCATTTTAAAGACGCAAGTCACAACTATTTGTACACTCTGTAACAAAATGGACCAAGTAATAGAAAAATTGGTGGATCAACATGACCGCCACATAGCTAAGGTCTATGATGATATTGATAAAAGGCGCGTGGAGACCGATATGGACATTAAAGAGATACATGGACGTATTGATACAGTTTTAGATAAAGTTCAACATACCGAAAAAACTTTATTAGATGAAATTAAAGGCCTTCGAGCAGAAATGCAAGCTCACAATGCCAAGGAAAAAGAAAAGCTCCAACAACTTCTAGATTGGAAGTGGATGATTGTTGGTGGCATAATTGTCGTTACATGGTTGCTTTCTCATGTAGGACCTGATATACTACTAGGAAATTTAAAGTAACTTAACTTCCTGGTTTATTATGAGCGTCTTCATTGACAGAAATTTTCTATTACAACTATCACCCAAATTACAGAAGTTCTCCAAGAAGAAAGATGACCTCTATAATTTTCGGTGTCCTCTCTGTGGAGACTCACAGAAAAACAAAAGCAAATGCCGTGGTTATGTCTATCGCAAGAAGAATGACTACTTCTATATGTGTCACAATTGTGGTGTATCCACATCGTTCTATAATTTCCTAAAACAAGTTGATCCTAATCTACTTGAGGAATACCAGATGGAACGGTATAAAAACTCTGCAAATACCAATTCGCCTGAACCTGAGTTTTCAGAACTGAAGGTCAAACCTGTATTTTCCAAGAAATTGGACTTGCCGACAATTGAATCGTTGCCAGATGAACACTATGCTAAGAAATATGTTATGGGTAGAATGATACCAAGAAATATGTATTCGCAGTTATATTATTCGGATGACTTCAAGGCTTTTGTGGATTCGTTTGAAGTTGAAAAAGATATTATGGAAGGCGACAAACGCCTAATCATCCCTTTCTATGATAAAGAAGGGAACCTGACTGGATTTCAAGGCCGAGCACTTGGACAGTCAAAGATTCGTTACATCACAATCAAACTCATGGACGATGTTCCACGCATGTTTGGTATCAACCGTGTAAACGAAGACAAACCAATATATGTCTTTGAAGGACCAATCGATTCAATGTTTATTAAAAATTCTGTAGCTGTCGCCAGTTCGTCACTGGAATCGGCCGCAGAGTATTTGGACAAATCAAAAATTGTACTAGTTTTCGACAATGAACCTAGGAATAAAGAAATCGTAAAATTGATGGAACATGCAGTCGATAACCATTTCAATGTCGTTGTCTGGCCAGGAATCATAACAGACAAAGACATTAATGATATGGTATTAACTGGATTTGACATTGAAGAATTACATGATATAATGGAGAAACACACCTTTGTGAATCTTAGGGCTAAAATGGAATTTGTGAATTGGAAAAAAATATGAATGTAAATTTGATTTCATACTCTCAGGGAGTAGATGGTAAAAGTTTAATGGACCAGGTTGCCTACGCGGCCCGTGTGTCTAATCCAGCGAACCAGAACAACTCAGAGACTGCTGAGAAATTGGTTAGATACTTGATTAACAATCAACACTGGTCACCGTTGGAGGTGGTTTCGGTGTGTTTGGAGATTGAAACAACCCGTGACATTGCAAGGCAGATTTTGCGTCACCGTTCTTTTTCATTCCAAGAGTTTTCACAACGATATGCTGATGCATCACAACTTGGTTTTGAATTGCGTGAAGCAAGATTGCAAGATACCAAAAATCGGCAAAATAGTTTGCCTAGTACAGACTTCACACTGGATGATATGTGGCAAATTCAACAAAATAAACTTTTAGAACAAGTGCAAAAAACATACAAATGGGCCCTCGACAACGGTATTGCAAAGGAACAGGCTCGTGCAATTTTACCGGAAGGCATGACAAAATCACGCATGTATATGAACGGAACCCTTAGGTCATGGGTCCACTATATACAACTCCGAAGCGCAAACGGAACACAGAAAGAACACCAAGAAATAGCTCTTGCATGTGCGGCCGCAATTGAACCAATTTTCCCAATGATTATGGAGTATACAAATGAATAGTTCTGATGATGTTAAACGATTTATGGACGCTTGTGACCAAAAAGAAACAGGATTTGGAAAACAATCAAACCTTTATATGGCCTTAATTCGGGAAGAGTTTGATGAATTAATGAATGCCTTTTTTCGCGGAAATATGGTGGATATTGCAGATGGTTGTGCAGATTTAAAATGGGTAATTGAGGGATTAGAACACACTTTGCAAATTCCACAACAAGATGTTTGGAATGAAGTTGCAAGAAGTAATTTGGCCAAAATTGACGATGAAACTGGAAAAGTATTAAAAAGAGCAGATGGAAAAGTTCTAAAACCTGAAGGTTGGACTCCGCCTGATATTAAAAGTATTTTGAAAAAATAATAAGGAATAAAGATGGAATACATGGGTATAAATATAGATTTAGAAAGAGATAAACTCTTTGATGAATTAGGAATAAAAAGACTTAAAGAGTCTTACATGAAAGATGATGAAACTTCACCACAAGAAAGATTTGCCTTCGTTTCCGCAGCCTTCGGAACTGACCCAGCTCACACTCAACGATTGTACGACTATTCCTCAAAACACTGGTTATCTTATTCAACTCCTATTTTATCTTATGGTCGTTCTAAAAAAGGACTTCCAATATCGTGTTTCCTTAATTTTATCGATGATACAGCGGAGGGTCTAGTTGACAACCTATCTGAAACAAATTGGCTCTCAATGTTCGGCGGCGGTGTCGGCATCGGCTTTGGCATTCGCTCAGCGGATGATAAATCTACTGGAGTTATGCCCCACCTTAAAATCTATGATGCATCATCTCTCGCTTATAGACAAGGTAGGACTCGCCGTGGTAGTTATGCCGCTTATCTTGATATTTCTCATCCAGATATTACAGCTTTTCTAGAAATGCGTAAGCCCACAGGTGACCCAAATGTTCGTTGCTTGAATCTCCATCACGGAATAAATATCACAGATGACTTTATGCAGTTGATTGAAAACTGTATGTTGGATCCAACAGCGGATGATTCTTGGAATCTAGTTGATCCATATAGTGGTGTAATTCGTGAAACTGTTTCAGCTAAACACCTTTGGCAACAGATTCTTGAATTGCGTATGCACACAGGTGAACCTTACATCCACTTCATTGATACAAGTAATAGAATGCTTCCGCAATGGTTGAAGGACAAAGGACTAAAAGTACACCAATCTAATCTTTGTTCAGAAATCATTTTACCGACAGATAAAGAAAGAACAGCTGTTTGTTGCCTTTCCTCGTTAAATCTGGAGAACTACGATGAATGGAAAGATGAACCATTATTTCTCAGAGATGTTGCAGAAATGCTGGATAATGTTTTGCAGTATTTTATTGATAATGCTCCTGATACAATTCAACGTGCTAGGTATTCTGCCGCTCGTGAACGCTCTATTGGCGTTGGCGCCTTGGGCTTTCATGCCTACCTCCAACGAAACGGAATCGCTTTTGAAGGAGTTATGGCCAAGGTCGCAAACAATAGAATCTTTAAGTCAATAAGAGAGAAATTAGATGAAGCTAATCTCACTTTGGGTAAAGAACGTGGTGAAGCTCCAGATGCTCTTGGTACTGGCAAGCGTTTCAGTCATCTTATGGCTATTGCTCCAAATGCTTCTTCATCTATCATTATGCGAAATACTAGTCCTAGTATAGAGCCTTACCGTGCTAACGCTTACCGTCAGGACACTTTATCTGGATCATTTTTAAATAAGAACAGATGGCTTGATATAATCATTAAAGGATTGACACAAACAGAAGAAGAATATAATGAAGTGTGGTCTTCTATTATTGCTAATGATGGTTCTGTCCAACATTTGAATATCTTAGATGAAAATCAAAAAGCGGTATTCAAAACATCTATGGAAATTGACCAGCGTTGGGTAATTGATTTGGCTGCCGATAGACAGGTATACATTGACCAAGCACAGTCACTGAATCTATTCTTCAGGCCAGACGTTAACATCAAATATCTTCATGCTATCCATTTTATGGCATGGAAAAAAGGATTGAAGACATTGTACTACTGCCGTTCAGAGAAGATTGGCAAAGCTGATAAAGTTTCAAAGAGAATTGAAAGACAAGTCATTAAAGAAATAGATATGACACAAATTGCACAAGGTAACGATTGTATAGCTTGTGAAGGTTAATTATGTTTGAGTATATACTGACATTTTTTGCTGTATTTTTTACCGACATATTTTATACTTACTATTTGAAATCGGTACAAGAAGAAAAAGTAATTAATGCCAGTATATGGGCTTCTATAGTTTTCGTTATTGCTTGTGTTGCAGTTATAAATTATACAGTTGACCATTGGTTATTAATTCCCGCCGGTGCAGGTGCATTTTGTGGTACTTTCGTTGGTATGATTTTAAGACGGAGATTAATAAAATGAAAACTATAGCTCTATTCCAAGATGACCGAAATAAAGAATCACTATCTTGTGTTGATGGTGTGATTGAAGCACTGTCACCACATTTTAATATTAAAATCTTTAAAAAAGAACAATGTACAGAAGAAACATTTGAGTGTGTTGATATGTTGGCATTTCCTGGAGGTGTTGGTGATGCAGATGATTATTTTCATATGTTTCCTAGGAAAAGAGCAAACGCAGTAGCTAAATTTGTTGAAAATGGTGGCGCATATCTTGGTATATGTGTTGGTGCTTATTGGGCTGGTCCAAACTATTTTGACATCTTAAAAGGTGCAGAACCTGTACAATATATCAAAAGGCCTACCGCCGACATCATGAGAAGTTTTAACATTGCTGCACATTGTATGTGGGAAGGTGAAGAAGAACAAATATTCTTCCGTGACGGCTGTACGTTTGTAGGAGACCTTAGTCATTCAGAAATAGTAAGCACATATTATAATAAAGAACCAATGTGTATTAGACAAGGTAAAATTGGTGTTATGGGTGCCTGTTTAGATTCTTTGGAATGGTGGTATGATAACAAGAAATTAAAACAATATTGGCATGAGGGCAGACACCATAAGTTATTATTGGAATTTGTTAATAAATTAACGGAGAAATAAAATGAAAAGAATTTTAAGATTCACAGCAGAGTGGTGCAGGCCATGTAAATCAATGGCTGCTATTTTAGAAGAAGTCAAAGGAGATACTTTAATTGAGATAATCGACATTGACAAATATTCTGATATTGCAGTTGAGTTTGGTATTAGGTCTGTGCCGACTCTTGTAATGATGAATGAAAATATTGAAGTTAAGAGAATGACCGGTTTGAAAACTAAGAACGATTTGGAAATTTGGTTAACAACATAAATTTAAAAAATGCAAAAGACATATAGAAGTATATTCATTTCTGATGTTCACTTAGGAACCAAAGATTGTCAAGCAGATAGATTGAATAACTTTTTAAAACATAATAGTTGCGACACTCTTTATCTTGTGGGTGACATTATTGATGCATGGAGAATACAACAGAACAAATGGAGGTGGAAACAAAGCCACACTAATGTTGTTCGTAGAATTCTTGGCCATGCCAAGCGCGGGACTAGAGTAGTGTATGTGGCAGGTAATCACGATGAATTCCTAAGACCTATGATTCCCTATGGATTCAGTTTTGGTCTAGTTGAAATACATAATCAAATAGAACATATTGGTGCTGACGGTAAACATTACCTTGTTGTTCATGGAGATTTGTTTGATGGTATCACAAGATTGGCTCCTTGGTTAGCATTCTTAGGTGATAGAGCATACGATTTAATTTTGAGTTTAAATTCCAAATTTAATTGGTTCAGACATAAGTTTGGTTTTGGATATTGGAGTTTAAGTCAGTATCTGAAACAGCGTGTGAAAAAAGCTGTTGACTTTATGTTCAAGTTTGAGTATAATCTATCTAACTATTGCAAAAAACGTGGATATGATGGTATAATTTGTGGCCATATACACAAGGCGGAAATTAAGGATATTAATGGTGTTGTTTATATGAATGATGGTGATTGGGTTGAAAGTTGTACTGCATTGGTAGAACACCATGACGGTAAATGGGAAATAATCACTTGGACAAAAGGATCAGATAATGATGCTGAGTGATAAAATTACTATTGTTATTCCTTGCAAGAATGAAGAAAGATATATTTTTCATCTGTTACTCAACCTAAAGAGACAGAACATAGGTAATACAAGAATTATTATTGCTGATTGTTCTACGGACGCCACAAGAGATACTATCGATTTTTATAAAGGTAATTTAAATGTTGAAGTTATTGAAGGTGGACCAGTTTCAATTGCCAAGAATAATGGTGCAAAACTAGTCACTACTCCTTACATTTTGTTTATTGACGCCGATGTGAGATTTTTTAGTGACATGGTTATTCGTGATGCAGTTGATGAATTGGAATCAAACAACCTCGACCTTGTTGGACTCTATATAAAGTGTTATGATAAGAACAAAACAGCACAGATTGGATTTATGACATTCAATTTTGTAAACCGTATAATGAGTTACAAAGTTCCTTTTGCTGTTGGTGCATTCATGCTTACACGCCGAGATAAATTTGAAGAATATGGTGGCTTTGCTGAGAAGTATGGAACAAGTGAAGACTTTTTCCTGTCAAAGATGTATGATACAAAGAAGTTTAAATTAGTCAATCATTATGTTGGCCAAGATAGTAGAAGATTTCAAAAAATGGGTTACTTTGGTATGGCTTTATACCTAATCAAGAATTTTTGGAATAGAAATAATAAAAAATACTGGGACAACATAAATCACTCAAAATACTGGAATTAAAGAAAGAAAGAAATGATTAAAAAAACAAAACAAGACGTTACACAAGAACGAACATACTTTAAACCATTCAACTACGCATGGGCTTATGATGCATGGTTGAAACATGAACAATCACATTGGTTGCATACAGAAGTTCCAATGTCGGAAGATGTTAAAGATTGGAAAAACAAACTATCGACCGAAGAAAAACAATTCTTGACACACATCTTTAGATTCTTCACACAAGGAGATATTGACGTTGCTGGTGGTTATGTAAACAACTACTTGCCATATTTCCCACAACCAGAAATGCGTATGATGTTGTTGGGTTTTGCTGCTCGTGAAGCTCTACACGTTGCTGCTTACTCACACTTGATTGAAACTCTTGGTCTACCAGAAACAACATACAATGAATTCTCTGAGTATGCTGAAATGCGTGAGAAACATGATTATGTAATCGACATATCTAAACAGAATACAACTAAACAAAATACAGCAACACACATTGCTGTATTCTCTGCATTCACCGAAGGCATGCAGTTGTTTTCTTCATTCATTATGTTATTGAATTTCCCACGCCACGGCAAAATGAAAGGTATGGGTCAGATTGTTACTTGGTCCATCGTTGATGAAACACAACATGCTGAGAACATGATTAAATTGTTTAGAACATACATAGGTGAGAATCCAGAAATTTGGAATGATGAACTGAAATCTCGTATCTATACTATCGCAGAAAAGATGGTTGAACTTGAAGATAAGTTTATTGATTTAGCTTTCAATATGGGTGCTATGGAAGGTCTATCTGCGGAAGATGTTAAGAAGTACATTCGTTACATTGCTGACCGTAGATTGATTTCGTTGAGTTTGAAAGGTATCTTTAAAGTTAAGAAAAACCCATTACCATGGGTTGAAGAAATGATTAATGCTCCAACGCATACAAACTTTTTTGAGAACAGAGCAACCGATTATGCAAAAGGTGCTTTGTCTGGAGATTGGGGTGATGTATGGGCAAACTAATAACAAAAATGGGAGATAAAAATGAAAAACAAGATAGTATCAGGAGAATGTCTAAACTGTGAATCAACATACGAAGTTGAGTTTTATGAGGAACTAACCTCACAAGAAATGCCAGAGTTTTGTCCATTTTGTGGCGAACCCATCGAAGAATTATCCGAAGAATATATAGAGGATGATGACATTGATGAAGATGACTTAAAATGGGAATAAACTGGTTATATAAAGACTCAGACTTTGCAGAAGATTTGATTGGAGATAGTTACGGGTTTGTATACATGATAACAAACCTAGAAACAAATAGAAAATACATTGGTAAGAAACTTTTCTATTTCTCCAAAACAAGACAAGTAAAAGGCAAAAAGAAAAAATATAAAGTGGCTAGTGACTGGCCAACTTATTATGGAAGTAGTGAAGAATTACAAAAAGATGTTGTACTCTATGGAAAAGATAAATTCAAAAGAGAAATACTACATCTATGTAAATCAAAAGGTGAATGTAGTTATGTTGAAGCAAAAGAACAATTTGCACACAAAGTTATGGAGAGTGAAGAATATTACAATAGCTGGATTATGGTTAGAGTAAGAAAATCACACATTAAGGATTATAATGCTAGACTACTTAAAGAAATTTGATAAGGCAAATTTTCACACATTTATGTTTCTGCCAGGTGAAGAAGAAGATTCACTTCACATTGAAGTTAATGAATTGAAAGAAGCTGGTGAAAAAGTACCTGGCAGTGTTTTAGGTGATTGTTATGATGTTATATTGTTCAGAGAAACTGAAGACGGAGACATTGATGATTTAGAGAGATTTGATGCAATTCTGGCCGCACCGTTGGAATATATGTCCATGTTAATTCCGTTGGATTTTTATGGAGTCATTTGCAAAAAAACAACAACATCTGGTAGACTTATGGATGGAATATTTGACAAATTTCAAGAAACGTGATATAGTGTAGTTTTATAACTTATGGATTTATAATGATTCTTGTCGACCTGAACCAGGTTCTTTTAGCAGGCTTAATGGCTCAACTATCAAACCAAAAAGGAGTTAAGTTGGAAGAAGACTTAATTCGCCACTTGGTCCTAAATATTCTTAGGATGCACCTAAAGACTTTCCGTAACGAATATGGTGAAGTTGTACTCTGTTGTGACAACCGCAAGTATTGGCGTAAGGAGTTCTTTCCATTCTACAAGGCAGGTCGTAAAGCAACCCGTGAAAAATCTGCACTTGATTGGCACCTGATTTTCGAATTGTTGACCAAACTCAAACAAGAGCTTAAAGAAAACTTTCCATACAAAGTTATTGATGTTGACGGAGCAGAAGCTGATGACATTATTGGTACACTTGCACCAAGATATGCAGCACACCAAAAAGTATTGATTTTGTCCAGTGATGGAGATTTTCTCCAGTTGCAACAATATGGACCAAATATTAAACAATACAATCCAGCACAAAAGAAATATATTAAATCACAGAACCCATTGATTGAGTTAAAAGAGAAAATCATTCGTGGTGATAAAGGTGATGGCATTCCAAACATCTTTTCACCATCAGATTGCTTTGTCCGAGGTGTTCGACAAAAGAGTATATCAGAAGATAAATTGAATAAACTGTTAAAAGAAGATATGGATAAAACCAGTGACTTAATTGACAGTAATGCTTTGACGGGGTTCTCACGCAATAGGACATTAATTGACCTTACTTGCATACCTGTTGAAATCAAAGAGAAAATCATAAATACCTATGATGATTCTAAACCTGCATCTAAACAAAAGATGTTTAACTATTTTATTCAGTACAGGCTGAAAAATTTAATGGAAGTAATTGAGGACTTTTAATGAAAAATATATATGAAATATTCGACCAATTTGAACTTGCTGTAACTAAGCAACAACGAATGGATGTAATTGGAAAAAATCTATCACAAGTATTGGCTGATGTGTTAAAGCTAGGATTTCATCCAGAACCAAAATGGTACTTTAATGAAATGCCTGCTGGATATGTGGTTAAAAATGTTCCTCCAGGAATGAGTTATGCGAGCCTTTCAACCGAGATGCGAAAACTGTATATGTTCCAAAAGGGTAACGAAACCGCTGATAAACTAACAGATAAAAAACGTGAACAACTTTTGGTTGAGTTGTTGCAGAATTTGGAACCCCGTGAAGCGGAAGTTGTAATGGGTATTTTCAGAAAAGATTTCGGTGTAATTGGACTTAATTATAAGTTCGTTAAAGAGGCTTTCCCGGCAATGTTGCCATAACTATAGGAGTTTTAGGTGTCAAAAGATGTAGAGAAGTTTCGCAAAGATAGAAACTACAACGAAGATTATGGTTTTGAAAAAAACCAATACGATAAACGTAAGAAGCGAGACAAACAAAAGAGTTTTACTAGACCATCTCAATTTGATAAGTACGAAACCGATTGGGGTGCCGATAAAATGAAATTTAGACGTTAAGTGTTGTATTAAAACAACAAATAACTTGACAATTACTTGAAAGTTCTGTATAATGTGAATCTTGTACGGAAATATATTATGTTTATCCACTGTAAAGTTCCCAAATCTAAAAAACGGAAAGTGCCTAAGAACCAACAGGCACAGTATGAAGAATGGCTCAAATCCATCGAGGATATGAAGCCTAAGTCATTAAGTAAATACTCTAAAACAATGGAAGTTAAAACTCCTGTTGTGACCAGTGTTTATGTCCGTGAAACGGCCAAATTTAAGTCTTTAGATACGGGACCAGGTGATGCAACTAAAGCTCCAGCTAAAATATACACTGGTTCTATGGTCAAAGGTATTGCAACAATGCATAAATCTAATGCCGTACCTGTTTTTACTGATGAACAAGCAAAAGACATTTCAAGTATGAGGCGTTAACATGAAAAAACTCAATTTTACACTAAAACTAGCACGTCCGCACTGCCGGACTCCCATAAAACCCGTGCAAAAGCACAAAATTGTGTCAGAGCACGACCGGAAAGTCAAACATCCGCAGAAACTGTCACGAATTCTTCTCGGAGAGCAATAAAAATGACAGAAAATACAGAAATTGACAATAAAAAACCAAAATTCACTGCGGAATCACTAAATGAACTCAATCAAGCAGTTTGCCGATGGGCTGTTATGACACAATTCGAACAGGATCAAGAAAATTATGAACAACTACGACAATATACCAACTGAAAACACTTGGATTACATACATTCAAGAAGCCGAAGACGGATCCGGCGATGGAATTCTGACTTTTCCACCAGAGCTAATCGAAAAAATGGGTTGGAAAGAAGGAACAACACTACATTTAGAGGTGACCGAAGAAGGCACACTAATTATTACTGACAAAAGCTTGACAAATAACGAAAATAGTGTATAATACATACATTACTTTTAGGAAATACCATGGAACTAATCGAATCCAAGTCAATTCTAGCCAAACTTATGGCAACCGAGAACCTTCATATCGAACAACGCAAGGTTCCAACAGCATCCTTTGATGTTAAAAATCGTATTCTAACCATTCCTATCCTGGAAAACGGAATATCATCTTACCTGTACGACCTATTCATGGGTCACGAAGTCGGTCATGCACTTTATACACCAGAAGATGGTATGAAAAAGGCCTACGACCTAAAATACTCCATGAGTGTTATGAATGTACTGGAAGATTCCCGTATTGAACGTAAAATCAAAACAAAATATCCTGGCATTCGCCAGTCTTTCATTCGTGCTTACAGAGAATTGGTTGACCAAGATTTCTTTGGTACCGCAGGCAAAGACCTAAATGAACTAAATTTCATCGACCGTGTTAACCTTTACTGCAAAGGTGGTGCATCTACTGGTATTAAATTCGATGATGTTGAAACCGAACTTCTGGAAGAAATCGAAAATACACAAACCTATGATGATGTAATTGAAGTTTATAAAAAAGTTTCTGATTACATGAAAAGCCAAGAAGAAGAAAATCCGGAAGAAGAAAGTGGAACTGAAAAAGGCGAAGTTGATTTATCCGATGAAGAAATGGATCAAATTCTTGAAGAAATCCTTGGTGAAAAATCTGATGAAAATTCCAAAGAAGAAGAAAGTAAAAAAGGCAAAACTTCTGATGAAGAAGGTGTAAATGAAGAAGGAACAAAATCTTCTAAACCTGAAAGTGGCGGAGCTGAAGGTGTTGATGATAAATCTGGTAAAAATCAAGGTGGTGGTGCCGGCGGCCGTAAAACAAAACAAGTTGAAGAACCTGTTTCAGAAACAGATGAAGCTTACCGTAAAAACGAAAGCCGAATGTTTTCTTCTAGTTCCTTAGAATATGGATATGGTAATGTTCCAAATCTGAACACTGATAGAATTATCGTGGACCACAGTGTAGTTTGGTCTCGTTATGAAGATGATGTTACTTTTAAGTATAAAGAATTGGGTGGACCCAAATCCGAATGGAAAGAATTCTTAGTAAAAGATAAAGAAGAATTTCTTAAATTTCGTGAAGATTCTAAGAAAGTGGTTTCTTATCTTGTAAAAGAATTTGAGCTGCGTAAGAATGCTGACCAAATGAAACGTGCAAGCATTTCAAAAACTGGTGAACTGAACATGAGTAAGATTTTCTCTTATCAATTCAGTGAAGATATTTTCAAGAAGATTACTGTTGTACCTGGTGGTAAATCACATGGTCTGGTTATGTTCATTGATTGGTCAGGTTCCATGTCTGATAACATTGGAAACACCGTAAAGCAATTATTGAACCTTGTGATGTTTTGCAAGAAGATTAATATTCCTTATGAAGTGTATGCTTTCAGTACAGAATATGAAGACATTGATAAAGGTTGGCAACATCAAAATAGTTTAAAACGTGGAGATATGTGTCTTTCTGATTTTAGATTATTGAATCTTCTTTCAAACAAAATGAGTGCCGTTCAATTCACTAAAGCTGCTGGTGCTCTTTTAAGATATGAACAACATGGGCGTTGGACAATGCCTGATTGGTTTAAACTTGGCGGAACTCCTTTGAATGAATCTATTGTTGCTGCAATGAAAATTGTTCCTAAATTCAAAAAAGAAAATAGACTGCAAATTGTTAATACCGTATTCTTGACTGATGGTGAAGGAAACAAATGGACTGCTGTTGCTGATGGTTATGGCCGTTATCTGTGGTCAGCTCAAGGTTATGGTAGTAAGAATCAAAGATTGGTTATCCGTGATCCAATTACAAAGTATGAAGTGATGATTTCAACTATGTCCGACAATGAACTGACTTCAGCTTATATCAAACTTTTGAAAGTTCGTACAGGTTGTAACATCATTGGTTTCTATGTTCTTCCAGGTCGCCAATTTAGTTATGTTGCATCAAAATACATGCCAGACCTTGACACTGTTCATGTTGACAAAATGAAAAAAGATTTTCGTACTAACAAATTTCAGGTTATCACCAACGGTGGTTTTGATGAATATTATTTGCTCCGTTCCGAAGGCCTAGATACTGATGAAGATTCTGAATTTGAAGTAGAAGAATCTGCATCTTTGAAAAAGATTGCTTCTGAATTTAATAAATTCAGTTCTTCAAGGAAAAGTAGCCGTGTTGTTTTGAACCGGTTTATTGATTTGATTACATAAGGAGTTAGTATGTTTGATTTATGTTATACTGCACAAGTAGATAATAAGAAAAGTGAAGTTCGCAAGGATGCAATGGGTGTATACACTATCGCTTTCTATATGAATGAAATGTTTTCACATTCTTCACGGAGTTATGTAAAAGAAGAAGCTGAGAAATTGGCTGATGATTTTGTTGGTAATAGCCGTCCTACATTCCTATCAGAATGAAAGTATTAATCACTGGTTCAAACGGGTACATCGGTAAGCATTTGTATAAGATGCTTACCGAGACTCGACCTGACATTGATATTTGGCGATTAGACTATGCTGATCCTGTGTGGACTAACAGTATTGATATTCGTAATCCTAATGCTCTTTACAAGAGTTTTTTTGGTATTAAGTTTGGTGCCGTAATCCATCTTGCCGCACTTATCCGTGTGGGAGAATCGGTTCAAAAACCTAGCGAATATTGCAAAACAAATGTCAATGGTACAATCAATCTACTGGAGAATTTGGAATATAAAAACTTCATTTTTGCATCTACCGGTGCTGCAGACAATCCAACAAGTCCTTATGGTTATAGTAAGTTGATGGCTGAACATATCATTAGAGAATATATGGGAGAAAGAGATTACACCATATTTCGATTCTATAATGTTATTGGGTCTGGAGGTTATCCTGCAACGAATCCAGATGGTCTGTTCTACAATCTGACTAACGCTATACAAACTAGAGATTTCACTCTTAATGGAACGGATTATCGAACCAAGGATGGTACTGCTGTCCGGGAATATGTCCATGTGAACGATATTTGCAGAGCGCTCATTAAAGCTATAGATAAACCAAGTATGTCTATTGAGAACTTAGCTTATGGTGATACTCGGACAGTCCAAGAGATTATTGACATTTTTAAGAAAGTCAACGGTGTAGATTTCAAAGTGAGTCATTCTCCTAGGCGACCGGGTGATGCCGTAGAAAATTATTTGAAGAATCCCTCAACTTACATGGAACGTAATTATACTTACGAAGAAATGTTAAAAATATAGAAAGAAAATTATGCTAAAGCCTTTGAACAAAAAACTAGTGGTAGAAATTATCGAAAAAGAAAAGGTATCACCAGGTGGTATTATTTTGACCAGAACTGACCGTGATGAAGTTAACCGCGGTAAAGTTATCTCTGTTGGTCCAGAAGTGCTTGACATTTCTGTTGGTGATGTTATACTAACCAACTGGAATGCAGCTTCAAAGACTGTTGTTGAAGGAAACACATTCTATATCCTTTCCGAAGAAGATGTAGTTTTGATTTTTGAGGAATAAATGGCAAAAACAAATTGGAATATAAATTCTTGGGACGATTTTCACAAAAACATAAATGACCCATTGCTAGAAACTCAACATGTAATCAAAGGTGAAATGTTGACGGCTAATTTTAAAATAACAGAATTTCAAAAATTAAGCCTCGACGTTGGAGATTCAGAAGCTTGGATTAAGAAAAATTTATGTCATATGATTGCTGAAGAATTGTTACGGTCTAAACATGTTTTGTTTACAAAAAGGGAAGATAAAATAATAGGTGGCACCGATTATCTAGCTCGAGCATTCCTTGTTCCTTCGGACATGGTACAAATCTTGAAACAGGTTAAATGAATTTATTATGGAAAAACTTTATATGATTACTGAACCCACTGAACGGTTGTCCGATGCGGCCCTGAAAGCCAACTTTCAATATTATACTGGATTGTCTATTGAACACAAAAGCAAACACATGGAGTATGACGATAAAGCCTTTTTCATTAAGAAAGAACTGAGGCTCCGTGAATGTGTGAGGATGTACAATGGCGACCAGAAGCAAGAAGCCTGAACCGTTTGTCGTAGAAGTCCTGAGTACCGAAGGTTACAGGCACTTCTGGAATGATGTTGAGATTGATGAAGTGACATTCAATAAAAACAACAAAGACCACGAAGAATGGGTTGCAAGGTTTCAGGAGACTATTGAACCTCCACCTAAGAGGAAAAAGAAATGACAGAAGATGAAAAAGATTCCGTTCGTATTAGGATGCATGAACTAATGTTTCCTGTAGAACAACAAATTTTGATGTGTGATAGCCGAGAAGAACTTCTAATGATGGCTTGTGCTATGATGCAACGGTCAGCTGAAATCATAGATTCACAGATTAGCCGGAAAGCTCGTAGTAGACTTTTTATGGACATGGTATGATATTCAATAGAATCAAAGAATTAAAACAACAAGGCCTGACCATCGGTATTACCTTTTCGACCTTTGACCTATTACATGCTGGACATATTGCTATGCTGGCTGAAGCGAAGAACCATTGTGATTACCTGATTGCTGCACTTCAGACCGATCCGACTATCGACCGACCTGAGTCCAAGAATCCTCCCATTCAGAGTATAGTAGAAAGACAGATTCAATTATCTACGAATCGCAATGTGGATGAAGTGGTAGTTTATCAGACAGAAAAAGATTTAGAGGACCTCTTGCTTATTCTGCCTGTTGATGTTAGAATATTAGGAGTAGAGTACAAGGATAAGGACTTTACTGGTAGAGATATATGCCAAAAAAGAGGAATAGGAATTGTTTACAATGGCCGAGACCATTCTTTTTCATCCTCCAGTCTCCGTAAGAGAGTGGCGGAAGCTGAAAGAAATAGGAAATGAACAAATAGGACAAATAGGAGTTTAAGAATGACCGAAGAAATTATTGAAGATATTGAACCAATCAACAAAGAACCTGAACTTACACCGGCCGAGAAAAAAGCCAAAGATAAGGAGATGATTAAGAAAATCAAGAAACAGAATCCTGGTGTCAAAGTCAAACGAGCACCTGGTGGTGGTTTTCAGATTTCCAATCCTAGGTCACCAAGTTCTTTGCTTACTAACCTAATCAAACGCTTAGAGATTAAATGACCCCCAAGAAGAAAATTTTTATAGTGGCGGGTAACCCCAAAGAGTTCGAAGATTACCAAAGAAAGAAACTCCATGAGTGGACCGAATATGGTGGAGAATTAGAAGGATATTTTCCTGAGTACGTCTATGTTAGTAATGCAAATCAACTTAAAGGCTTGAACGAAATAGAAGGATACTATATTGGGTCCTATGAGGACAGAACTGATTTAGATGAGATAACATGGTGCATAAAAGCCATTAAGGCTAGAAAGACCATAGAGGATGTTCAAAAAGGTTCCAACGGTATATCAGGTAAATTCGCTTCCACTATTATTAATGATGAATTTCAGCCGCAGCCGGCTATTACGGTTGCCGTTGGTACTATGTTACCTGTTACTATGTTACCAATAGGATCAGGTGGTACAATTAGTAATATTAACACCACAGTAACCACTCAGTATAGTTATCCGAACCCCAATTTGGAACAAAGAACGAAGGCGCTCGAAGAAGCCTTAGAGGAAATAAAGACTAGGTGGGAGATAAAGAATGAAACTATTTGAGAAGATGGTAAAGATTGCGGGTTCTTTTAGAACCACAAAGACCACAAATAGAAAGACAGGTAAGGTCAGTACATCGACCAAGAGAGTGAAACCATCAGGTGTTGCTAGAACCACTAAGAGGAAAAAACATTAGGGCCTCTGCGGCCTCCTGAAAAAAAATTAGGAGGCGAAAATAGTGAAAATTCGAAAACTGCTTGGAGGGGCCAGAAAATAAAATGGAAAAGAAAAGAGTTTCGCCATGGAGAACTTTTTCTTAGCACGCACCGCCATATCGCCATAGCCTGTCGCCGGCACTGCTGCCAGCCCCTGCCGACCACTGTGCTTCCAAGCAGTGGGGGCTTGACCTCCCCCACCACCTGTGTTATACTGCCTGATTAGCCTTGTGGATTAGCTTGCCAGCCACAGAGCAATCCAGAGCGAGCCCGATCCTCCGAGCCATATCATAACCCATCAGAACATTAACCATATCCAACCATGCCATTATCCTGCCCTCCAGTAAACTGTATCCATTACCACTACCACCAAGACCAACAGGTAGGTCAAGGTGAATGCCAGACCAGTCAAGGTCTTCTCCATGTCCTTGTCCATATTATGCCTCCAAAGCTTTGATAGCGTCAGAGGTACGAGCCGCGAAGCACTCAAGCCAATGCTCTTGCTGTGCCTTGGTCATCTCCGAGAACATGGACAGGACCGTGCTCTCCATGTAACCTGCCGAGAAGGCGTAGGTCTTGTGCTTTTTAACCGAAGCGTCACCGAAGTCCCTCAGGAGGTTTTGCATACGGAGGGTACGGACTTTGCTTGCTGCGGATTGTGTCTTGAACATTTTGCTTCCTAGTTTCGTTTAGATGGTGCCATTATACACAGGTTCGGTCGGAATGTCACAACCTATAGTTGCGATCCTAGGAATTCTTCAGGCAGGTATCCCAGCAGAGCCTCCTCGCGGCAATTCATCAGGAGCCCCTCGATGGCCATCAGGTCACCCATGGCTATGTCGGTTTTAATCTGATCCAGGACGGCATCGATTAGGGAAGCAGGGTCATCCTTGAATAGTTCGGCACGGGTCAAGGTTTGTCCTTGTAAGCGTTGCATCAGGTCAGCTTTGTAATTTTCGTTCATTTTATGTCCTTGGTTACCATATAGAAGCACACTACCAGTCCCGAGGATTCGAACCTCTTTCTCTTATAGTTTACCACGACTTTTTCGGTCAGGCAAGCAGTATGCTTCTATATGGGGGCTTGACAAAGCAAGCCCCTTGTGATATAATCAGCCCTTGGTCACAATAACTGCGGATGGTTTGCGATTCGCTTTGAGAGCTTTCGCACCGACTGGAGCAGTCAGCTTTTCCAGTTTAGCTTTCGCTTTTGCGATAGCAGCTTCCTTGCGCGCAGCAGCCATAACCAATTTATCTTGCTTGATAGCGAAACGCTCATGAGCATATTGTTTAGCCATTTGAGCGACTTCAGCTTTGAGAGCCTTCAGAGCTTCACGCTTGAGTGCGAGAGCAGAACCGAGAAAAGATTTTGATTTAGCCATTTTAAAGTTTCCTTTTTTGTTTACGATGGATGTATTATACACCCGGTTGAGAGAAAAGTCAAGCAACTTTGGTTGCGAATTTGGTAATGTAACCGTAGGGCAGGCCCAGCAGGTACTCAGCGAAGCCTTGGTCGCCATTAGCGCCTTCGGCGTCCATGATCCAACGGATGGCCGTCTCGGCATCCTTAGCACCAGTGGCCATCAGGTCATCCACGCGAGCCTCGAAGCGAGCAGCGGCTTTACCTTCAGCGAAGGCACGCTGCAGCTCCTCTTGGCGGATGACCAGCTCGAGAGCCTCAAATTCAGCCAAGAACATTTCCTCGGTCCAGTGGAGGGTATTTACATGGCGAGGACGGAAGCCATGAGCGTCCTTGTACATATCCCAGTGGATGGATTGAAGCTCTTCGGTGCGGGTCATTTCGGTCATTTGGAGTCCTTAAATTAGGTGGTTGATCCGTGCTTGACTTTTTGCGTGGTTCCCTTTTTGCTTTCGCGTGGGTTCCGTTTTGCGTGTCTTGCTTTTTGGATCAACCTTGTTTCGTTTAGATGGTGCCATTATACCAGAGTTGGTCTTTCCTGTCACAACCTATAGTTGCGATTTGGAACTATTTGGCAATCACCTCAGTGGCCGCAGCCTTGACCTTGACCAGACCATGGTCGGCCAACTGAGCAAAGCCAGTAAAACCAACCGTAGCCACTATGATACCAAAAGCCATACCAATTAAAAATTTCATTTTATTCCTCATTACCAAAAGAACCATAATCCTCATCCGTACCAAAGCCCGCAGAGGCCATGGCCGAATCGTGGTCACCGTCCATAGAATCATCGACGGATTCTTCCAGGTCATCGGTGTAGCCTTCAACGTAGGTGCCGTCGTCAGCCATAGAATTTACATAGTCATGGAAACCCTCATTGTAGGCCGTACGGTCCATTTCCTTCAGCACACGGGAAGGCAGGAAGGAGGAGAAGCCCAGAGTAACCTCAGGGTATACGTCATCCAGCATTTCGTCGTAGCTTTGCAGAGCATCATATTCGGAGATTATCATTTTGCGTCCTTGTTTCGTTTAAGTGGTGCCATTATACAATGGATTGGTAGGAATGTCAAGCAACCTTAGTTGCGAAATGGAGTCTCAAATAATAGAGAGCACCCAACCGGCTGGAGAACCAGCGGGCCAATCCACTATCATAGTCCTGGCAAAGGCCGGTGTCGCATCCTGTGGCTGGTGGTGTAGGGTGTGTCGTTTTCATAGGTGCCATTATACCAGAACCAGTGGGATTGTCAAGCGAAAAATCACAACAATGGTTGCGAAATGGTGAGACACTACCTGGCCACCTGATTCCGTCAAAACCAGCGGAAAGCTGCAGCTTTTCGAAGCTATCCGAAAAAACAGGTGGCCAGGTAGTGTCCAGCTGGGGCTTGACAGGGGCTCTGGATTGTGATAGGATGGAGGCACACCGACTGTGGGCGAATCGATAGAGTCCCTCTATGAGACCTCAGAGGCTGATAGAGGAATACAATAGGCAGGAGGGCTTGACAATGCTCAGGGGTTCTGGTATAATGGACGCATGATTCGAAGCAATGAGCGGGATGGACGTGGAGAGTGGTTGATATATTCTCAGAGCATCTCAGAGACCCGCGATAGTTTTTATCTATGAAGAACCTCGAAGCAATAGCGAAAAATATGCGAAAATTGTGCGGAAAACGCTTGACAACCTTCGGATTTTCTGATATAATGCTGGATTATTCACAGGAAAATCGGACACACAGACTAAACTCCGCTAAAATGTTCTGGATGCGACAATATGGATGAGAATCATTCTCATTTACATGATAATGCGACATATCCTGCGGGCTGTTGTTTTTATGACACAAAAATGCACTATATTGCACAATAATCCTAGGATCGCAACTATGAGTGCTTGACAATCCTCTATGGCACCTGTATAATGGCACCTATGAAAAACGATACTACCGCGCGCAATTTTTATATTATTGCTGAATCTAGCAAATTTACTGCTGATACTGACCCCGAATATTATACTTATAATTTATTCGATGGTTCTAAACTAATCGGTAAATTTGTGCATAATATGAAAACTGGTGGAATATCAGTATATCATTCTAATATTGATTTGGGTGATACTCAAACTGGTTGGTTGTATAATGCTGCTGATAATATTCAGGATGCTATTCGTATTATCAAAGATTATTATTTAATAACGGTTTAATTGGAAAAGGTTATATTATGACATTCGGACAAGCAATGGCGGTAGTTTCTCGCTTCGGTTACTCTAATAAATGCGAATCATTTATGGACGCTATTGAAACAATGGAACTGGAATATGCGGGCTTAACTGCTACTGAGCAGGATGCTTTTGATACTGTGGTATCGGAGTATGAAATGCTGGCGGAATATTGATTAGTCTGGACTGTAAAGGTAGATATTATGGCGAATAAAATATTATTTAATTCTCGGAGACTGCTGAATGGTACTACCGCAGGTGGATCAAAAGAGGTATATTTGGTACCATTTACTTTTGATAATAATGGTTATACCCATCTCCATGAAGCGCGGCATAATCTATCCTTTGAAGAGCAACAATTCAAGGATAATATTGTGAATAAAATCGAAGCAGCATTGAACGACCGTAATATGCTTCTGGTTAATATATCTTTTTCTACTATGAATATGGTAGTCGGAATTAGTCCAAAATGAAAATTATTGCAAACTGTGCCGTTTATAACGGATATAAAAATGTCCTGTTTATGTTGAAAACGGATGATATTCGTTTGCAGCACCCACAATACGGTTATACTAAAGTATCGGATGGTCAATATAACCATAAATTGCGGAAATTTATTACCCCCGACGGAGTTTATTCTGTATTTTCGGATCATTCTGTAAAGAAAGACCGGATCGCAACTAAGGTTGCTTGACAAATCCTAGGATTCGTGTATAATGGCACTCATGTTAAACGATACTGAAAGTAACAAAATGACAAAAGCAGAACAGCAAGCAATGTTGCAACAATTATTCACGCAAGAGCAATTAGATTTAATCTATGATGCTCTAAACGAATTCGAATTGGTGGCAGAATGCGAAGATGATAATAATGGCGACTATGAAATGTCGATGCTTTTGTCCTCTGTAGTTGATATTTTTGTTTCTGTGGAGTAAATTATGAAATTATTATCAGTCGGTAATCCCAAAACGCTCAAGGGTATGACTCAAGGTTATATGACCTATATTCTGCACCTTGCTCCTGCTACATTATCAGGACATAATACTTGCCCCAAAGCAACGGCAGGTTGTATTGCTGCCTGCTTGAATACTGCCGGTCGCGGCGGTATGTTCAAAAAAGGTGAAAATACCAATGTTATTCAAAAGGCACGGATTCGCAAAACGGTGTTTTTCTACGAAGAGCGTGCTGGTTTCTTTGAGTGGTTGGTCGCTGATATTAAATTAGCAATCAAGCAGGCAGCGAAACAAGGTCTGGTTCCTGTGTTCCGCCTCAATGGTACCTCTGATATATCATGGGAAAAATATACTGTCGAGGTAGACGGTGTGACATATATCAATATTTTCGCGGCATTTCCTAATGTCCAATTCTATGACTACACCAAGGTGCTAGGTCGTAAAGTAAATAATATTGCTAATTATCACCTGACATTTTCTGCTGCTGATGGTAATGATGCTGATGTAATGTCGGCGATGACCCAAGGTTATAATATTGCTGTGGTATTCGGTATCAAAAAAGGTTCAGCAATGCCTGAAACCTATAAATTTATGCCTGTATTTAACGGCGATGAATCGGACCTGCGTTTTCTGGACCCTGCAAACTCTGTGGTCGGTCTCTATGCAAAAGGTAAAGCGAAAAAAGATACCTCTGGTTTCGTAAAATACCCTTCAATTATGCTCAAAGCGGCATAATTATTATTTAATTATTATATTATCATGAAAATATCTTTTAATTCTTTTGCTAATTACTCGGCACGGGCTGAATATTCTAATATCCCAATTAAATATCTTCCTGTATTTCGGGAAATATCTAAAATCACTGGTAAATATTACAAACTGCGATACCGTGGTCCTCGTAATACTCCTGCCGATGCGTTTCCTAATCGGAACGGTACCTGCCGTCAGTCTACCTGCCTGAAGCAGAATGCTGTTGCTTTCTCGGCATATGAATATTGATGTTGTATAAAAACAACAGTGTGCTTGACATATCCGTTGGATTCTGTTATAATATAGTTTGATTTGTTGATAGAGGTAATTATGGAAAAAGTATTTAATTCTGGTGTTAATCCTGTTCACTCTGGCTTGTATGTGGTCGACCGTGGTGAGAAACTCGGCACTCCGTATCGCTGGTTCGATGCCGAGTCCCAGGAATGGTCACGCTGCGAGTATCTCATGGAAGATGTGATGCAAGCCAAAGGTAAGACTGGTGCTCTCGGTTTCCTACCGTGGCGTGGTCCTGTCAAGGTGCTGACACCAAAAGCGACCAAGGAAGTGTCCGTTGTAGAATTGATGGATTCTGTAGGTATGGATATCACTGGTACCAAACCTGTCAAGGTAGCAAAACCTGCTAAAGCGCCGAAAGCACCTAAGACTGTCAAGGTAGCAAAAGTATCTACTAAAGAAACCTTTGCAGATGGTACTATCGTGTTCCGTGCAGACCGTCAAAAGTATATGGCCTGGTTCGGTGGTAAATCTGAAGCGGCCCGTCCTACTGTCGATGCTGCAAAAGCATTTCTGACCAAAAAGTATGGCATCACCGAGTTTGTTGTGGTTGATAACAAGTAAGAGGTAATGAATGATGACAGAAACACAAGCCTGGATCATTGTAGTGTGTGTAATATTGATTACTATACGAATGTTATTGGAACCTTGATATGAACGAACGAATCCAAGAACTTGCTGATAAAATTTGGGCAGAAGAATATTGGGATAACCCTGCAACTGATAAATTATTGCCAGCACAGTTGAACAAGTTCGCCGAGTTGATTGTGTGGGAATGTGCCAAATTGGTGAGAAAATACAATTATGAATGTATAAGGAATGATGAACCTTATGGCATATCGTCTGATGTTATAATGGAACACTTTGGAGTCAAAGAATGAAAACTGCTGATATTAAAAAAGGTATGCGTGTCCGTATGCGTAATGGCTGGTACGGTACTATGATGGATAACCAACGCGGTACGACCCGTATGGTCGAGGTAGAAGGTTATTACACTGAAATGGGTTCGGTCTATTCGCATGATATTGTGATGGCCTTGCCGGTCAAAGGTGGTATTTGGGAGATTATCGACCACACCACTAAAGAGTTACAAGTCCAAGAGATGGACGCTCAGATTTTTGGTTAAAGGATTATTATGACTTCAATTTTTATTGTCCGTGCAGAGACCCGGGGATGCCCTGAGAGTTATATCTTTGGTGTTTATCCCACAGCAGAATTAGCACAAGCTCGTGTCGATTTCATGCTAACTGATGGGATGGACTTGTCATGGTATGACGAAGTAAAGGTTGGCCCTGATGGTGCTGACTGTGAATTGTGTAATCGTTAATTTTATATTTTAAGGAATTATTATGCCTAATTGGTGCGCTAATGTTGTTGTTGTTTCTCATGCCGATAAATCTAAATTGGATGAGTTCCGTCAGGCCGTGCTGAATAACCAAACCAAGGTTTCAACTGATTTTATGAATGTCCTGCTTCCTCGGCCTGCCGGTGAAGAAGAAAGCTGGTATGATTGGAATGTTTCTAATTGGGGAACCAAGTGGGATGTGGATGTTTATGTCACCGAGGACACCGATGAATCTGTAACCCTTTCATTTGATTCAGCATGGGCACCTCCTGTTCGATTCTATGATTATCTGACTGAACAAGGTTACACTGTCAAAGGTTATTACTACGAATCTGGCATGGGCTTTGCTGGTATCTACGAAAATGGCCAGAATGATGAGTATGCTCTTGAAGGTGATGCCGATGATGTTGCTGCAACCATTCCTGAGGAATTGGATGAAATGTTTAATATCGTTGGTTATATTCGAGATTGGGAAGAAGAAAATATGGATGAAGATGATTCCGAAGGAGAAAAAGTATGAAAGAGTTTGGATTTTATCTTGATGCTTACCATTTCTGTAAGACGGCTGGTATACCTATAACCAATATATCTCGCCGTGATTTTAGGACTTGGATGGTCGAAATGACTACTAAAAAATGATAATTTTAGGCACCATACTAGCGGTTTTGTTCGCATTGGAACTGACCATAGGCGTTTTAATTACGATTCTGATACGCCGCTATGGTGTCTACAGGGACTTTATTTACTCAGTATAAGGATAATATATGAAAAAAACTGTAACTATATGTGACCCACCAAGTGGTTGGAAATGGGGATTCCCAAAAGCAATGCCTGATGAAGCATTAGTCGGAAATGAATTCTATAAATGGTTGGTCGCAGAAGGAATGCCCCAATCGGAAGTTGATTACTGGTTAAACAGCTCAATGGGTTATATGCCTGTAAGAATGTGGAATGAGGAAATCGAAGAATGATTGATTGTTTGATTCTTGGTGATAGTATTGCAGAAGGCACACAGCAGTTTCGGCCTAGGTGTATTGCATATGCAGAAAGTGGTATCAATAGTTCTCAATGGAACAAACGGAATGCGAATAAGAATCTGAATGCAAAAACAGTCATTATCAGCCTAGGATCAAACGACCATGAGGGTGTTAGGACGCTGTGGGAGTTGCAGAAACTAAGGAATAGAGTTGATGCTGACAGGGTGTTTTGGATATTGCCTGCAAACAAACCCTATGTTCAGCAAATGGTCCAATTGGTAGCAAAAGATTATGGTGATATTGTATTACCAATTGAAAAACTTGCGAAAGACAAAATACATCCAAGTTGGTCGGGTTATAGGAAACTAGCAGAGGAAACAAAATGATTGAAATTTTTATACCGGTACTATTCATGTGCCTAAACGGAAGCTGCAATTTTATGCAGGCGCAAACACATTATAAGAGTGAAGTACAATGCAGAGCATCTATCGATACACAAAAGAAAGTGATGATTCAAAATGCCGAGAAATCAGGATTTCCTATTGAGACATTGGAAGGCACCTGTATCAATGCAAAAGTGGACGACCTAAAAGGACAAGTCTAACTGTTGTATAAAAACAACAAAAATCACAACTGTGGTTGCTTGACTTTCCGTCCCAATCGTGTATAATTGCCATTTTAACTGATTGACTACTGGAGATTTTTATGGGTACTCGTTCATTGACTTTTGTTTACGATTCAAATGATGAACCTTTGGTTTGTATGTACCGCCAGTTTGATGGTTATCCTACAGGCCACGGTGCCGAACTGGTTGAATTCCTGAATCAGTTTGAAGCCATAACCAATGGCATCCAAGTTGGTGAAACCCGTAAAACAGCAAACGGCATGGGTTGCCTGGCTGCTCAAATGATTGCACATTTCAAAATTGGAACTGGTGCATTTTATCTCTACCCCACCAATACGAATGATGCCGGCCAAGAATACGAATACCACATCTATCAGGAATTCGTACTTGTAAAAAACTATAAAAACGCCGTTATTTTTTATGGCACTTGGGCCGAATTCGGTGAATTCTGCACCGAAAAATCTGTTGCCTAAAAACAACAAAAATCACAACTGTGGTTGCTTGACTTTCCGTCCCAATCGTGTATAATTGCCATTTTAACTGATTGACTACTGGAGATTTTATGTCAAACATTTTCACTCTCGGCGACAAATTTGCAGCTATCATTGACGGCAAAACCGTCAAGCGTTCCAATCGCCGTGCTCTAGAGCGTATGCTCAAGCGTACCGATGCGGCAGAACCTGTCGTTGAATCTAAATTCACAATCAACCAGCGTTTCGGTTTTGTGAAAGATATGGTCACTATGCTCGCTAACGGCGACCAAGCGTCCGTGGTTGTTACTGGTCCTGGTGGTCTTGGTAAATCTCATACTGTGTCGGCTGCTCTGCGTGACGCCGGTTTCAATGATGTATCTGTGCTCGATGAGCTCGATGTTGGCGACAATATCCCCAAGAATTCGTATCGTGTTATCAAAGGTTACTCTACACCTAAAGGTCTGTATCGTGTCCTGTATGAGAACCGCAATTCGGTTATCGTGTTCGATGATTGTGACTCTGTGCTCAAGGATCCTGTGTCCTTGAATCTGCTCAAAGCTGCTCTCGATTCGTACTCTCGCCGTATCATCTCTTGGCGTGCAGATATTAAAGATGAAGACCTGCCTAATGTCTTTGAATTCAAAGGCCGTGTGGTGTTTATCTCTAACCTGTCCTCAGGTTCTATGGACCAAGCAATCATTACCCGTTCGCTTGCTGTTGACTTGACTATGACTGCTAAGCAGAAGGTCGAGCGTATGCATTTCCTGTTGACTCAACCAGACTTCATGGAAGATTTTGCTATGACTCACAAGTCGGATGCAATGGAGCTGATTGATACTCTGTGCGAGAAAATCAAAGAATTGTCCTTGCGTACTCTTATGCAAGTGATTAAGATTCGGAAATCTAATCCGAATGGTAAGTGGAAAGAATTGGCGGAATACGCTATCTGCGGTTGATAGGAGTTTAATATGAGTAATGATATGAAAGATGAAATGTTCGATTTCCTGGACGCTGTCCGAGAATCTGGTGCTGTCAATATGTTTGAGGGTGGCCGATTGATCCAGGAACAGTATGGACTCGGCCGGTATGAAGCGCGAGACATTCTAGTGGAATGGATGAAAACATTCCCTAGGACTGTTGCCTAAAAACAACACATACCATTGACATTTATGCCGAATAGTGTATAATACCACTATTGACTCAGTAAATAGGATTTTTATGCGTACTAAACAAATTGTTCCCGGTTTCAAAAACAAGCAACGGGTTCGTGCTATCGTCAATGGTGTTGGTTATAATACAACAATTCAAGACCTTGTGTGTGGTCCTTTTAGCACACAAACTACAGCATTGCTGAATGTCCTGCACATAATGAAAAATGAAAATTGTGGTGGTGTTGGTACTACAATACGAATATTCGACCATGAAATGAAAGAGCAATCATATCAAATTCAGTTGGACCTAATATGAGAGAACCTATATCAAAAGCAGACCAGGTGCTTATTGCTAGCAACCTGATTGTCTGTGCAACTATTGATATTGAATTTATGACCAAAAGGTCGTATGAGTTTATTTCAAATAGAAATGGATTCACTAGGCATAATGACCGTGAAAGTTTCACTGCTGCATACAAAACACCAGTGAATTTGGCCTGTGATATTATCGACCTTCAAGATTATAATCAATATGAAAATGTAGATGTGGAAAATGTAAATTACGAATACTATATGTCCGTTCGTGCCGTTTATAATGCTATCGTTGAAGGTATCAAAAGTTATGTACCACATTCTAAAAGAAACAACTGATTGGAAGATGGCAGGTTCGGCCTGCAATCATCTATACTTGTTTGAAGATAAACCTAAAGGTAAGACGGTGAAGGCTGTAGGTTACATTCGGCAAGATAGTGATGAGGTAGCATTTTTCAAAAATGGCCTGATAATGAACTTTAAGAATAGGACCTTTGTCGAGGTAAAAAAGGTGAAGATATGAACGAACGAATTCGAGAACTTATCAAACAGGCTACTGAATGTTATAGTAACGGACAAGAACGAACATTTGACAAAGAAAAGTTCGCCGAGTTGATTGTGCAGGAATGTATTGACATTATTGCTCCGTATACTGTTAGAATGAGCAGACCAGGTGAAGAATACCTACATCCTATTCTAGAGATTAAAAAACATTTCGGAGTTGAAGAATGAGTTATTTGTATATGTTGGTTGGTGTTCCAGGTTCAGGTAAATCTTCTTGGGCACAAAATCAAAAATGGGCTAGTGAGTGTGCTTACATTTCTACAGACAAACACATTGAAAAATGGGCTGGAGAATTGTATCGGGAGTATAGTGATATTTTCTCCACTTTTATGCCAGCAGCCGTAGAGTTGATGGCTGCTGAAGTTATCTATGCTCGCGAAAACAATCAGGATATTATTTGGGATCAAACCTCCACTACTATAAACAGTCGGCGTAAAAAGTTCGCTATGTTGTCTGATTACTATATTATTGCTGTGGTATTTCCTACACCTGACAGGTCAGAATTGAATCAAAGATTAAGCCTTCGTGCTGGTAAAGTTATTCCAGTGGATGTAATTGATAACATGATCCAAGGATATGAACCTCCTAAATTAGAGGAAGGTTTTAATGAAATCTGGACATGGAAAGAAACCACTAGAGCACCTATGTTCAATCAGGGACACCGCCATCCTATACTGAGTTTCGATATTGTCAAGGGCTAAAACCAAAAAAGTGCTTGACATATACCGAAAAATGGTGTATAATGTAATTTTTAACTGAGGATTGTATGGCAAAAATGAAAGATGTTTACGCAGATATTCAGGATATGGCTGATAATGGTTATGAACCTGATGACATTGCATTGATGTTGGAAGTTGATATTAAACAAGTGCAGGCTGCATTGGGCCTGACAGTAGATGGAGAAAATGATGAATAAGAATCAAAAAGAGTTTATTGCAGCAGCTACACAAAAGTATGGTGTCGGTGCAATTATTTCCCGTGACCAAATTTCTGATGTTGTAGAAGAATCTGGTTGCACCTATCCTTTCTGGTTAGTAACTAAGACTGAACACCGTGCAGGTCGTGGTCAGTATATTGTTCCCTTTATTCCAGGTCTTGTATCTGTGAAAGCAAAAGAACCTGAGCTTGAAACTGTTGATATGGCAGTTGGTCAAGTCCTTTCATTTCGCCAACCTAAACTGGTTGATGAATCTGACACCTCTATTCCCGTAAAGTACCCTGATTATGTCCCTTTTGGTTTCTTTAAAGACCTTCGCAATATTGTTAAGTCTTCTATGTTTTATCCCGTGTTCGTTACTGGTCATTCTGGCAACGGCAAAACACTTATGGTTGAACAAGTATGTGCTGAGCTCCAGCGTGAGTGCATCCGTGTTAACATTTCTATTGAAACTGATGAATCAGACCTGCTGGGTGGTCCTACTCTTGTCAACGGCAATGTCGTCAACCGTGATGGTCCTGTCATTATCGCTATGAAACGCGGTGCAGTCCTTCTAATCGATGAAGTTGACCGCGGTTCAAACAAACTAATGTGCTTGCAAGGCATCCTTGAGGGCAAACCTTACTACAACAAAAAATCTGGTGAGTTGGTACATCCTAAAACCGGTTTCAATATCATTGCTACTGCGAACACCAAAGGTCGTGGTTCAGATGAGGGTAAGTATCTGTCACAAATTCTTGATGATGCATTCCTTGAACGATTCCCTATTACAGTCGAACAGGACTATCCTGATGTTAAGACTGAAACAAAGATTCTGAAGCCTTTGATTGCTGAAGAAGATTTTGTTACCTGCTTGGTTACATGGGCTGATACAGTTCGTAAGACATTCAAAGAGGGTGGTACAGATGAAATCATTTCTACTCGCCGTTTGGTTCACATTGCACGAGCATATACGATTTTCAATGACCGTATGAAGGCTATTACACTCTGTGTCAATCGTTTCGATGAAGAAACTAAGACTGCATTCCTTGACCTGTATAGCAAGGTTGATGCAAAAGTCCATGCACCTGAACCTGAACCAGTGCCAACACCTGCAAAACCGGTTGCACCGGCATTTGATGATGAGATTCCCTTTTAATTGAAAGAATATATTATGGCTACAAAACTTAAAGTACGCACCGGCAAACAAAATCGCCACGAAAAAATCACTGTTGTCCTGTTGTCAGGCCTGCCTGTATCACCAGATGATATTAAGGCCTGTTTCAAGGGCACCGACCAAGAGGCAGTCCTGTATCGGTTGCCGACTAATATATACAATATCCGTCGTGATGGAGGCGTGATTAAAGTGTTCAAGACAGGTCGCAATGTCACCGCATATCAACTAAAGAATTGTAACGAGTTTAATGCAGAAGGACGATATATTGGTCGACCCACTACTGTGACACCTGTTACTGAAAGAGAAACTATTGTAACAACTATCGTAACGGAAGAATTGGAGACTGTATGAGTGGTTGGAGAAAGCGTCAGATTGCTGATAGTATAGAGAACGAATTGACCTGCCCGCCATGCCATGGTGATTGCAATCAAGGTCGTGATTGTCCTGCCAATCCGCCACGACCAGAATCTCAAAGCATTACAGAATGGTACAAAGAAAACAATGTAGAGATTACTTGGCTTGTAATAGGAATCTTGATAATGGGTACACTGGATTCTCTTGCAAAGGGTCACTATTGGTTTGCTGGTATCAATTTTATCCTTTTGCTTGCTAACTATTTTCTACGCAGTTCTGGATTCCGCAAATGAAAATCAATTCACTCCAAACACATACTAATGAGCTGTATAGATTGCAAGACTGTAAAAGAATGGAAAAAGAACATACAGAATTGGTGCAAGAGGAAATTAGAAACAAAGAACAGCGAAAAGTTGATGAGGCTCAGCGTGTTGAAATGAATCGTAAATTAAACCGTCCTACAGGACAAAGAGTGGACACATTGGCATGAAAAAAAGAGACCGAAAAAACCTACATTACCTAATGAGTTTGGATGAAATGACATTACTTGCGTGGTGGTTGTCGGCCCCTATGCAGGACAGGGAATATGCAACCGAACTTTTGAAAATGTACAGCGAAGAGCTTGACAATCGTCGAGTTTTGTGTTATGATGGTCCCGAGGACGGGGATTTTGCCCAGGCAAATGACCTAATCAATAGTATTAAGAGTAAATTGTAAATTGAGGATATATGATGAATCGTAAATGGTTTGAAGAATTGCTAACTGACCAAGTTGTGACAGTGGCTTTTGTTAAGAAAGATGGTACTGACCGCAATATGCGTTGTACACTTATGCCTGAATGGCTGCCGGTCAAAGACCTGCCTGAATCCACTGAAACTACTCAGCGTGCTAAATCTGAAACATCAGTTGCTGTGTTTGATTTGGATATTAAAGGCTGGCGTGCATTCAGTATTGAATCTGTTAAGTCGATTACATTCGGAGCATAATCATGGCTTATGTTGAAGTTGAAGTTCATCTAGATGATTTTGATACTGATGATATAATTGATTACATTGAGCGTAAAGGTTATACAGTATTTCAATCTGTTGGTAGTCTTCCAATGGGTGATCCTACAGATGAATTGCGTTTGATTTGGGAAGCAATGTATCTTGGTAAACCATATGATGAAATGGTGCGAAAGTTTGTTAGTGACCATACTGGTCGTTTTTTGTGAAAAGTGAGTATATTATGAAAGTTAAATTGTTGTCAGCTCTTGCTGCTGTTGTTCTTATCACTGGTTGTGCAGCTTCCAATAAGACTGCATGGGAAGTAAATGTTCCTGCAAAGCCTGCACCGGCACCAACCGTTATTGTCAACATGCCTAAGCCCGTTGAAACAGATACCTACAAGTTGCAAAACTACAAAGGTCCTGAAGCAATGGACTCTAACGAACTAGCAATGCATTCCCGTGAATGTGTTCTTTCTAAAATGCGTCCTCGTGTTACCTATGTTTCTGTCCGTGCAGAAGCTGGCAAAATTCTGGTACCCATTTCTGTTAACTGTGAACCTTACATTAACTAAAAATGTTTGATAAAATTTTGGCCGTTGTGCTTATTTGTTTTTTACTTCATGCTTGCACTGATGATAATAAAACCTGTATTGTACCTGTAGAACAAAAGATTGTTGAAATTGTTCCAATTGTAAAGATTGAAGACAAATCGGTTGAAGTTGTAATTGAAACTACACCAATACAATACATTTCTGATTGTATGTTGTATTTGAAATCCTCAGAAGAAGAATGTAGGAAGAATTGGACTAACAGGGAAGAAATATGAAAATTTGTGGAATAAACTATGAGGTGTTGTACAAAACACCAGAAGAAATGCAAGGCAATATTGGCTTAGCTCGTTTCAATGACCAAGAGATTTGGATCAATAACAATTTTTCAGAGCAAACCAAAAAGATTGCTTTGTGGCATGAAACCCTACATATACTCAGTGATGCATACAATCTAAAAATGAATGAAGAACAAGTTAAGTTTCTTACTCATGCATTGATTGCTTTTGTCGAAGATAATCCTGAAATTAAAGGTATGTAATGAAAATCAAAATTGGTCCCTACATCAACTGGATTGGCCCATATCAGATTGCAGATATGCTTTGCTTTTGGGTTAAAGAAGTAAAAGATGAACACGGATTTAAAGATAAACCAGATTGGGTACACGAATTTGGTAAACGCTTAAGTAAAAACAGCAAAGGTGAAGAATCGCTTCTGTCTAAGTTTTGCCACTGGGTACATTCAAAAAGAAATCGAACTGTCGAGGTAAAAATTGACCGTTGGGATACTTGGAACATGGATGGAACATTGGCTTTGATTATTCTGCCAATGTTGAAACAACTAAAGGATCGTAAACACGGTGCACCATATGTCCGTGATGAAGATGTACCTGAAGGTTTGAATCTCCGTTCTACTGAAGCACCACCTAAAGAAAATGAATGGGACACCGATGAAAACCATTTCAAGCGTTGGGATTGGGTACTTGATGAAATCATTTGGGGTTTTGAACAAGAACAACCTGATTATGATTGGGATGCTCAATACCATACAGGTGTACATGACCACGAATGGATTCCAAAAGATGATGGTATGTTTGAAATGAGGAAAACAGATAAAGATACCAGTCACTTTGATGTTGAAGGTTACAAGGTCCATTCGGATCGTATTGACAATGCTATGCTTCTATTTGGCCGTTACTATAGAGGACTTTGGACTTAATTTACAATTATCAAAATGCCAACGCTTCATGTTTGTTAATTGTCCAATTTTATCACAATAGGGACATAAAACTTTGGATGAATTATTGTTATGACATTTTAGATTTTTTTTATGTTCTTCCGTAAAAACTTTCGATACACCTTTACTGGATTTAGAAATCTTCTTTTTGTGTTCATCTGTGAGTTTTTTACCAAACATTGGATTTTTATCACCAACTAATTTTTTACCCTTTTCACGAAGTATTTCAATGTGTTCTGCCGTTAATTTTTTACCACTATGCAACACACTCATTTTCAATTTATTTTCTTTGGACATTTCAACACCTAATGTACCATCACCACCCAATGTTGAATTATATCCATTTTGATATGAATCGTATTCTTTTATGAAAAAGTTTTCCATAATATTTAATGTATGTTCTTCTTCTAAAGATTGATATACAACAGACCATTCGAATTCTTCCCATCCATATTTTTGGATGGCTCTGTAGAACTTATAATCTTGTTTTTTATAGGAAGATTTATGTATTTTAACTCGGTTAGGCCAATTGGAATCAAAACCTATATAAACTTTGCCGTTTTGTCTATTGACAGACTTGTAAATTGTGTATATCATATAGGTATTTAGTATATCGAACTTTTTGGGATTAACATATATGGATTACGACAATATTGGTGCTGAGTTGATTGAAATGTTTGGTGATGATTTACCAAACCATGTGCATGAACCTAGAAGGTTCGCTTACTACATATATTTGTATCGTTATATAAAGGCACTACAAAATGAGCAATGAAGATGACAAATTCAAACATAGCAAACGCCTACTCAAAGATGAGAATGCTGTAAACAAACAGGCAAAAATTGCCAAAGCATTTGGTGTTCAGGTTAAAGAACCACATAAGTTCGCCAAGAAACATGCATTGAATTGTGGCAATCCAAATTGTGTAATGTGTGGTAATCCTCGTAAAGTATTCAACGAACCTACACAACAGGAAAAACGCCTGTTTCAGGATGTCGATGCACAAACAAACAAACATAGTAATGGTTTGAATATAAATGAAGAAAACCTATGAGTAATTTAGTTAAGCACGCCGAAAGAGAAATGGACCTTCTAGGTCTTGTTGATAATGGTGAATATGATTCTGCGATGCGTAAACATATTCTACACATGGTCAAAGAATTTGCTGATGAAGGACATTCTGGTTTCTCTGCACCATATGCAATAAAAATTCTAACCAAATTGATGGACTTTAAACCATTGACACCATTGACTGGTGAAGATTCTGAATGGAATGATGTAGCATCCTACGGAGATGGAACTACCATGCGCTGGCAAAATAACCGACATAGTTCAGTATTCAAAGATGCTGATGGTTCTTGTTATGATATTGATGGCAAGGTATTTTGGGAATGGTTTAGAGATTTGGAAACAGGTCAAGCAATCAAAATATATTATACTGCCCGTGATTCCCGTGTGCCTGTGACATTTCCATATACTGTGCCAGATAAACCAATCTATGAATATCGCCACACAGTTGAAGATGGATCTATTGCTCTTCAAAACGAAGATGGTTTTATCTAATGAAATCTATATTTAATTATTTTGAGGCAAAGAATAGGTTGCGTGAAGCCAAAAAAACTATCCTAATGATGGGTGGTGAGGATGAATGTCAACCTATGCTTCTAGGCCAAAGAGACTTCTTGGAATTAGAAGTTGATTATTACCGTGATGAAATGGTATCCCTAGGATATAAGACCTTGACAATCATGTGTCTTTGTGTTATACTGTATTTTGTTAATAACTTTTTAGGATTATATGAAAACCCCTTCCACTTTTAAACTGTCGAAAAAAAATAAAACTATGATTGCTCTGTTACCTTTCAAAACTGAGGAACAGCGAAATGCTTTTAAGAAAAACATGATTCAAGCTCAGTACGCAGCAGATACATCCGAACGACATATGATGGGTGTGAATGCTAAGAATAAAGACGAATAAATACAACCCAACCACTAACCTGAAAGAATATTATGAGCACATTTATCGAAGTATTTTCTGTTGAAAAAAACACCAAAGTAATTATCAATCTAGATTCAATTCTAGAAATTGCACCACTCCGTGAAGGTGGTTGTAATCTGTTTTTCCCTGATGCTGCGGCTGTTGGTGGTAAAAACTCCATGAAAGTTACAGATTCTTATGCTATGTTTTTGCAATTTGCACTACAAACAGTATCACCTGAAGATATTGCAGCACGAATTCAAAAAATGCAACCGCAAGAAGAACGCCGTGGTCCAGGTCGGCCACCAAAACAAGGTATGAGTGTTGCTGGCGGCGCAGCGAGTCTTGAATAATGGATAATAACCGAGAAGTATTGTTAATTGCACAAGAAGAATGTGCAGAGGTAATACAAGCGATTAGTAAATGTTTTAGGTTTGGCCTCGATAACATCAAGCCAAATACAACTAAAACTAATCGTGAACACCTAGAAGAAGAAATAGGTGACCTAATGGCTATGGTTTACATTTGCTACGATTTGAAAATTATTAATCCTGTCAAGGTGCTTGAAGCACAAGAAAACAAAATTCACAAACTAAAAAAATGGTCTACAGTATTTGATGAGTAACATTCTAAAATGGATTGGTAATGATTACAAAAGTAATAGAATACGTTTTTGTTTTGAGGTCCTTGCTTGGGCTATATCTATTGGTTGTTCTATCACTATGGCCCTCACCGTGCCTAATCCTCCCCTTCTTTTCTTGTACCCAGTTTGGATTACAGGTTGTTTTATTTACGCTGGGTGCGCTTATAGTCGGCGTTCCTTTGGTATGCTCGCTAATTATTGCCTATTGGTCACCATCGACTTTATCGGACTATTAAGAATGGTACTATGATATTAACGACAAATACATTCACTGTTAACCAGCTAACACCTTTTCCACCACCTCCACCGCCACCTTCACCAAGTTGGTCTGTTACAATCCCCGAACCAATCAGTTATGAGTTTCGGGTGGCTGAATATATGAAAGATGGAAAAATAGATAAGGTTGCTTTACAAGTTTGTATGCATACACATGACCAATACGGCAATATTAAACTACATGGAATTTGGCAAGAAGTGCCACGGATACAAATTCAATTATGAATATTCTAGCATATTCTTTTTTTATAAATATAATATATAAGAATATGCACAGGAGGATTTATGTTAAAGATGCCGCAAATGGCCAGAAATGGTAAAAATCAACATGGTACAGCAAGACCAAAAGTTATGTGTGTTGGTTGTAAAAAATGGTTGACACAAAATCTATTTTCGTATAAAATAAAAAATGATCCTTCGCAAGGAATCCGTGATAATTGTAAATCTTGTTGTAGTGAAAGAGCAAAAAAAGAAAGAGAAAAAAGAAAAGAAAATTGGAAAAATGAACCAGCTAGACATATGTTGAATAATTCAAAACAAAGAGCTAAAGTATCTGGAATTGAACATAACATACAAATAGATGACATTATTATTCCTGATTTTTGTCCGGTGCTAAACATCAAATTGGAAACAGGTACAAGAAGAAACAACCAAAATGCACCAAGTATCGATAGGATTGACAATAGTAAAGGTTACATTAAAAATAACATTATGATTATGTCCGTAAGAGCAAATAAACTTAAAAAAGATGCAACATTAGATGAATTAATTATGATTGGTAATTTTTATAAAGCTTTGAAGGAGAAACAAAATTAACATTTTTTATCTTTCCCATGATCCTGCTGAATGTGCTAAAATGCATGTGGATCGTCATGTAACAAAAATGGTTATCGAATATGCTCAACTACTTTCTACCGCCCATCGGTATCTTGATGGCGTCCCTACTGTTGATAGGGGAGGTGCAACTGGTAGACAACGAACCACGTATATACTCTCTGATAATCGTGATTCTTTGCTTTATCGGGCAACTCATATTAACCATCCATCAGCAATTTGGTGTAGACAATCTATTGAAAACTATCTTTGGTTAGCTAACATGTTGATTGCATTGTGTGAAGAATACACCTATCGTTATGGCAAAACTCATAAAGTTGAAAGAGATGGACTTGCTGATGTACTACTTAAAAACATTCCTCATAATATTGGGAACAGTGGTTTTACACAACCTACTCCTGCAATGCCTGATGAGGTAAAAATTGCCGGTGATTCTATTGCCTCCTATCACAATTACTATATAAATAATAAGACGCACCTAGCCTCATGGCGTGGTAAGATTAACTCTCGTAATGTTCCAGGATGGTATAATGCCCAGCTATGATTTCTTAAATAAAGATACAAACGAAGTAGAAGAACACCGTATGAGAATTGCGGAACTAGATTCGTTTGCTCAAAACAATCCACACCTTGAACGCTATCACACAGCACACAATCTTCCAATTATGTCAGACGGTGCTCGCATGTCTGTTCCTGGTATTGGTCAAGCTCACATGGCCTTTGAGCGTGGTGTCATTCAACGCATGAAAGAAACCATTCCAGGAAACACAATGTCAGGTCATAAGACAAAGTTGCCCAGAGAATGGTAATCAATCGTCCTTATCGCATTCCTGCACTTCTTGGTACTGGCTTCTACAAGCAGCCACAAAAACATCAAGCACAAGCCAAGAAAGTCCCACAAACCAAAGTAGCTGCTTTATTGAAGAAGGATCCTGCGATAACAAAAACCTCCAAATAATCCCGCAACAACAACAAGGATGTTTCAATGGCAACCAATAGAAAAACAGCAATACAAAAACGTGATGATTCAATTGAAGGTGATTCAACAACACACAGACATCAACCCGTTTCAAACTCACTAAAAATAAAATTAGACCATTTAAAAACATTTGAAGCACTAACACAAAATCAACAAAAGTTCTTTGATGCATACAAAACAGGTGATTACTTTATTGGCCTATTAGGATCACCAGGTGTAGGTAAAACATTTTTAGCCTTATATCGTGCAATCGAAGAAGTATTAAACAAAGATAATCCATTCACTCATGTTGTAGTTGTTCGCTCTGCTGTACAGGTAAGGGACCAAGGTTTTGTTCCAGGTACACTAGAAGAAAAGATGGAGATTTATGAAGTGCCTTACAAAGAAATTTGTGAGACACTTTTTGGTCGTTCTGATGCATGGGAAAGATTAAAGGAACAAGGTTACGCTAGATTCATTTCAACTACCGCTATTCGTGGTATCTCTATTGATAACTCTATCATTATTGTAGATGAATGTCAGTCAATGACCTTTCACGAATTGAGTTCTGTTATCTCCCGTGTAGGTCACCGTTCTAAGATTATCTTTGTTGGCGACCTGAAACAGAATGACCTAATTAAGAGTAGGAATGATATATCAGGCCTTGCGGAGTTTTTGAATGTTGCGAGACATATGAATGAGTTTACTGAAATTGGATTTACACCAGACGATATTGTTCGCAGCAGTTTGGTTAAATCATGGATTGTTGCCTGCGATAAATTAGGAATATAATGTTTAACTATTGTGATGTACCTACACTAAAAGATATTAAGGCTGAGACTTTCCCAGACGGTCGATACTATGTTATGGAAGATGGCACAAGGTTGCCATCTATTACGACCGTGCTGGGTGCATTAAGTAAAGCTGACATACTTGCATGGCGCAAGCGGGTTGGTGAAGAAGAAGCAAACAAAATCTCACGCAAAGCATCTGGTCGTGGCACTAATGTGCATAGTATTTGTGAGGCATATCTAAACAATAACCTAGAGTATTCAAAGAAGGCTATGCCGGATGCATTGGAAATGTTCAAGAGTATCAAACCAATCATAGATGACAATGTGACCGATATTTGGTATCAAGAGTGTGCATTGTTCTCCAAGAAACTTGGTGTTGCTGGTCGTGTTGACTTGATTGCACATTGGAACGGTAAACTATCCATCATTGACTTTAAGACAAGTAGCAGAATAAAAAGTAGAGATAAGGTTATGTCTTACTTTTGGCAAGAAACTGCGTATGCATTGATGTTGGAAGAAATGATTGGTACACCTGTTGACCAGATTGTTACGCTTATGGCAGTAGATGGTTCAGAACCATTGGTGTTTATTGAAAAGACAGAAGACCACATTGAGGGACTTGTGAAAGCAATTGAATTCTATAAAACAACCTTATAAATAGGGTATAAACAAAAAATGGGGGGTAAAAAATGCCTGTTACAATTAATGGCACTTCTGGAGTTTCTTTACCAGGTCTAACACTAAGTGGTCCTTATAATGAAGGTGTCGTGGCTATTGGTAATTCTGGAACATCAAAAACACTTTCACTGGCAACTGGGACATATCAAACTTGCACTTTGAATCAAAGTTGCACTTTTACAATGCCTTCTGTTGCGTCCGGTGTTTCTTTTATTCTGATGCTTTACACTGTTGCTGGAGGTTTTACAGCAACTTTTACTGGTGTAAAATGGCCTTATGGAACGGCACCAACAATAACTACAACAGCCAGCAGAAACGACATACTCTCATTCATTTGTGACGGAACATATTGGTATGGAAGCTTTTCTCAAGGTTATGCTTAATGTTTAGTTCTTTTAATTATTTCTTATCAAAGAGGCGATTAGTTGCATCGGTGACAGCATCTAGTGCCACCAATGTGACCGTTAATCCGGCGATGTTTCCGAATTATGTTAGTGGTTCATCGGTTGTAACTTACATAATTCCTTCAGGTGTGGTTATAGGAAGTACATCGATTTCCACTCCAGCATTAACAATCTCAGGATTTGCTACAGGTGACCGTGTTGAAATAATCAATTCAGGAACTATAGCTGGTGCAGGTGGCACAGGTGGTACAGGTTCAATTGGCGGTTCTGGTTCAGCTGGCAGTGTCGGTGGACCGGGCGGCCCAGCACTTACGGCGAGCTTCTCAGTAAGTATTACCAACAATGGAACAATCGCCGGCGGTGGTGGTGGCGGCGGAGGCGGAGCTGGTGGTAATGGTGGCATAGATGGTTATGGTGGCGGCGGTGGCGGCGGCGCGGGTAATATTGTCGGTGCTGGTGGCCCATTGAATAAAAATGGTTCAACTCAGAATTACGGCCAAACAGCAGGAACAGCAGGAACACTTACAACTGGTGGTGCAGGTGGTTCAGGTGGTTCTTTTGGTGGGTACGGTAATGATAGATGGGGTTGGGCCGGTGGTTCAGGCGGTAATTTAGGTACTGCTGGAAGTAACGGTGCAGGTCTAGGTACATCAGGTGGCGCAGCTGGTTATTGCACAACGACCGGTTCAAATGCATATATCAATTGGTTAACAACAGGCACCAGACTCGGCACGCTGGGATAATACATTTCACAGAAGGGCTTGACAAGTCTCTAATCCTGTGATATAATACATACTTAACACACTTATGAACTGGGACATGGCTCGGCTGTGCAATTAGACTAAGTTCCCACATTGTGGGTACGGGAGTGAGAATCTCCCTAAGTGTGTTGTAATGGTAGTAAACTGATTTTTTGAAACGATGGCGACACGAGGGTTCGACTCCCTCCATCTCCACCATAAGCATATTAGATACATCGGTGTTATTTAACGGCATCGGTCACTGAGAACTAATATGCTTTTGATGGGGATGATACGGTAATCGACCGACATATGAGTAAACTAATTGGCTACCCGACACAGATAGTCGATAAAAGTAAAAAAACGTAAATGCAAACGACTCCGCATATCGCCTAGCTGCTTAAGCTAAGCTGAGGTTTCGCCGACTGTCCTTATTATCCAATCAGTCGGCAATTTGTTCAACAAAAGGAGAAAATTTTGATTAAAAAACTCGTACTTATCGCATCTCTTATGGGTGTATTTGCAAGCGCACAAGCTTTAGAAGTTGGTATCAATGATGGCACTAATCTTAGCTCAACGCAAAATGTTTGGGGTGTTACAGTAGGTGAAACCGTAAAAGGTTATGACCTAACCGCAGGATTCAATCGTTCTACAACAGCCGACTCTTATAGTTTGGTAAATGCTGTAGAGGTAGCAAAAATGGGACCTGTAGCAGTTGATGCTAAATTTGGTCTTCTTTTTATTGATAGCCAATCAGGCCCATCTTCTGATGGTTATGCCGCTGTAGTTGGTATTGGTGCTCGTTTGCCAATCACTAAATCAGTTTCAGCAGGACTTGATTACAGTTACCAAGCTGGTCAAGACCGTGTTGTTGCAGAAAACGGAAGCCGTATCACTGCTGGTCTTAAATTTAGTTTCTAAACTAAAAAGGGTTTAATAGGTTTCCCCTGACGGCATTCCCGTCCAAATAACCTATCAATTTTTCGAAAGGAAACCCATGCGAAGTAAACCAATACTTTTCAGCATAGTAGTTTCCGCAATAGTTCTTTGCCTCTCCATGATAAACATTAATTTTAGGATGCCCCTAAAAGCTGATTATCAAAATCTTACTGAGGCAACAAAAAGGCAGGTTACATGCCTTGCAGAGAACATTTACTTTGAAGCTGGACATGAACCTTTAGATGGTAAGAAAGCTGTTGCTTTTGTTACCATTAATCGTGTTCAAGCCGGTTACAGTAAAGATATTTGCGGAGTTGTTCATCAGAAGACGGGAGAAACCTGTCAGTTTTCCTGGTTGTGTGATAAAAACATTACCAGTAAACGCTTGACAATTAGAGATAGTTCATTGTATAATGAAGTTCGTGAGTTGGCCGTGGACATGGTTCTAAACCGTGACCTCAAGGAAGATGTTACACAAGGTGCAACATACTACCATGCCGACTATGTAAATCCACAATGGAAATTGGAAAAAGTGAAGAAAATAGGTCATCACATTTTTTATAGAAGCCGTGTGGATAAAATTGACAGAAATAGGAGTTTTTATGAATAAAGATATTATGACAGCCGTCGTTTGTTTAACAATATTGTTTGGTTCTATTATTGCAAGTGCGACCATCGGTAACCTAAACGAACAAAATAACTTTGCAAAGAACATGGAATCAGCAATCTCAAAAGGTGTTGATCCACTTTCGATTAAATGTTCCTATGAAAAAACTCCCACTTCAACTTGCATAGCTTATTCTCTAGGTAAACGCTAATGGCTACTAGGGAAGAAATATCCGATTTCTCCACTAAAATATTGGAGATGGCTGATGAACAAGGACAACCTTGTATGGATGTCATTATCCAATATTGTAGTGAAACAGGCATCGAGGTAGAGATTGCAGCAACATTGGTTTCTGCATTTCTCAAGGCTCGTATCCGTGAAGAAGCACAATCAGTTAATCTAATCAAAAAGGCCGCAAAGCTACCACTATGAATGAAGGTACAGGCTTTGCGGCCTTTGCGTTATATAATGCTTTGAAGTTACATTTCACCTCGTCTTCCTATGATTACTTTAAGTACCATGGGAAGACCAATGTAAGCAAAGATACCTTTCTGAAGCGTAAAGATAAATATAGCTTCTACAAGTTATCACGGAAATATTCGTTGGATGAACTCAGGAACTTCTATGTGGCCAATTTTGTATACGGTGACTCAACTTGGGTTGGTGAAATGACTGGACCAAGTGGTGAAGATGTATATAAAAAGTGGCAAAAGATTTCTCAGAGCTTGACATATAATTTTGAATCTGATATAGTACGCATCTTAGAACAGGTAAATAGTCCTGATGAATTGATGAAAGTAAGGTCTGGTGAGTATCCTGACCTACTAGTTGGTGCAATGCAGAATTCAATTTCGATTGAAACATTGGTGATACTGAATGATATGATGAACTTCTTTTCCATGTGGGATAAAAAGATTAGTGATGACATTATTTGGCCATCCTACAAATTGAAGTGTGAAAAGTATGCACCATTTATTACATACGATAAAGTTAAGTTTAAGAATATTTTAAAAGAGGCAATTACAAATGAGTAAGTATACAAAAATCTATTTGGATTTAGACGGCGTGATTGCTGACTTTGCCAAACGATACAAAGAGTTGTTCCATATCACACCACAACAAGCTGACAGGAATCGTAATTTTGGTGGTTTCTTTAACACTTTTATTGCAACAAAACAATTTGCAAGCCTTGATATAATGCCTGATGCAAGGATGTTATTGGATCACTTGAACACATTGAAGCTTCCTGTAGAGATTCTTTCTTCTACAGCAAGACAGGAAGCACATGCAGATATTTCAGACCAGAAAAGAGTATGGTTGATTTCACATGGTATCAACTATCCGCGCAATTTTGTACCAGGTAAAAGCCTGAAGTACACCTTTGCAACACCAGAATCCATTATCATTGATGACACACAATCTGTTATCAATGACTGGGTTGAAGCAGGCGGTACAGCAATCCTTCACACGGATGCTGCATCTACTATTGCTTCATTAGACGCTTTATTGAGCGACTAAATACACTTATATTATGTATAAAGTGGATAATCCGTTTTAAATTTTTACACTCCGTTATATAAAGGAAAAATCATGGTAGATTTCGCAAATCTTAAACGCTCTTCGGGCAATCTTGACAAACTCTCTAAAGCTATCGAAGCTTTGAACACATCCGAGGGTTCTGACAAATCAGACAATTATTGGAAACCTGAAGTAGACAAGGCTGGTAACGGCATGGCTACTATCCGTTTTCTTCCAGCTCCGGCTGTAGATGGGGATGACGCACTTCCGTGGGTCAAAATGTTCTCTCATGGCTTTCAAGGTCCAGGTGGTTGGCTTATTGACAACTGCTTGACAACCAAAAACCAACAATGTCCTGTGTGTGAACACAATTCTTCATTGTGGAATTCTGGTATTGAAGCCAACAAAGAAATTGTACGCAAACAAAAGCGTAAACTAAACTATATTGCAAATGTCTATATCGTTTCGGATCCAAAACATCCTGAGAACGAAGGACAAATCAAATTGTTCCGTTTCGGTAAGAAAATCTTTGATAAGATTACTGAAGCAATGAACCCACAGTTTGCTGATGAACAAGCAATCAATCCGTTCGACCTATGGGGCGGCGCTAACTTCAAATTGAAGATTCGTAAAGTTGAGGGTTACCAAAACTATGACAAGTCTGAATTTGAATCTCCTGCACCATTGTCTACAGATGATGCAAAGCTTGAGAAAATCTGGAAATCAGAACACTCTTTGAAAGAGATGACTGCTGATAAGGAATTCAAAACTTATGATGAACTATCGACTCGCCTAAATCGTGTTCTTGGTTTGAATGGTGAAACTATTAAACCTAAGACTACTGTTGAACAAATGAAGGCAACACCTGAGGCATTTAAGCCTAAGAATGTTGAACCTGAATTGTCAATTAGTGATGATGATAGTGATATGGCCTACTTCTCAAAGTTGGCTGAAGAAGATTAAACTCTTTTCTTTCATGGAAGTTAATACCCCGCCTAGTGCGGGGTTTTTTATTATGCAAACGACCTAAGGCTTTGTTTCTGTATGCCTTTTAGTGTAGGACTATCTGTTCGCACTGAAGCGGACTTGATAATGTCAACACCACCTGAACTACCAGCAGATACAACTTTCGAATTATCAATAATGATAGGTTCAGGAGAAGATGCAGATGTTAGATTCAAATCAAAATTAGACCTCTGTGATGCTGAATATCTTGATGTAACAGGACTTGGTGCTGCGGCCATTTGTGTTGCACCTATAGAAGACACGGATGACATACTACGGTCTTCATTTTGTGGAATACTTACTGATTCACCTATAGGTGAACCTTCAGATTCACCTACAGTGGATTCCTGATTTCGTGTATAGGTTTTCTTTGATCCACCCGGCGGATACATTTCCAATTGATTAGGTGTTTTAAATACATCAGGTGTTACAATTTTCGCCTCTTTATAATCCGAAGCAGGCATAACAACCACATCGGTGCCAGGATATTTAACAGGAGCCTGCCATCTTGCTGTTTCTTCAGGATGTTCTTTTAACCATTTCTTTAAAGTTTCTCTTGAAGCTCCAAAATTTTGATCCGACATGAGTTGTTTATCGGTCATTTGAGAATCAACAGCTAGCTGAACAGCCGCTCTATTCTTAACTTTAAGTGTTCTAGCTTCATTAAAAGCTCTTGCAGCATCTAAGTCTTCAAATTCTTTTCTAACCGTGCGAGCATAAGGAGTATCTTTCCAACGTGGGTCATTAGGATTTTTTCTTATATCTTCTTTTTGTTGGTCACCTAATAACTTTAAAGCTATGATTGCGGTTGCAGGTAATAAAAAGGCTAAAGCGGCTTCACCACCAAATGCAGCTAAAAATTTCAAAAATTGAATTGCTTTACCACCTAATGCTTTCATTATACTTTTAACAAAGTCTAGTATTGGTTTGATTGCTTTAAATGCTTTTTCAATCATGTTCTTCATCATGCCAAGCAATTTACTGAAAATGCCTTTTTCTTCTTTTACGGGTCCAACTTGTGTTGCAGTTCCACCGCCTATATTTGAAATGGCTTCAAGTAACTCTTTATGCCTTAGAGCTCTTTCATCTTCTTTTTCTTCTTCAAAGTTTGCAGTTATCTCTTGTCTTTTCTTGACCTGTTCCGAGTTCTTTTTAATTAGGTTGAATATTCTCGCCATTATATCAGCAAGGCCTTCCCCTTTTTTGGTTGGTCTATTTTCACCTGCACCAACTTTTGAAACTAATGGATTTTTATTCTTTCTGGAATCCATAAAAGAACCACGGCCACCTCTGCCAGTGAAATATGAAATGTCTTCTTTGCTTCTTCCTGTGAGTTTACCAAATGCATAACCACCCAAAGAACCACCAAAAGCTGTGGCAATGTTTAGTGGGTCAAACTTTTCGGTTACACCTTTCACATTAGCGATGGTCTTATCCTTGATGGAACTAACAATGGACGTACCTAAACCACGTCCCTGCACTGTTCTGTCTAAGATAAGGTCTTTGAGACTTGTTGTTCTTATTCCTCTGGATCTTTGATATGACATTTCTTTTCTCTTTTATGGTTATGCTGCGTAAGGATAGTAAGCACTATTATCTGGACTAGTTGGTATTGATAGTCCGGAACGATTCGTTGAACCTACTACGGTTGTTCCGTTATTGATTATGACTATAGGCCCTTTTCTTTTCAATTTTTCCATTTCCGTTCTATTATAATTAATATCTGGGAAATTTTGTTCCAATCTGTTTGTAATTCTCTTTTTGATACCTGCTTCCCATTTTTTTCGTTGACTCTCACTTTTATATACTGATGGAAATATTTTATTAGTATTAACTAAATTCCAGTCAGTTAATGCTAGTGCAAATTCTCCAGGTGTTTTCACGTTTTGTTTTTCAATATATTTAAGAGCTTCTTTTAATCCTGCTTGGCCAACAACAACTTGGTCGGTTAAGTAATCTTGTACCAATGGATCGTCAATTATATTTTTAGGTAGATTTGATTGTTTTAATATTCCTACTGCTGCGGAAACATAAACTTCATTGAATCGATTTAATTGAGCTTCAAGTAATTTTTCAGGATTTTCTTTTCCCAATTTTTTCCATTCTGTGTTAAATTTTTTAGAATCTTTATCAGGATCGGGAAGATTAAGTTGTGGATTCTTTTTAACAAATTCTCCAATATTGGAAATTCCTTGTTCATTTTTTTTATTAATTAAACCAAAAACACCATAATTGTAAATACCAGTTACATCTTCTGTTATGTTACCCGCAGCATCTAACGCTTCTTCAAGTGTGGTCACTCTTTGTTCATTCTTAAAAGTCTTTTTCATAGCATTCGTTAAGGACAAACCTCTTCCCGGCACGCGAGTTACTGATGCGCGCGGTGGTGCTGGTCTTGGAACTGGGGTAACAACAGGTGGTGCCGGTTCAGGTTCTTCAACCGGTGTTAAAGTGCGTGGCGGATTTGGTCTTGGAACTGGAGTAACAACAGGTGGTGCTGGTGTTGGTCGTACAATAGGTGTAGGATACCTGCGACCAATAGATTCATCAAAAGGTAATTCTCTTGGACCGTTTCTTGGTTGTTGATAATCTTCTTTCTGAGCTCTTTGTCTTTCTATTTCGGCAGCTATAGCCTCAGCTTGTTTTTTTCTCTGTAATGCAGTTTCTTTCCTTTGAGCATCAGCTTCCTTTTCCGCATCTTCTCTTTCTTTTTTAATTCGTGCAGCTTCTTCTCTTGCTGTTTTTTCTTCCTCTCTACGAAGTCTTTCAGCTTCTCTCCTTTCGTTATCTGCCTCAGCTTTAGCGATTCTTTCAGCTTCGTCTTTCTTTCTTTTCTCCTCATCAGCTAAAGCTTTTCTTTCTTTTTCTTCTCTTTCGGTTTTAGCCTTTGCTTCAGCAGCTTTTCTCTTATCTTCTTCTTGTTGTTCTTTTTGTTTACGAGCTTCTTCATCCGCTGCAGCTTTTTGTTGAGCTGCAGCTTTCTTGTCCGCTTCAATTTTAGCTGCTTTATCTTCAGCTGCTTGTTTTTGTTCAGCAGCTTTTCTATCTTGTTCAGCTTGTCTTGCTTGACTTTCTTGTTCACGCTTTTGTTTTTCTTGTTGAGCTGCAGTTTCTCTTTCCGCTTCTAATTGTTTTTTGCGAGTCTCCGCTTCTACATTGACCGTTGGTTGTACTGGTGTTGCTGGAGGAGTTTCAACTTTAGGTACAACTGGTTCAATTTTTGGTTCAGATGGTAAAACTTCAGGTGTTGGTTTTTGGCCTGCAGCTGCTAAGCCTGCAGCACCAAGAAGACCTGCACCAACAGCCAATTTGGTACCCATGCCCATACCGGTTTTAGCTGTAGTTGTTGAAGGCCCACCTGGTCCACCACCAGCTTTATTAAGTGCAGCTATTATCTGATTATGTCTTATTCTTTCATTGTCGAGGTACTGATTGTCCCTCTTTCTTTCTAGTTTGCTTCTGACATTATATTCATTAATGTCATTTTTCATTATGGAATATAATTTAGATGCAACAGTAGCTGCATTGTCACCTTTGAGAAGTCTTGGATTTTGAACCTGACCTATCTTAGAATATAACTCTGTGTTGACCTTAGATGTTGCTGGCTTTGCGGTTGCACCACGGGAACCAGAGAACATATTTTTCATTCTCTTTGGCTTGAATTTTTGACCCATCTGGCCAGCTTTTTCAGCTGTTTTTTCTGCATTAGGTGTATCAGCTTGCGGTTGACCCTGTGGTTGTTCTTCAGTTTTTTGTTGATTCGTTACTTCTTGTTTGATGTATTTGCCAGTTATTGGGTCACGAGCGCGGCCTTGTTGTGCAATAATCTTTTTAATCAACGGAGTAAGTACATGCTCTTTGTAACCTGGTTGTTTAGCCAAGTCTCTTTGTCTTCTGAGTATTTCATCCTTAGACATTCTCTTACCAAGGTCGACGAGTTTGTCTATCTGTTCTTTAGACAAACTCCCGTCATTCAACAGGTCGTTGATTTTGTTTTCGTTGAACATTTGCTCAAACTCACCAGAGTTGAGCATCTTGTCGAATACTTCTTTTTTCATTTTTTACTTGCTGCGTTCCGTTGTTTTATTTTCTCATTTTCTTCTTCAATAAACTGGGTTAACAAAGTAATATAAATGTCCCTTTCCCAAGGTAACATCGATTCAAGTTCCGTCAAACTGTACTTGTGATGCTGCATCAATGCAAAATTAGTGGTATAATAATTTCTTAGGTTATCATGCCGCATCACGACCCGAAAAAATTTTCGAGGCCCTCCACTTCAATACTGTGGTGAAAGCCACACTTCTTACAATCTACTTCAACCTTCTTATTTAATGTAGGAAGGTTATCGAAAAAGTCTTCTATTCTTGAGAACTGGTCCTGGTTCAAGGATTCAATGAAGTCGACCAGTTCTTCCCTGCTTGTTTCTTTTGCATAATAGAATTGTTCACCGTCAAAGATGTGCTCGACACTATTCAAAATCATTTCAAAGGCCATATCAGATGCACTTTCAGTATTTTTTACTGTATTAAGTGCAGAAAACTTAGGATAAGATAACTTAATCGCAATCTTATCGGTAATTTGAATTTCAGATTTGTCAATACCAGAGTCTGTAATCTGAATGTCCAGTAGGTTTATCTTAACTTCCATCAAATTACCACACGGATCTTCATTTACAAGATTCTCACAACGGTACTTGTTGTCAACAACCTCACCCACAGACCTTGCTCTCAACTGGATGAAATAGTATTCAATATCAATGATGGGCAATTCATCAATGTCAATATTCTCTGTCAAGGTACAATTATGGAGAACTTGTTTGATATTTTTTTCAATTGTTTCTTTACTGTCTGATTCCATCGCCATCATCAAGTTTCTCTGTTCTTTCACTAAGAAAGGACGGAAGCGCACCTGTTTCTTGCTCATAGGTAAAGTCAATTCATACACTGGTGAATCAATTTTTGGTAATGCCATTATAAAACTCCTAATAATTAATGATTATGGTACTGCTGATTCAAAGGTCAGCACCGCGTTGTTCTGCTTCCGCTTCTCTTTCTTGTTGTAAAACATATTGATAATTCGGTTGGTTTTTACGGTCTTGTACACTATTCGGGCCGTCTTCACTATAAGTAGTTTGATCCGTTGAACTTATATTATCTGCAACCACAAAAGTTTCTTTAGCTTGGTCTTCAGCACCTATATTTTTCCAATATCTGTATGCAAAAGTAACAGACAGTTTGTGGAAATTATCATTAGACCAATCTAAGTCCAATTGATTTACGGAAATTGGAAAAGCATCAAGTAATGCAATAGAATAGGTTCTTACTGTTTGTGTTCCATCATATTGGAAAACATAGAAGTCGGTTATGTAATCATCTCTATAGTTGAAATCAAAAGATGCAGTTGGATTGATTAAGTTCATCCATGCATCAAAGAATTTCTTCTCAGACATATCTTCTGAAACAATAAAACTCATTTCAATATCATTGTAAGTTGTGTGATATGCGTGTTTTTCTGTTGGGTTGGAACCAAACTTTTGTTCAGTTGTTGCAAAAGTCCTACTAGGAAATTGCGTAGACTCACACCTGAATGTAAGATTTCTTGCTGTCTTAATGTAATCCTGCAAACCAGTTGGTGGTGTCAAGGTAACATCAAAGAGTTTTGGTCTAGCAATATCGGAAGTAAATGAATTTCTAAATTGGGTAATGCTTGGCATTTTTATTCTTCCTGGTTAAAGTGAGCCATATGGTCTTTATGGTGTTGCATGGAATCTTTCCATACAGTGGATGTTCTAGCACCCTTGAATTGTTGTATAGGCAACATTGCTGCCACATCCCATTCATTTGGTTGTATCATTAACATCTTTGACCTGACTTGGGAGAATAAGTATCTTTTCAACATAGGTCTGAACTCAGCGTACCTCTTGGCAGAGTTTAGGATTTCGTAGGACACACGCATACGCTTTATGTCATCTTCTGGTGTCAACTGTGCAAATTTCATCAACTTGGACATAAATGCCATTCTCATTTTTACTGGCAAATAATGTAAATTTATTCCTAGAAAACCATCGTTATACTTCTCCAACACCAAAATGACAGGAAACTTATCCCAGTAAGGTAAATCTGCTTTTGTTTTAGGATCATAAAAGAAACAATACATCATTCCCAAACTAAATGTAGACCTTCTTCTAAAGGTTTCAGCATTGATTGCCGCAGGTATTCTGTCTGGTCTTTTTATCTCAGCAATCTTCTCTTGCAACCAAGCAATAGAATCCCTCGACATGGTTTTGTAACCTGCCGTTGTCTTTTGTTCTGCCAGTGATGTTAATTTAGATGCCATGTACTATTTAGTCAGAGGCCCAAGTGATCCTCTGTTATCACCATGAACTCCCAACCCCTATCCAATGCATATTCTGTTGCAGCTTTCCATTTTGCCTGATTGACACCCCAAGTCATAACCTCTTGGATGTATTGTTTTGTCACTCTTTTCTTCTTTTCAGGTTCAATCGACTGTTTTTTTGGTTTCACTTCTATAATCATAGTTTTAATTTTATTGTCTTTTGTCTTTGATTTGACTATAAAATCAGGGAAATACCTGTGTCTCTTACCATCCACAGGTGATATATAAGGGATTATAAGTTCCTCTGAAGCCCATGAAACAATATTCGGATTTGAGTCTAACCAATACATAACTCTCGCTTCCCAGGAAGAGCGATAAATAATGTTAGTGTAATCACCCACATACTTCTGTGGATATTTGGGAATAAATTTGCCTGAGTATGCCATAAATAGTATGTATAATCTTCTTGGAAAATAAATGGCAGCATCTATAGAAATCTCAAGCGTTTCCACACCTACAGGTCCAAATTCGACTATCACCGGACCTTTGGCTGGACTTTCAAGAACTTTGGGTATGTCCACATTCAGTTATCCAAGGGAGTTGGGTACAGATGACAGTAAAAAACACTATGTTACATTTCTGGCAAAAGAAATTACACCACAATCATATGCAGCAGGAACAAAAGGTGCAGCATTTTTAAGCAATGTTTATGATAGAATGGCTGGCGCTGGCGCAGCAGTCCGTGATTATACAGTTGCCCAATTGGAATCATCTTATAATAATCTCACAGAAAAAATAAGAGAATTGTCAGGTACTGATTTAGAGTCGGCTAGAGCTGAATTGGCTGCAACACAAAAATTGTTAGCGGAGAAATCAACAGCGGCCGGAGGAAAAATAAAAGGTGTGGTTGATGCCTTGAATGGTTCAATGGATATTAAAGCAAATCGAACATCAGTGAAATCATACATTTCTCTGTATATGCCAGATACCTTACAAGCAACCTACCACGCAGATTATGCTTCAATTAGTATGAGAGATGAATTAGGTCAAGCTCTACAATCAATAAGAACCATTGGTTCAATTGCTGGGTCAGGCCTTGAAGGCATAGGTCAAGATGGTCTTACCGGCGCAGGTAATGCAATTGGTGCAGATCCAGCGGCAATAAAATGGGCTATTGATTCCTTTGGAAGAATGTTTGAAGCTGGACAAGGCCTAAGTGATGCAATATTGCAGACACAAGGATATACTTCAAATCCTCAATTACAAATGATTTATCATGGTGCAAGTTTTAGACCATTTACTTTGAATTTTGTGTTTACACCAAAATCGATGGTTGAAGCGAGAGATGTTGAAGCAATCATACATCAATTTAAATATTATGCAGCACCAACATTACAAACACCAGGTCAATCTCCAAACAAATCAATGTTTTTAACACCACCAGCACTTTTTGAAGTTAGGTTTTATTATGATGGAAATGAAAATAAAAATCTACCAAGATATACTGATTGTGTGTTAGAAGATATTACAGTCGATTATGCACCAAACGGTTGGGCTGCGCATGGTGATGGGGCTCCAATACAAACACATTTAACATTAAGTTTCCATGAAGTTGAGATTGTTGATAAAGCAAGACTACAAATGGGTTTCAACTCACCAACATCTGGATTAAGATAATGAACTATTTTAATACTTTACCTAAAATTGCAACAATAGATTACAGTGGTAATGCCATAGTTCTAACCAATCTTATGGTTAGGGCTGAAATTATACCAAGTCTACTAAACAATCCATTATTATTCTATTCTTATGATATAAGAGATGGTGATACACCAGAGATAATTGCATCCAAATACTATGGTGATCCGTATCGTTATTGGATTGTATTGTTTGCAAACCAATTAATTGATCCGCAATGGAATTGGCCAATGAATTCAAGCCTGTTAACAAACTATATTGTGGAAAAATACAAAAGTGAGGCTGCGGCCGCACTGGCCATTCCCGTAAACACAATAACAGATACACAGGTCATAGTATACACGCAAAGTACAATAAAAAATTATATAAAGAATGTAACAACAATAGACAGCACTTCGTTAGAATCTAAAACAACAGATTACTATTTGGATTTAGATTCTTATAACAACATCATCGAATCAGAAGAAGTTAGAAATTTTACAACAGGTGCTCAAGTTACTGAGATTATTACAAAATACACACAGACCATCTATGAATATGAAGTTGAATTGAATGAAACCCGTAGGTCAATCAATTTGGTAAACTCATCTTATGTTTCCAGTTTTGAATCACAATTCTACTCATTAATGAATCTATAATATGGCAGATACATGGAGCATTGAACCTAGCGTTCCGGGTATAAGATATCCGAATGATTTTACATTAATACACCTAACACTATTTACATCCATCACCAACATGGATGTAAGTTCCATTCTCGTTGAACTATCATATAATGAAGATGTTTTCAACAATACTGCATCTGGCTATTTGATGGTTGTTGATTCTATGGGTTTCATCAATAATCTTCACCTTAATGGTAACGAGTTTATCCGTATATCATTTGGTAAAGGTGACACGACCACAAACATTGTAGACAAAACCTTCCGTGTATTCAACATAACAAGGCGAGAACCTAAGAATGAAGGTAGTACAGAAACCTACTCAATCTACTTTTGTTCGGAAGAATTGCTTTTATCGGAACAATACAAAATCAGTAAATCCTACAAAGGTTCAGACATAACATCGAATATAAAAGACATACTGAAAACACACCTTCAAGTTCCTGAAAAGAAAATCTCAAAGATTGACCAGACATATGGCATCTATGACTTCATTGTTCCATATCTAAAACCTTTCGATGCAATCAATTGGTTATCAACATACGCAAGACCAGGTGAAAACAACTTTGGTTCTTGGAGTATGATTGGTGCTGATATGGTATTCTATGAAGATAAATTTGGTTACAACTTTAGGTCATTGCAGTCTTTGTATTCTCAAAGTCCAATGAGACAATACTTTTACAATCCAAAGAATTTGAATGTAACAGATATGGCTTATAACCTATCTAATGCACTATCATATGAAATAATGGATTCTTTTGATACCTTGGGTGCAATCAATCAAGGTGTTTTTGCAAACCGTGTATTATCACTTGATGTTCTTTTGAGAAGGTATCAGAAAACAGATTTCAGTTATAATGAGTATGCAGGAAAGGCTACGCACCTAAACACTTGGCCAATCATAAACAACTATCAGAATCGTTTTGGTGATAAACTATACGAAACACCTGAAGCATCATTCAAATTGGTTTTTTCTAATTCAAACCAAAATGACTCATCATTAGTTAAATCTAATCCAGGTTCTGTTGCACATGATATTTTTGCAGAGACCTACATACCGAATAGAACAGCACAAATACCTTTGGCTAACTATACAAGAGTGAAGATTTCTGTTCCAGGTGATCCAGCATTGACGGCGGGTGTTGTTATTAATTTCAATCTGACCTCAAAAAATCCAGACCCGCAATTAAAAGCAACCGATAAGTTTTATTCAGGTAACTATTTGGTGACTGCGGTTAGGCACCTATTGACACCGTTTCAATACAGAACAGTTTTGGAATTGTGTAAAGAAAGTACAACTGAACCATATGCGTCAGTTAAAAATAGTTCTCCGGGTTGGACTAATGCAGTTAAAGGAAATATGTAATGTCTAAGGTTACCAGTAATTTTGCAGGTTTGAATGGATTCATTTGGTGGGTTGGTGTAATAAGAGACCGAGCGGACCCATTGGGTGTTGGCCGTTGTAAGGTCAGAATATTTGGTTGGCACACCGATGACGTTACTTTAATACCTGATGACCACCTACCTTGGGCAACACCAATGTTATCAATAAATAACTCTAAAACTTACTATACACCTGAACTCAATGACTGGGTTGTTGGTTTCTTTATGGATGGTGAAAGTGGCCAGTATCCTGTTATGATGGGTGTCTTACCTGGAATAGCACCTGTTCCTCAAGCTGGTTACTCTGTATAATAGGGAAAATATGGCACTTCTTAATCTCTCACAAAGTTTTACTAATACAGCTCAAACTGAAGTAATAAACGGAAAAATCATAGAAAAAGATTCACCAAAGTGGTCTTGGACTGGTTCTTTTTCTGTTGGTGGTGTTCAAACTACTCCCGGTATTGCTAGAGGTGCTTTAATAAACACAGGTGTTTATATTACCAACAGTCAAGTTGCTCACGTTTGTGATTTTAAATTTAGATTAAGTACAAACCTATCTTTGTCCGCTTTAATTCCAAATTTAGGAATTTTAACTGGAGCAATCAAGAATGGTAAAAATGCTGCGTCAGCGGCAATTCGCACAGCAATAACAAAACTAAATGAGTTGTTTAGGCTTGCAATCGACGCAATTTTAGGTGCTCTTAACGCTGACGTAACAGGTCTCATTTCGGCTAATTTTTCTTTTCTTAAAGAGAAGGTGAGAGAGATTAACGAAAAATTAAAAATTGTAGCTCAAGTTATAGCTGATGTTGCGATGGTTTATTATTTAATACAAGAAATACAACAAATTACAGATTGGATTAAATCTCTACCGGATAGAGTTAGAAAAATACTAGAAGATTGTGTATTGAATTTCAATTCAGCAATTGCTTCGGTTGGTACACAATTCTCAACAAGTTTAAGTCAAACACAAAACCTTCTTACACTGGGATTAGTGAATGAAGATGAAGCACCACAACCGACCACAGTAACATCATATGTGACTGATCCATTGAACGCTAAAATAGATGGACTAAGTGCATCAATTAATTCTGGAATAGAATCAGGTAAGGCTGCTGCAGCTGATTACTTTGGTTCCAAGTTCAGTAACTCAAGTAAACCTTAATGGAAAATTTATAATGCCTGAACAAAAACCAAGTTTCTTCGCAGGATGGACAGAACCTGAATCTGCGGCAAATACAGATTACCAACCAATTTTTCCATTCAACAATTCAACCCAGACACCCAGTGGTCACGCTTTTGAATTGGATGACACTCCAACAAGGGAACGCATCAGGTTGCAACACCGTTCAAAGACATTCATAGAAATGCATCCTAATGGTGATGAGGTGCATAAGGTTTACGGTGACGGATATGAAATAACTATCAAAGATAAAAACATACTGATTAATGGAAATATGAACATTACCGTTCTAGGTAATGCAAACTTATACACACTAGGAAACGTGGTTGAACAAGTTGATGGTAATTATGAACTGCATGTCAAGGGGAATTATACCACAGTAGTTGAAGGATTGACTAGTTTCGTTTCACAGGGTGACATGGACATTAAAGCGGGCGGTGCATTATCTGGAGGTTTATTCATTACTCCAGGTGAATATGTAAGTGTTCGTGGTGATTTAAAGGTCCGAGGAGAGATTACTGCCGAGAAGATTTTTTCTAAAGGTCGTGTAGATTGCCTCACTGGTATGTCAGCCACATCTGGTGGTTTTACAACCGAGTTTGGTGGTGTATCTGTTGGCCCATTAGAGGCGCCTATTCCATTAGAGATTAACTGTACTGGCCCAATCAATTCAAAGGTTTCAATGTCTGCACCACTGATAACTTCAGGTATATCAACAGCATTCTTATCTAAAGATATTGTAAATGGTATCATAAGAAATATGCAGATACATATTGCACCTTATGGACCAACAAGTCCACCAACAACCTCTGAAACTACAGCTTAAGGATATATTATGAGTATTTATGGAAGATTAGGGTTTAATTCATCAGATCCAACAACTAACGCAACAGTCAGTAATTACAGTAGTTCTGTTGCAAATAACATGGCATTAATGCCGCCGTTGTTGAACGCCTGGCAAACCGAAGATATATCCACATCAAATGTTGGTAGTTATTTTGTTAATCCAGTTGCGGGTGTAACGGCAACAATATCATCCACAATGAATTCTATAAACGCTGCAACAATTGGTGTCAATGTGCAGTCCACGATTTCTTCAACTGTGACACAGGCCCTCCATGATTTGGGTAATACAGCCGCTGCAGCTGTATCAACAGCTTCAAATTACCTGTATGTTACTAACCGAGAATCAAATGTAGTTGATCCTGGTACAGATGTTACGACAGTACACTATAAGATGGCGATAGGATATGGTAAAATAATGTCCTATATCACTTACCAGTCAGACAATGTACAAAATAACTCACCAATCATGGGCAACTTTACTAGTATAACCTTAGGTAATACATTAAATACACTTAGTAATTCATTATCCTCACAACAAATTGCATTATCCGCTAGCATTACAATGGGTTCACCAAATACATCAGATTTTACACTGGCTCAAACCCAAGCGTTACAAAGCACTGTAAGTTCAATCAACACACTAATGACAACTTATCCTGCACAAGATAATGCATTCTTTACAAATACAAAGAATGTCATGGCAGATTATTCTACAGTTTCCCCATTAGGTGATATGGGTGCGACTGAAACACTTTTGGTAAATAACTATATCGGAACAAATAAATTGAAAACTCGAATACTATCTCAGACACAAACCGCAAATATCTCTTAATAAGAGTAATAAATAGAAGATGGCAACACTAAAAAAAATATATTCAGACTTAGACCTGACATTCAAAAGAGTGCCTGGTACCAATGACGTTGCTATGAGATATGACGAGAATTCGGTGATTGCTTCTGTTAGAAGTCTTTTATTAACTAATTTCTATGAAAGACCTTTTCAACCTGATGTTGGTTCAAATTTGGATAAGTTATTGTTTGAACCCGCAACAAGCTTGACTGCGAACATTTTAGAATCCGAGATAAGGAATGTTATCAACAATTATGAACCTAGAGTTTCTATTGATAGTTTACAAGTAACTCTTAATCCCGATAAAAATTCATTTTCAGTTTATTTGAGTTTCTTCATTGGCAATAATACAGTACCAACAGCAGTTAACCTAATTCTTCAAAGGTCCAGATAATGGCATCAAATACAAATATACAAGTAGCTAATCTAGATTTTGCGGACATTAAGCAAAATTTCATTACCTATTTGCAGTCTCAAGATACGTTTAAAGATTACAACTTCACTGGTTCAGCCCTGTCAGTCTTGTTGGATGTTCTTGCATACAATACACAATACAATGCTTTCTATTTGAACATGGTTGCAAATGAAATGTTTTTGGATTCAGCATTACAGCGTTCTTCCGTTGTGTCTCATGCAAAACTGATGAACTATGTTCCAAAATCAGCAATTGGTCCAGTTGCAACAATTGATATGACTTTCAACGGAGTTACTACATCCACTTTTACTGTTCCAAAATACACAAATTTTCTATCTGAACCCATCAATAACGCAAACTACAACTATGTGACTACGACAGATACCACTGTTAATGTTTCTGCAAATGTTGCAAATTTTACAGCAGTTGAATTAAAACAAGGTAGAATTGGAAGTTATAGCTTTACTGTTAATTCAACAACCAATTCAGAATATATCTTTGAAATACCAGACACCAATATTGATATTTCAACTATGAGTGTTACAGTACAAGAATCATCTTCAAATAGTTATTATGAAGTTTATAGTGTTGAGACAAGTTATTTGGAATTAGGACCAACAGATAAAGTCTATTTTGTTCAAGAGGCGGTAAATGGCAATTACCAAATTTACTTTGGTGATGGTGTTTTAGGTAAACAACTATCCGACGGAAACATTGTAGGTGTGACTTATCTTTCAACCAGTGGAACATTGGGTGGATTGGCAAACAATTTTGTTTTAATGGATAACATTGGTTCTTATTCCAGTTTGGTCATAAACCCGAGAGATGCAGCCACCCAAGGTAGAAACAGAGAATCAATTTCTTCTATCAAATTTCAGGCACCAAAAGCTTTTGCATCACAAGGCCGTGCAGTAAGTAAAAATGATTATATCACAGCTCTCCAACAAAATAATTTAGGCATCACCTTTGATGCAGTATCTGTTTGGGGTGGTGAGGAAAATGTTCCACCCGTTTATGGCCAAGTGTTTATTTCATTGAAACCAACTGGTGCATATGATTTAACGCAAACACAAAAATCGATACTGTTGTCTCAAGTAATTAAACCAATTAGTATGATGACGGTTGAACCCACTATAGTTGATCCTGATTATACATACATTCAGATTTTAGCAAACGTACTTTATAACGCAACACAAACTACGTTGAATTCCAGTTCACTGAAAACTGGATTACAAATGGCAATTTATGGTTATTCTTCAACAAATTTGAACACTTTTAATTCAAGTTTCAGTTCATATGATGTTCTAAACACAATCAATTCATATGATAAATCGGTTATTTCTTCTGATTTTACCATAAATGTCCAAAAGAAATTTTATCCATCTCTTGGTATTCCAACAACTTATAATCTATATTATAATAGTCCATTAAAGCGAGGTGTTTTTGGTAGTTCTCTGACTAGTTATCCAGGAATAACAATTGTAAATCCAAATAACATAGAAACAACATTGTCTGGTGTTTACTTTGAGGAAGTTCCAGTTTCAACCGTTGGTGTTGATTCAATTTCAGTAATTAACACAGGTTACAACTATACCGCAACACCAACTGTTGTAATTAATGGAGATGGTACAGGTGCAGTCGCTGTAGCTACGATAGTGAATAACAAGTTGTATTCAGTCACCGTAACGAATCCTGGTGTTGGTTACACATCCGCATTAGCCACAATTGTTCCTGCGATTGGAGACACAACAGGAACAGGTGCTTCTGTTGTTTTAAAACTACAAGGTCAATATGGTACAGTTAGAAGTTATTACAACGATACTGTAAAGGGTAAGATTATAGTTACAAATGATGTGGGCACAATTGATTATGAAAACGGAATAATAACATTGGCAAATTTAAATCCTATTTCTGTAGAAAACGATTTAGGTCAACTGACTATTTCAATGCAACCAACAACCACCATTATTTCTTCTTCGTTAAATAGGATAATCACAATCGATCCTTATGATCCAGCTGCGGTAAGTGTTTCTGTTACAGCTAAGAAAAGTTAATTAAATGTTACAAAGTACCAATAAAACATCGTTACTGGTCCCTTTTCAGCTTCCTAAATTCATTAGCGAGGACCCAAATTACGCCAATTTTGTTCTATTCATACAAGCTTACTATGAGTGGTTGGAACAACAAAATAACACATTAGATTTTTCCAAGAATTTACTTAACTACATGGATGTGGATACAACCACAGAACAGTTTTTACAGTATTATGTGAATGATTTTATGTCATATTTTCCACAAGAAATATTGGCAGACAAAACAAAAGCAATCAAGATAGCAAAGCAACTGTATCAAAGTAAAGGTACGCCTGCATCCTATAAATTTTTGTTTAGAATACTTTATAATTCTGATGTAGATTTTTTCTACACAAAAGATGCAGTTCTTAAAGCTTCTTCAGGTAAATGGTATGTACCTAGAAGTTTGAAGTTGGCGACCAGTAATAAAAACTTCTTATCTATTCAAAATCTCAGATTGTTTGGCCAAACCTCAAAATCTATAGGAACAGTTGAAGCGGCAATTTATGACGGTCTTAAAACCGAAGTATTCATTTCAAACATCGAAAGACTTTTCCAATCTGGTGAAAATGTAATAGTTGTAGATTCTGCAAATCAACCTGTTTACTTTTTAAACAGCGAAATTGTACCAGCTGGAACAGCAGGATCAGAAACATTAGTAGCTCAAATTGTTGGTCAAATTAGTCAAGTTAAGATTGATCCAAACAATAGAGGTTTAGCTTATCAAGCAAAAGATCCAGTTGTTGTTTATGGTGGTTTAAATTCAAATGTATCTAATCCTACTGGAGCTACAGTTGAGGTTGGTTCAGTTACTTCAGGTTCCATTCAACGTATTAGTGTTGTTTCAGAAGGTTATGGTTATACAACTTCTATAGCTAATACACAAATAGGCGGCGCCAATACATTTATTAAATTTTCAAATTTAGTCGGTACAAATCCACAAGCACCTATTGCTGTTGTTGGTTCTTTAAATCCTGTAGGTATTGCAAATGTAACATTTATACCCACAGATAGTATTCAGTTAAAACAGTATCACTATTTGGGCAATATTGCAGGCAGTTCTGGTGCAAACACATATAACTCATCTACTGGCCTATGGACACAACAGGTATATCAGTTTGCAAACCTATCCAGTGCAAATGCAAATACAACTTTAGCAAATGCACTCAGTTTTGCTAGTTTTTCTACGTTTCCTTTATCCTCTATTATTGTTGAAAATCAAGGTGGTGGTTTTTCTGCTCCGCCAGATATTCAAGCAATCTCAGAATATACCACTGATGTTTATTCACAGACCAAGCTTCAAAATTTAGGTATTCTTGCACCAATCCAAATTATTAATCCAGGTTCTGGTTATTCTAACAACGACAAAATTGTTTTCATTGGTGGTTCAGGTTATGGTGCATTTGCAAATGTGACCGTAAACGGTACCGGTTCAATTGTTTCTGTCGATTATGTAAGTAATTCAACAAACAGAATGACACTGGGTGGAATGGGTTACTTTAATTTACCCACAATTGTAGTTGGTCGCACCGGTAGTGGTAATGTAACAGTTTCAACCACGAGCAATGTGGTTACAGGAAACGGAACAAACTTTACATCACAATTCAGCAACGGTGCTTTATTGGTTTCTAATACTAATATCATTATTGGAACAGTTAAGACTGTTGTAAATTCCAATTCAATGATTTTGACTTCTAATTCTTCATATACTCTAAATGCAAATTTGTATTATCTAGGAACAGCATCATTATTAATTCCTGGTATTTTAGGATCAGGTGCAACATTTTCACAAGCATTGAATCGTGTCGGCTCAATCACATCATTTAATATCATAGATAACGGTGAAGATTATGTTGGTGCACCTAAAGTATCACTTAAAGTACAAGATTTAATTGTATCTAATGTTTTTTCATCAATGATTCCTTCAGCTGGTGATGTTATATATCAGGGTGCAAATACAAATACTGCAACATATACAGCTTTTGTAGATTCGATTAATGTCTTAGAGAATTTTGTTCCTGCAAATAACAGTATTTACCAACTGAGAGTTTACAATTACAATTCTATACCAAACAAAAATCTACCATTAAAAATTGATTCAAAGGGTGCCGCAGTTACATTGGTCGGAGGTTATACAAACATCCATAATACAACTTTTGACAATTCTGTAGAAAATACAAGATTTGATTCAGCTAACGGTATTATTTCATATGGTGATGGATTCGCAAAAGCAAATGCAACTTTCCTGTCAGGTCTAGTTATAGGAGATGGTCAATATTTAGATACCACAGGCCAACCAAGTGCGTTCGATGTACTACAAAGCACTGACTATAATAACTACACATATCAAATTACACTCTCTAAAGAGATAGAAAAATATCGTGAAGTATTATTAAATCTATTGCATCCATCTGGAACAAAAGTTCTTGGCCGTATTGCAATGGCCTCAAATAGTAATATGGATTTTGAAGTATCTGATGCTTTAGACACTGGTTACAGATTAAGTTATTATGCCGGTCTTGCAGCAACGGTAACAATTCCAGCAGGAAATGCAGCAAATCCAAGTAACAACATTGTTAAATTTAATAATATGTATGGTGCCAATGTTTCCGATTTCATTACTGCAAACTCCACAGAATTGGTCTTTACATATGGAACAGGTATAAATGATGTTGTTCATAGTATGGTTGTTAAGGTAAACAATGCCGCGAATACAGTAACATTGGAAGATAATGTTTGGACGTATTTTGCTAATGTGGCTGTATCATCTTCTTTGGCCAATGGTAATAATCAGATAATAAATATACAGTCATTGACATGGAGTTATAATATTGTCAATAATGGTACTTACAGTAACACCGCATACCCTATATTGGATATTATTCGTGTTGGAGATAAGATTACAGTTAATGGAGTAGCTCAGACAGTAACAGCATTCAATACACCATTTACTTCAGTTGTTTTGAGTGGTCCTTTGACAAGTGGCGCAAACGGATATGTCTCCGTAGGAAGAAGTTTCACTTCTCTATATGATAATGTACAAATCATTGGACCAGTGGGAACACAATATTTTGCACAATTGGGAACAGAGAACGGCGATATATTAACATCAGAAACAAACGAATGGCTTCTAATAGGATAAAAAATGTCAACAATTAAAATCTCAGAATTACCTCAATTTACAACAATCAATGCAAACACAGCAAATACTCTGTTTGTTGGTGTTGATATACCTTCCGCACAAACATTCCAGTTTTCGGCCGAAACATTGGCGGCAGGCCTGTTTGCAAATACTGCATTGATTGTGGGTAATAACAGGATTAGTTATTCAAATACAATAGCACAGTTTTCCAGTTTGGCTAATAGTTATGTGCAGTTAAACCTACAAAATTTTGCAAACGGAATTTATTCATCGTCTGATTTTGTGGCATCTACTATAGATTCTGATAATATTACCAAATACATCGACATGGGTATTGGTAATCCACAATATAATGATCCAGTTTATTATTCTGCATTCAAACCTTATGACGGGTATCTGTATGTTCATGGAGTTACAGATGCCAGCGCTCAGGGTAATCTAATCTTAGGTACAGCATCTGCAAACGCAAGAATTCAATTCATTGCAGGTGGAACAATGAGTCAAAATATTGTTGCATGGATGACAAACACTGGATTGAAATTAAATACACAGTCTTACATTACTTTTTCGGATGGTACAACACAGACAACTGCGGCCGCTTCTAATGCATACTCTCAGGCTGCATTTGCGTTAGCTAATACAACTGTTACAACACAATCAGCAATCAATACCACACAGAACACAAGTATTACTTCAGCTTTCGATACAGCAAATTCTGGAGCATTATTTGCCAATGGTTCTTTTGTTACAGCAAATTCGGGAGCTTTATTTGCTAACTCAGCGTTTGTTAAAGCAAATAACGCACTTGCAAATACTACAGGGAATTTTAATGGTTCGTTAAACATCTTGAACAATTTGACTGTTAATGGTACTATGATACTTGCAAATTCAAATTTCACTGCGACAGAAGCTGCCGTGACAATTACAGCATCACCAACAGTTGCAACACCATCAAACGATGGTTATATGCTTCATATTTCAGGTAAAAATGGCATTCCATCAAGGATTGTTTCAGATTCTTATGGCACCGGCGCATATGCTGTATATGCAGGTCGTGCAGCAAGAGGTAATGTATCTAATCCAACAGCTGTTCAAACTGGTGATATATTATGTAGATTCTCCGGCAATGGTTACGGAACAACAAAATATCAAGCTTTTGGAACAGGTCGCATAGATTTTATGGCGGCCGAAAACTATACAGATGCAAATACAGGTTCACAGATTAAATTTTGGAATTGCACAACAGGTTCAAATACACTGACAAACATTCTAACCTTAAACGGAAATTCTGCTGAATTTACAGGTGTTGTTAATCCACAAAAAGGTTTCATCTACACACCTAGACTTCCTGTTGGAAATCAAACAACAATTACCATTGATTATGCTACAGACGCTTTGATTAAAGCCAATTTGGTTGCAGATTTAACGGTTTCACATAGTAACTTTACCGCAGGTAAAGTGGTGGAATTGTGGTTAATCAATACAAGCGGTACCAATAGAACGGTAACACACGGTATTTCTGCACTTAATTCCACAACAAACTCCACAACATTCACTATTCCTGCGACTAGTGCTGCATACATGAGATACTTTTCTATAGATGGTGACCTTGCAAATACTCTTGTTTCTGTTGTACACGCTTAATAAATAAATCATGGCTACAAATAAAAACATCCTCACAAATCAAGCAAAAGTAATCAGGGTTGAGACGGATTATTACAATCCGTCAGTGAAACTCAATGGTGCTTCGATTAATTCAACTTATATATTTCTTGGCCAAGAAGATCCATGGCCATTAGTTGGTTCTGTAGAAACTCCAATACAACCACAAGAAGACCAGTATTCATTAAAGAAAATCTTTAAGAATATGTTTGCGGTTAAATTGTTAAATGCCAGTAATATTTCACCGGTAATCCAAAGAATCAATTGGGCAAATAACACCAACTTTTTTGCCTATTCAGGCACCGTGAACATGAATGCAAAGGATGCCAATGGGTTTCCAATGTATAATTTTTATGTAAAGAATAGATACGACCAAGTCTTCAAGTGTCTAGCGAATAATAACGGCGGATTATCCACCTCTGAACCATATTTTCAACCAGGTTCATATGGAACAAACAACATCTATCAAGGTAATGACCTGTATAAGTGGAAGTACATGTATACCGTTGATGCCAACCTCAAGAAAAATTTCTTAGACACTGATTGGATGCCTATCCCAATAGGTGCAAATACACCACAACCTTACTTGACCAATGCAGGTTATGGAGACGTTGAGGTAATCAATATAACAAACGGTGGCACAGGTTATGATGCAGTTAATACGTTTATTGTTGTTTCTGTTACAGGAGACGGTACAGGATGTGTTGCAAATATATCTAGTTCTGAAATAACCGCAGGTGTAATTAAGGATGTTGTAGTGAAACCTGGTTTTGCAGGTAAAAATTACACTAGCGCAAATGTCACAATAACTGCATACACCTCATCAAATTTATCTTTTATTTCACCTTTAGGCACTGGAGCAACAGCAATTTCACCAATTTCTCCAGTTGGTGGCCACGCATATGATCCAATTTCTGAATTGGGTTGTAATCATGTTATGTACTCGGTTGAATTTAATGGAACTGAGAGTGGAGTTTTACCAACAACTGGTGTAAACTATCATCAGGTTGGCATACTTGTTAATCCACAGACTTATGGAACATCAGGTCCTGTTTTAGCAAACGGTGCAATTTATAATACAACAACACAATTCCTTCTTTCTTCTGGCCAAGGAAATGTATACACGGCCGATGAGATTGTGCAACAAAAAGATGCAAATGGTAATATAACTTACTACGCAACCGTTTTAAATTTTAATACATCAAGTAATATTTTACAGTTGATAAATACAAGTGGAACTTATACTGTTGGCCAAACAATTATTGGTGCAACCTCAGGTGCGTCTAGGGTTGTTTTATCTGTAACTGAACCATCTCTCGTTCCATTCTCAGGATATATAACCTATGTTGAGAATAGAGTTGGTGTTCAAAGAAGTAATGATGGCATCGAACAATTTAAATTTGTACTAGGATACTAAAGGAAAAAAATGTCTTTAAATTTCAATGTTGGCCCCTATTTTGACGATTTTGATCCATCAAAAAACTTTCACCGCATACTTTTTAAACCCGGATCCGCGGTTCAAGCTCGTGAATTAACCCAATCGCAGACTATTCTGCAAAATCAAATTTCAAATTTTGCTTCTGCAATTTTCTCCCAAAATACTCCAGTTTCTGGTGGCCAAGTAACAGTTAATCAAAATTGTTATTTTATCAAGTTAAACAACACATATAATGGATTAACTGTTACTGCTGAAAATTTTGCAGGTCAAATAATTCAAGATGCAAGTGGAACAATTCTAGCTAGAGTTCTAGCCACAGCCGAAACTACATCCAGTGGTTCCACGACTGGTGATCCACCTACATTGATTGTAACATACTTATCCGGAGCTCAATTTACAGACGGTACTGTTATTGTAACAACATCAGGATCAACATATTATGCTTCTGTTGCAACTACTACAGCATCAAGTGTATCTACAGGACTATCTTCGGTTGCCTCAATTTCCAGTGGTGTCTTCTATATTGTTAATGGTTATTCCGTTTCAGACATAACCGGTATCAAATATTCAATTGGTAACTTCGTACAGGTCGACCCACAAACAATCATCTTAGACAAGTATGATAATGTACCATCTTATCGTGTCGGTCTCCAAATAACAGAAACGATTTATGATTATATAAATGATTCTTCTTTATTGGATCCGGCTGTTGGTGCTTCAAATTACCAAGCACCAGGTGCAGACCGTTATGTTATTACACTAACACTGGTAACATTACCACTAACACTAGGTAACGATGATAATTTTATTGAATTAGTTCGCATCGAAAACGGAAGTATTCTTAAACAAGTTGACGGTACAGTTTATTCAACCATCGATGATTACTTTGCAAAGCGTGATTATGAAACTAACGGTGATTACATTGTAAATGAATTTAAACTGACACCTTCTGCAAACTCAATCTCATCGACAAAATATGATTTAAACATAGGTAAAGGTGTTGCATATGTTCATGGTTATAGAGTGGAAAGTCAATCAGATATTAAATTAACAAACGATAGAGCACAATCTGTTGCAAATATTAGTAACAATCCAGTCTTTATTGATTATGGAAATTACTTTGTTGTTGATACTTCAAATGGTGTTTTTGACATTTCGACAATGCCACAAGTTGATTTTCATTGTGTTCCCGCATCTAATGTTGTTTCAACCAACACTAAAACATATTCAGCAACATTGGCTGGCAGTGCATTTATCCGCAATATGAAATATGTTTCAGGCACAGGTTCAACTACAAAAAATTATATTTACAACGCATACATTTCAGATTTTTCTGCAAATACATTAACTGGAAATGTTACTTCAGGTACTGCAAATACATTCACTATCACAGATACAACTGGTTCCTTCTCACCGGTTGCAAATGCATATTATGGAATAACTGTTAGTATGAATACAGGTGGTTTAATTGATTCTAGAAGAATTGTAAGTTATAGTGGTTCCACCAAAATTGCCACAGTCGATTCACCTTTTACTGTTACTCCAACAGCTAGTTCAAAATTCTCCCTAATATTCAAAAATGCTGATATTGAGTCCATTATTAAAACAGCGGGTTCAGGTTCATATGCAATGACCGCAAATGTTAATATCAATGCATCCAGTGGTAAGGTTAATGGTCTAGCAAATTCTGATACCATATTATACTCACAAGTATCACCTGAAATGATATTCCAAATTGGATATCCTTATGTTGCTCAATTAATTACAACTTCATATTACACACAAAGAGTATATCGTTCAAAAACATTCACAGGAACAACATTAACTTTACAATCAACTTCAGGAAATGCAAGTAATCCATTAAAATTTCAAGGTACCGGAACTTTAGATAGTTCAACAGCTCAACAACTGTTCATGGTTATTGATAATTCAACAGGTAGTGTTATGGATTTTACCACATCAGGTAATACAATTTCCATTTCGGGTGATAAAACTACAGCAACATTTACGGTTGGTTCAGGTGTAGGTACAGGTAAAAATGTTACAATTATTGCACAAGTTCAAGTAAGTAGTGGTGATTCTGCAAGTTATGTTCTAAAATCTAAGAGTTTAGTTACAGGAAATACTACAACTGTTGGTTCACTTTCATTAATTTCTGGTACAAATTCCTATCAAGACCTAACAACAGGCCAAATTACAATTAAAAATTCAGACATTGCCACCACCGGAAAAATGTCTTTATATGTGAATGATGTTAAGAAAATTACAAAAGTTATTGATTCAGGTGTAGCAGGTACAAATCCAACGGGATCATTATCTGGTTACACAGATGTCACTTCTTACTATACATTAGATAATGGTCAAAGGGATAATTATTACGACCATGCATCTGTATCATTGATTCCTGGTGCACCTAGACCGGCCGGCAACATCTTAGTTGTTGTAGATTACTATTCACACAGTCAAGCATCATCTGGTGATGGTTATTTCAGTATTCAATCATACAATTCCTCAGGTTCAACATATGGTGGCGTATCAAGTTCTCCGGAAGCATATGCACAAATTGGAACATACACAGCTAAAGATGGTGTTAACTATGCATTAAGAGATTGTATTGACTTTAGGCCTTGTCGTGTTAATGGCCAAACTTCCTACATTTGGGAATATTCAGGCGCACAATCTAGTAGCAATGACCTTGGTATGTTGATACCTAATAATCTATCAAACTTCACAGGTTTCTATCAATATTATTTGGGTAGAAAAGATAAATTGGTCTTAACAACAGACAAAAGTTTTAATATCATTCAAGGAACATCTTCTGTCAATCCTTCTTTACCAAATGAACCTTCTGGTTCTTTAGTAATAGCAAATCTATCACATGATCCTTACACAGCTTTTGTTCCAGGTGAAGGTACTCCGGGTGTAACTTCTAATCTGTCGATTAATAAAGTTCTCCACAAGCGTTGGGCAAAAGAAGATATTACAGATTTAGAAACTCGTGTTAATAATTTAGAATACTATACTTCTTTAAGTATTTTGGAACAGAAAGCCAGTTCTCAACAAATTGCTGATGCTAATGGTTTGAATAGATTTAAAAATGGTATTTTAGTAGATGATTTTTCATCGTTTGGAACAGCAGATACTTATAATCCAGATTACGCCGCAAATATCAATGTACGCAAAAATCAAATGACGGCATTACAATCTGTTCAAAATTTCCAATTGCAAAATCCTGTTGTTCTTGCTGGTTTAGGTACAGTGGCAAATACAGGTAGTTATAGAATTAATAGTATTAATAATGCTCAAACAAATCTATTTACTTTACCATTTACAACAGAAAATGTTGCGTTTCAACCACTTGCAAGTAGTACAGTTTCAGTTAATCCTTTTAATGTTTCTGTAAAAGAAGGAATTCTAAATTTAAATCCTCCAATGGATAATTGGGTGGATGTCACTCAAGCTCCTGCGGTTCTAGTAACTGATCCTAATTTTCAAGTGTATCAATCCAGTGATGGTGTTAATTTATTGAGTTCAGGTGATTATCAAACAATACCAGGAACAACAACTTTTAAAACCAGTTCATCCACCTCGACAACCGGCAATGGAGAACAAGGATCATCAACAACAACAACTGTAACCGAAACTTATGCTAGTCAAATAAAAAATACTGTTTCAGGAACTTATAATCCAACATCATCAACTTTTGGGATAAATAATGGTTATTTGACAAACATTGCAATATTACCATATATTAAAAACCAATCAATTATTATTAGTGCTACCAATCTGTTAGTCAATTCAAATGTATCAACATATTTTGATGGTGTAGATGTATCTCAGTATTTGTCTAATCCAAATACCATCGAATTAACTGGCGTATCTGGAACATTTAATAAAAATGATATTGTTGGTTTCTATATAGCAAATGTTTTCTATCCAGTTGCTCGTGTAATTAACGTATATTATTATCCAAACACAACAAAAATTCGTTTATATGTTGCTGACATGGTTGGTGTACCAAATTCACTAGGTTCAACAACATTAAGAAATGCAACTTTTGATGTTAATGGTAATTATGTTTCTTCTTCTGCGTCAGGAACTGTACCTGCTGGAGCAATAGTAAATATAAGCCCATCAGGAAAAATTAGTGGTGTTGGTGGAGGTTGGTCGAATACATTAAATGGCAGTACAACAACTCAATTATATGCAACACCTGTTGTACAAAATTATTCAACATTACTGAATAATTATGGTATTTGGGGTGATGCAACTAATGGAACATCATTTAATTTTACTTCACCTGTAACATTCACATCCGCAGGAACATACACCATAGAAGTTGGTGCATCTGGTTCAGCTTTTGTTTACGCAAATGGAACAAGTATTGGTGCATCTTTATCAAGCACACCAGCATCGACAACAACATTTACATATACAGTTGCAACTGCTCCAGTTGTAGTAAAAATTGGTTTCGCAGCAACAAGTTCGGGCACAACAACCTCATCTTTTGGTATGACAATCAAAGATTCTGGAAGTAATATTGTTTATTCAACAATCAATCCGCCAATTTCATATGTAAATGCAGGTACAAAAGTAGCAATGCCAGGTGGTGGCGAATGGTTTATTGATGCAACACAATTAAGATTGGATCCATCAAAAGCTTCCAACACTTCAAATTATTATGTTGGTTCAAATATAAGTGTCACATCAAAATATGTTTATATTTACAATAACAAGTATTATGACAAAATTCAAACATTCAAATCAGTGATTACTGCTTATGATGTTTCAACAAAATTAGTCACATTAAGTACACCAGTTAATTTATCATTGGGAACAAATTCACAAGTTGGTGGAGATTTAACATCTGTTTATTCTATTTCTGGTAGTTTGACTAAAATTAATGCTGCAGTTCAAGCAGGAACTGCATTAGCTAAACCATCTACAGATGAAGCTGGTAATTTTGTTGCAATTTTCAATATACCATCAGGAATATTCAAAACAGGAAGTAGAGTGTTCCGCATAGACAATAGAACTGTTGCAACCGATTTTACAACCGCAACAACATTTGCTGAAGCTACATTTACTGCTTCCGGTTTATCAACAACAGTACAAAAATTAAATTTTGCGCCTTCAATAGATTCATCTACATCGGTGTTTACGCAAGTAAGTCAAATATCAAATCAATTCATTAGTTCATCAACAACTAGCCGAACAACATCTTGGGATAACAGACCCAATAATTCAGATCCTCTTGCACAAACTTTCATTGTATCTAAAGATAATTATCCTAATGGAATTTTCTTATATTCTATTAAAATATTTTTCTATTCAAAAGCAACAGATAATTCACCAGTAACAATTAGTGTTGTGCCGACACTCAATGGTTATCCAACAGGAGATACATTAGATTATTCAACAGTGACTTTGGAACCAAGTAAAGTTAATGTTTCAACTTCTCCACATTATTTGGACCCATCATCTTACACCGAATTTGTTTTTGCAGCACCTGTGTATATTCAATCAGGGGTTCTTTATGCTTTCATAGTAAAATCAACATCCAAAGATTATGTGGTTTATTATGGTCAACAAAATCAAACTGCGATACCATCTACAGCAAAAGCTAAAGTAACTGATCCAAATCCAACCAATCCGACAAAAATTGGTGCAGCTCCATATGTTGGTGCTTTATTTGAATCGCAGAATAGTATAACATGGACAGCAGACCAAACTAAAGATTTAATGTTTATTATAGAAAAATGTTTATTCTCAACAACTACAGCTTCAATACCTTTTCTTATTCCTAAGAATTTACCATATCGAAAAATGGGAAGCCAAGACATTTTGAACAAATTGGATGCAAACAGTGCTTCAAATCTATTTGGAAATTATTCACCAAATAGAAGATATGGTGCATTAAACATCACTACAACAGACCTTGCACCCACAGGAACTGGTGTTAATTACACATATGCAACAACACTAAGTTCTGGAAATGTTCCAACAGGATATAATTCAGTAAATCCTGGTAGATTAGGAAGTCCGACTTCAGAAGATATTTACTTGGCTGATGGAAATGGGGAAAGAGTCCTATTAAAACACACAAACACTTCATTCTCATTGAGTGCAACATTAAGTACAAGTGATCCTGATGTGTCTCCAATCATTTCCGATGACGGCCTTACATTGTATACTGTTTCCTACAATATTAACAACATGGGTATTGGTAATAACATCATTTCAATCGCGGATCCTGGTTATGGTTATAATGTTCTTGCGACCACAATATCAATTTCAAGTCCCGACATTGGTTCCAATGTTGCAACATTAGGATTAACCGCAAATGCGAATGGTGCAATCACTTCGGTATACACAATTACATCGGGAGCTGGTTACATAAACACACCAACAATTACAATTTCAAATCCAACAACACGCGGAGGAAATGCAAATGTTGTTATAACCGTTGCAGGTGAAACATCACCTTCAGGTGGTAATGCAATTGCAAAATATTTCACCAAGAAAGTTGTACTTGCACCAGGAAATGATTCAGGTGATTTGCGTGTGTTTTATACTGCATATAAACCACTGGGAACAGCTGTTTATGTTTATTATAAGATTCTAAATTCAGCGGATACATCACCATTTGAATCTGGAAATTGGCAATTAATGACCACTCTCCAAAATCCAAATACATATTCCAAATCTAGAACCGACTTGTATGAATATGAGTGTGCTCCTGGTATTTTTGCAAGCAATCAAGCTAACAATAGTATCAGTTACACCAATTCAACAACAGGTCAGACATACGATTCATTCATCCAATTTGCAATCAAGGTAGTTTTGGCAACAAGTGATAATACTCTTGTTCCATTCCTAACAGACATCCGCGCATTAGCGTTACCAGCAGGAACAGGATTATAAAATGGAACTAGTAAGAGTTACCGGTACAAATTTTGTCCGTGATATAAACAGTAGAGTTATAATGCCTACAGATAACACGGAAAAAAATGAGTACTATGCTAAACTTAGGTTGGTTAAGATGCAAAAAGATGAAATAAATAAAGTAAAGTCAGAAATAGATTGCATCAAGTCGGATATGGATGAGATAAAATCCCTGTTGCAACAATTACTAATAAAAGGTTAAGATGGCAAATACAGTCAATATTTTAGGTTACGCCAACACATTTGGTGATTGGATTGTTGCAACTAATGCCGATTCAAATGAAATCAATTCTATCGGTAAATATGATTGGACCAAAGATTCAGGCACACTAACATTAAATGGAACAGGAACCTCATTATCTGTTGGTAATAATGCAATCGTTCAAGGTCAACTACAGGTTACTGGTACAGGTTCTTCCGCAACGATAGACAACAACTTAACAGTTGGTAAACAAGTATATTTTACAAATACTTCACAGAGTTTGACTGCAAGTGGTTCAGTTACTGCAAATGGTACAGTATACGCTAGTAACACAGGAACTGGTTTAGCTGTTGCAAATAATACTACAATAGGTGGTTCATTAACAGTAGGTGGTCCATTATCTGTAAGTGGTTCAACACTAATTTCAAATACGTTAACTGTAACCAAAGCAACAGTTCTCCAAAATACATTGAGTGTTGGTGCAGATACAATAATTACAGGTAATTTAAATACCACACTCGACACTTATACAAATTCATTGCAAGTAAATAATGTCATTAAAGCTGCAACTTCATCAGTTAGTGGTTCCAGTTATACAAATTCATTGCAAGCTAACACTTCTGTTAATACAGCTGTTATATCTGTAACTGGTGGAACATACACAAATACATTACAGGCTAATACCAGTGTTAATACATCTGTTATATCTGTAACTGGTGGAGTTTATGCTAACACACTTCAAGCTAACCTAAGTGTCAATACATCAACCCTATCGGTTAATAATACCATTTACGCCAATGCACTTCAAGCTAATACCAGTGTAATAACAGGAACAATTCAAGCTAATACTTCCGTTAATACATCTGTACTGTCAGTAGTGACTGGAGTTTATGCTAACACACTTCAGGCTAATCTAAGTGTCAATACTTATGTGTTGTCCGTTAATAATGCAATTTACAGTAACACACTTCAAGCTAATACCAGTGTAATAACAGGAACAATTCAAGCTAATACTTCCGTTAATACATCCATCATAACAACCAATACACTTTACGCCAACACACTTCAGGCTAATCTAAGTGTCAATACTTATGTGTTGTCCGTTAATAATGCAATTTACAGTAACACACTTCAAGCTAATACCAGTGTAATAACAGGAACAATTCAAGCTAATACTTCTGTTAATACATCCATTCTAACAGTAACTGGTGGAGTTTATGCTAACACACTTCAAGCTAACCTAAGTGTCAATACCTCCACATTGTCCGTTAATAATGCAATTTACGGCAAAAGTTTACAAGCTAATGTGAGTATAGTAACAGGAACAATTCAAGCTAATACTTCTGTTAATACAACCACTTTATCCGTGACAGGAAATGTTTACGCCAATGAAATATCGTCTAATAATAGTATTACTGCCAGTACAATGACCATTTCAGGTGCATCATTATCAGCAACAAATGCTGTTGGTGCATTCCAATCATTGACTACAACTGGTGGTTTGACTGTTGGTGGTTCTTTCACTATTAATGGAACCACAATCTATACAACAAATAATTTTACAATAAACGCAAATACATTTACACCTATTACAAGTTATTTTAGTGTTAATAGAGGTACTGCAAATAATCAATATAATGGTATTCCAAATGCAAATGCTTCGATTCGTTGGAATGAATCAGGTAAATATTTTGATATTATTGATGTAAATAACAGTAATACATACACACAATATTCGCAAATTATGACTGCGAATATGATTTCAGATAATACAACATCTACAAGTACAACAACAGTACCAACAAACAAAGTTTTAACTCTATCTTATGGAAAAGCTAATTCAGCTGGTATATTTGCTAACAGTGCCTTTGATGTAGCTAATAGTGCATTGGCGAACACAGGTACATTGGTAACAGCTAATGGTAATACCATCTTTACTTTTGCTAACACAAGTAATTCAATTTCAAATACTACCGGTGCTGTAGTGATTACTGGTGGTTTAGGCGTTAGGGGTAATGTCTATACCGGTAACATTGTAATCACAGGTGGTACTTCTAATGGTATTACATTCCAAGACGGCACCAGACAAATTACAACAGCTATAGCCAATACAGGTACATTGGTAACAGCTAATGGTAATACCATCTTTACTTTCGCTAATACTAACAGTGCAATTTCAAACACCACTGGTGCTGTAGTGATTTCAGGTGGTCTTGGTGTTAAAGGTAATGTATATACCGGTAATGTTGTAATCACAGGTGCAAACAATGGTTTAACATTCCCCGATGGTACCATACAATTTACAGCAGGTTCACCAACAGCAGCAAATACTGCTAATTCTGCTTGGGATACAGCTAATTCAGCTGGTATATTTGCTAATGGTGCCTTTGAAGTAGCTAATAGTGCATTGGCTAATACTGGTACATTGGTGACAGCTAATGGTAATACCATCTATACTTTTGCTAATGCTAATAGTGCTATATCGAATACTACTGGTGCTGTAGTAATTACTGGTGGTCTTGGTGTCAGGGGTAATGTATATACCGGTAACATCGTAATCACAGGTGGATCAGCCAATGGTATTACATTCCAAGACGGCACCAGACAAATCACATCAGGTATAGCTAATATTGGTGCATCAGTAATAGCAAATGGTAACACCATCTTTACTTTTGCTAACACAAGTAATTCAATTTCAAACACCACTGGTGCTGTAGTGATTACTGGTGGTCTTGGCGTTAAAGGTAATGTTTATACAGGTAACATTGTAATCACTGGTGGTACTTCTAATGGTATTACTTTCCAAGACGGCACTAGACAAATCACATCAGGTATAGCTAATATTGGCGCATCAGTGATAGCTAATGGCAACACCATCTTTACTTTCGCTAACGGAAGCAGTTCAATTTCAAACACCACTGGTGCTGTAGTGATTGCAGGCGGTTTAGGTGTCAGAGGTAATGTATACACTGGTAATGTTGTAATTACAGGTGCAAACAATAGTATAACATTCCCTGATGGTACCATACAATATACAGCAGGTTCACCAACGGCTCAAAATATTGCTGTGGCAGCTTTTTCAACAGCCAATATTGCTTTCGAAAAAGCTAACTCATCTGGTACCTTTGCTAATGCAGCTTTTACAACAGCCAATAATGCATTACCAAAAGCTGGTGGTATAATGACTGGTGATTTGAGTATTACAGGCAATTTAATAGTTAACGGCAATACAACAACTTTAAATGTTCAAACAATACAGACAGTTGATTCACTGATTTCGTTGGCATCAAATAATTCATTATCAGATACGATTGATATTGGTTTCTACGGCAAATACAATTCTGGAGGAGTAAAGTATTCTGGTTTAGTTAAACAACCAGCTAACGGTTGGATATTGTTTGATGGAATTACTACAAATCCAACAGGCAATACAGTTGGTACTATATCACCTTCAGATTACGGAACACTTAAATCAAATATTGAAGCTGGCTCAATAACATCCACTGTAGCAATTGATGCTGCATCGGGTGGTACAGGTATTTCTTCACCCACAGCTAATAGTTTACTGGTTGCAAATGGAACAGGTGCAATGAGTTTAGTTGCGCCAGGATCATCAGGAAATGTTGTAATGTCTGATGGTACAAATTGGTACTCAGGTGCTGCAGCACCAACAGTTTCATTCAGTAATGATATAGCAACAGCAACACAGTTGTATCCACTATTCTCATCTGTTACAACGGGTGCTGCGTCCTCATTATACACCGCCAATGCAAGGTTACTATATAAACCATCTACTGGTGAATTTAGTTCAAATACTTTCATTGCAACTAACGGAATGATTCAGAATAGTAATACAGTATCAGCTAACGCCACAATTGCTGCAGGAAATAATGGACTATCAGCCGGACCGATAACAGTACCTTCCAATAGAATTGTTACCGTTTCTTCTGGTGCTGTTTGGACAATCGTTTAAAGGAAAAAAATGAGTTCAGTATCAATACAACCAAATTCTGGAGGAGCAGGAGTTTTTACAATAGCCACTCCTTCAACTTCAACAAATTACACTTTAAACCTACCTGCGGAAAATGGAACACTATTAACTTCTGGTTCAACTGTTAATTTAGGAAGTAAAATACAACCTATAGATGCAATCACTAATGGTGCAGGTTCAATGACAGTAACTCTTAATCCGACTGTATTGGATTTTCGTTCTGCCACGACATCAAGTGGTGCAGTCAATACAAGAAATATTAATAGTGCAATATCAATAACTGTACTTCAAGGTTCAACATTAGGAACAATTGGAGCAAATTTATCGAGCATTATGGTTCTCGCTATAGATAATGCAGGAACAGTTGAATTAGCTTTAACCAATGGATCAGGAAGTAATAGATTGGATGAAACTAATTTACTCACTACAATAGCTATAGGCGCATCTTCTTCTTCAAATACTGCCGTATATTCCACAACAGCTCGTACATCTGTGCCATATAGAGTTGTAGGTCTTATACAATCAACACAAACAACTGCTGGTTATTGGATTATTCCAGCACCATCAGGAACAACAACAGTTCAGGGTATTGGCGGCCAAGCGTTGGCTTCCATGAATTCATTAGGTTATAATCAGAGTTGGCAAACTTTTACGACTGGCACTAATGCGGCCCTACAACGAGTTTATGGAACAACATACTATAATACTACTGGCAGACCTATATTTGTAAGCCTTCGAGGATCAGGCACTGGTGATGCAGGCGGAGATTTTTATATCGACGGCGCAGTACGTTCAGGTTGGTACGCAAGCGCTTCAAATGCCAATGGATACGGTGGAGGTATAGTACCAAACGGCAGCAATTATAGATTTGTGCAAAACCTTGGTGGTGGTGTGCAATCTTGGAATGAATTGAGGTAAGGAAAAAATATGAAGTTATTTAAAGATTCAACAAATGAAATGTGGGCTTTTGAACTAGATGGTAGTCAAGACCATTTAATCAGACCTGATATGGTTTCCGTTACCGAAGAAGAAGCTGATGCAATCACACACCAAAAACAACTGGATCAATACAATGCATTATCTTATGCGGAAAAACGTGCTGCTGAATATCCATCCATAACAGACCAATTAGATTTGATATATCATGGTGGTATTGAATCATGGAAAGAAGTTATAGATACAATCAAAACAAAATATCCTAAGGGTTAAACATGGCATCAAAAATTGACGGAACAAATGGTCTAATACAAAATTACATTTATTTGGATGGAACAACAACTCCATCCATAGCAAACAACTTCTCATATACAGTTCCTTCTGGTGTTCAGAAAGTTATATTGAATCCTCCTAACACTTTTGCATTAGGAGCTGTTATTCTACCTGCAAGTGCAGTTGATGGAATGACTGTATCTATTAGTACAACACAACAGATTACTGCATTTACTGTTTCAGGTAGTGTAGGGCAATCAGTTTCTGGTGGTTTTACTGGAACACCATTTCAAGCTAAAACGGCCGTATCATATGTTTATAATTCAAACAAATTAACTTGGTATCCTTTCACAGCTATTTCACCTTATATTTTACCAGTTCCGTCAACTTCAGGTAATCTTTTAGTTAGTGATGGAACTATTTGGGGTTCGCAAGCTGCAGGTTCAGCACTAAACACATTAGCTTCTATAGGTATAAATCAGACTTGGACACAATTCACCACAGGATCACAAAGAGCCTTAGGAGCACAATACACAAATACAACAGGTAGACCGATTGTTGTTTTCATTTCGGGCCATTCTTCTAATCAAGCTATGATGAATATTCGACCAATCATTAACGGTGTAACATTAGGTCAACTGTTTATTGCTGGTACTGGTGGTGGTGATTATTATGGTGGAAACACGTTTCTAATTCCAGTTGGTGCCACTTACCAATTCGATTTATTCCAAGGTGGTTCTGGTATAACTAATTGGTGGGAATTAAGATAAAAGGTAAAAATTATGAAATTATTTAAAGATTCAAACAATACAGTATGTGCATTTGAACTGGATGGTAGTCAAGACCACTTAATCAAATCTGACATGGTTTCCATCACCAAAGAACAGGCGGATGAAATCATATCTCAAAAACAATTATCCAATTTTAATACCTTATCTTATGTAGAAAAACGTGTTGGAGAATATCCTCCTATGACCGATTACCTCGATGGACTTGTAAAGGGTGATGCAGAACAAATGCAGGCATATATTGATGCTTGTTTGGCGGTGAAAGCTAAATACCCAAAACAATAAAAATATGATTTGGTGAACAATAAGAATCATAAATATGATTAACGCATCAAATAAAAGGTACAACAAATGGCCGCAGGATACTCAGACCAATATTTGGAACAAGGGGCTTCATTCAACACACAGTTAACATTAAAGGATGATTATGGTGCTAATTATGACCTACAGGGTTTTATCATAAATTCAAGAGCAAAAAAATCTTATACGACAGCTAATGTTGCTTTCACTTTTGATGCACAAGTTACCGATCCTTATAATGGAATAATAACACTATCTTTAGATGCAGCCACAACTGCAAATGTACCTTATGGTAAATATGTATATGATGTGACTATTCAGGCGCCAGACACTAATTTAATAACTAGGGTTCTTGAAGGGCAAATATATGTTGCACCTGGTGTGACTGGAGTAATTAATTCCTATGGTACCGATGCATAATGCCAAATATTATAGTACAACCAGTAAATCAAATTAGTGTAAGGGTTGGTCCTGGTTCTCCTGCTGCTGTACAATCGATTGCGACTTTTACAGGTCCCGACCAAACCGCAAATACAATTAGATTGGAACAAGAACTTGCTTCAAATGTTGCAATTCTACAAACTGAAATAGAAAGTAATGCAAATACTGCATTAGTCTATACAACGGAAGTTTATGATAAAACTAATGCAGCTTACGCTTTAGCTAATACAATTTCCAATTCTGGGGTTGACGTTGAAGCGAGAGCAGTAGCTAATGCAGCTTTTGCTGCACAAAATACCACTGGAATATTTGCTAATGCAGCTTTCGATTTAGCTAATACATTGGTAACATCTTCTGTAGATAATTATGCTAGAGAAAGAGCTAATGCAGCGTATCTTCAAGCAAATTCCGCAACATCAAATGTTAATTCAGTCTATGCATATGCTAACACCATTTTTGCAAATTCAAATTCAGTTTACACCTACTCATCAACTGTTGTATTTCCACAAGCCAATTTAGCCTACTCTCAAGCTAATGCAGCTTTCAATAAAGCAAACAGTGCAAATATTTTAGCTCAAGCAGCTTTCATCAGTTCAAACACAAAATTAAATAGAGCCGGCGATACAATGCAGGGTGATTTGTTGATGACTGGAAATATTATTCCGACAACAGCAAATACTTATTTTCTTGGTTCAAAAGCGAAGCCTTTCAAATCTTTATTCGTTGGTCCAGGCTCTATTGATGTTGACGGTATCGTTTTAAGTAATACTAGTGGTGCATTGATTATTACTGCGAATACAGGAGACTCGATTGACATTGTTGGTAGTGCAAATGGTTCTTATAATCAAGCTAATGCATCTTTTGACGCACAAAACACCACAGCAATTTTTGCTAATGCAGCTTTTGTTACAGCAAACTCAGGATTTGATAAAGCTAACTCAGCTGGTGTATTTGCCAATGCAGCTTTTGTTACAGCAAATTCTGGATTCGATAAAGCCAATTCAGCTGGAACCTTTGCAAATGGTGCTTTCGTTACAGCGAATTCAGGTTATGATACAGCCAATTCAGCTGGCACATTTGCTAATGGTGCTTTTATTAAAGCAAATTCAGGTTTCAACACAGCCAATTCATCCGGTAATTTTGCTAACGGAGCTTTCGTTAAAGCCAATGCGGCTTTTGATTTAGCTAATACATTGGTAACATCTTCTGTAGATAGTTATGCTAGAGAAACGGCCAATGGAGCTTTTCTTAAAGCCAATTCAGCTGGACTATTTGCTAACGGTGCTTTTGTTACAGCAAATTCAGGATTCGATAAAGCTAATTCGGCCGCATTGTTCGCAAATGGTGCTTTCGAATTAGCAAATACACTATCTTCATCTTTAGTGGACACTTACGCTAGAGAAACGGCCAATGCAGCTTATCTTAAAGCCAATTCCGATGGCATCTTTGCTAATGCATCTTTTGTAAAAGCAAATTCTGGATTCGACAAGGCCAATTCTTCTGGTACATTTGCCAATGGTGCTTTTGTTAAAGCCAATTCAAGTTTTGGTGCAGCCAATTCAGCAGGTATTTTTGCTAACAGTGCTTTTGAAACTGCCAATTCAATCAACATTTATTCCACTGGTGCTTTCGATGTGGCTAATGGTGCTTTTGAAACGGCTAATGCAGGTTTTGAATCTGCTAACTCAGCTGGTGTATTTGCTAATAGTGCTTTCGATACGGCCAATTCTTCTTATCTTAAAGCTAACTCATCCGGTAATTTTGCTAATGGAGCTTTTGTTAAAGCCAATTCCGGAGCATTATTTGCGAATGCTTCTTATCTTAAAGCCAATTCGGATGGTTTATTTGCTAATGCTGCTTTTATCAAAGCAAACTCAGGATTTGATGCGGCTAACTCAGCTGCACTATTCGCCAATGGTGCTTTTGATTTAGCCAATACATTTAGTGAATTTGTTGTTAGTGCTTTCGATACCGCTAACACAGCTGCACTATTTGCCAATGGTGCTTTTGAAACAGCAAATTCTGGATTTAATACAGCAAATTCATCTGGTACATTTGCTAATGGCGCCTTCATCAAAGCAAACTCAGGTTTCGATAAAGCTAACTCAGCTGGTACCTTCTCAAATGGAGCCTTCGTTAAAGCAAATTCTGGATTCGATAAAGCTAACTCAGCAGCTTTATTTGCTAATGGAGCTTTTATAACAGCAAATTCTGGATTTGATACAGCTAACTCAGCTGGTATTTTTGCTAATGGGGCTTTTGATACAGCTAATTCAGCTGGTATATTTGCTAATGGAACCTTCGTTAAAGCAAATTCTGGATTCGATAAAGCTAACTCAGCAGCTTTATTTGCTAATGGAGCTTTTATAACAGCAAATTCATCTGGCATATTTGCTAATGGTGCTTTTAGTAGAGCGAATAATTCACTCAATGTTCAAACTGGAGGAACAATCACCGGTGATGTAACTGTTACTGGAAATTTGTTTATCAATGGAACAACCACATCAATTAATACAACAGTTGTTCAAACAACCGACTCATTAATTAAATTAGCAAATAATAACATATACAGTGATACACTTGATATTGGATTTTATGGAACTGCATTAACATCAGGTTCTACAGCACCAACATATCATGGTCTTGCTAGACAAGCCGGATCAAATAATTTCTTGTTATTTAAAGGGTTAACTCAAGACCCATCAACAAATGTAATAACACCTGGAACCGCAACATCATCCAATGTAGGAACTTTGATTGCAAATATTGCTGGTTATTCTATAACCAGTAACGGTGTTGATTTATTTGCATACACCACTACTGCATTCACACAAGCGAATACGGCTAATTCTTCAGCTACATCAGCTGGACTATTTGCAAATGGCGCTTTTGTAAAAGCTAACAATGCATTGCCATTAACTGGTGGAACAATATCAGGTGATGTGGTAATACAACAAAATTTTACGGTGCAAGGTAATGTTACCTTCACCGGTAATGCAACATCTTATCAAATTACAGGTAACACAGGTCAATTCTTTGGTTATGCTGCAAATGGTTTCAATGCGTTATATGCTGGTGTTCCAACAGGATATTTGGTACAACCACAAACTGTACAACAACTAACTTCCAATTATGATGGTTATACCAGTATTAATATGCAAAATATTAATACAGCACCAAATGCTTCATTTGATATGTTCATAACCGCAGATAACGGAACTTCTCTTGAAGGTTATTTGGATATAGGTTTAGGAAGCAGTACATATAACTATGGTGATCCATTTACCTTAATCAAACCAAATGATGGTTATTTCTTCGTTCATGGTAATACAGTTACTAATGGTGGTAACACTATCATTGGTAGTATCCATAACGATATTGTATTTGCTACAGGTGGTGCAGGTTCATTGAATGTGGAAGATGAAGTTCTTCGTATCAATACGCAGAGAAACATTGTATTTAAAGGTAACTTAATATCAACATCATCCGCAAATGTTGCATTGGGTAATGTAAGTAATGTTCACATCTACGGTGGTAACACTGGTCAACTATTGACAACAGATGGAACAGGTAATATTAGTTTTATTGACCTACCAACACCAAACACCGTTACTTATTTAGCAAACACATTAATACAAACAAACGGCGTATATGTTTCTGGTAATTTGTGGAGTACACAAGTATTTGGTGACTATACAGCTACAAATGGTGTTTATGTTCTAACAGACGGTACAGGTTCAGCACCTGCTTGGTATATCGATTTTGACTTTATTAATGTTGTGAAATTCAATAGAGTTGTAATGAATATCAATTACACTCAAGCTTCAGGACATACAATATATGTTCAACTGTATAATTTTGTAACAAGTGCTTGGGACAATATTGGAACATATACTGGTCTTGGTTCATATTATGCATTCGCTTTAGAAGTAATTGATGAAACGGCCTATGTTAGTGGATTATCCAAAGTACAATTAAGATTATATCACAGTAACGCAGGAAATGCTGCACATCAAACAAGTATTGATTACATTGCACTTGAACAATCTTACCAAGGACCACAAGGACCAAGAGGACCGACTGGTGCTACCGGTGCAACAGGCGCTACAGGTAACGGCGTGTCTTCAGGAGGAACAGTAGGACAAGTCCTAATCAAAAACAGTTCTACTAACTATGACACTGTATGGTCAAACAATCTAATTGACTCCTACACCACAGCGAATTCAGCTTTCTTACAAGCCAATAGTGCTTTTGATGCACAGAATAACACAGCAATTTTTGCAAATTCAGCTTTCATTCAAGCAAACACAGCAAACTCAACAGCGGTATCAGCTGGTGTTTTTGCCAATGGTGCTTTTAACCAAGCAAACACAGCAAACTCAACAGCGGTATCAGCTGGTGTTTTTGCAAATTCAGCTTTCATTCAAGCAAACACAGCAAACTCAACAGCGGTATCAGCTGGTGTTTTTGCTAATGGAGCTTTTAATCAAGCAAACACAGCAATTTCAGATGCGTTGGCCTATTCTATAGCTTTAGGTTAAGACATAAATACAAGATACTAGGAATTAAAAATGGCAAACAATTTTAAAAATTTTGGTCAAGCTGCGGTAGGAACAAGTCCTACCACAATATACACAGCTGGCGGAGGTGTTCAAGCCACAGTTATTGGTATGACTGTATCTAATATTTTAGAAACATCAATAACTGCAAATGTTATTGTGAATATAGGTAGTTCAAATTACTATATGGTAAAAAAAGCATCAATAGATCCAGGAAATTCTTTAGTTCCAATTGGTGGAGACCAGAAATTGGTGTTAGAAGCAGGTGACTATATTGTAGTATCAACAAGTAATGCTTCATCTGCGGATGTTATATTGAGCTTATTGGAAATAAGTTAAGATGACATTTACTTATATTGGCAATCAACAAAATAAAGAAGCAAACACAGCTGGATTATTTGCTAACGGTGCCTTCATTACAGCAAATTCAGGATTTGATAAAGCCAATTCAGCTGGTATATTTGCAAATGGTGCTTTTGTTAAGGCAAATTCCGATGGCATATTTGCTAATGCTGCTTTTGATACAGCCAATTCTGGATCATTGTTTGCCAATGCAGCTTTCGATTTAGCTAATACATTGGTAACATCTTCTGTAGATAATTATGCTAGAGAAACGGCCAATGGTGCCTTCATTACAGCAAACTCCAGTTTCGATAAAGCCAATTCAGCTGGTATATTTGCAAATGGTGCTTTTGTTAAGGCAAATTCTGATGGTATATTTGCTAATGCTGCTTTTGTAAAAGCTAATTCCAGTTTCGATAAAGCCAACTCTGCTGGCACTTTTGCCAATGCTGCTTTTGATAAAGCTAACTCAGATGGTGTATTTGCCAATAGTGCTTTTGATTTGGCCAATACATCTTTACAAAACACAGCTTCAATAGTAACCAACGCTGACTTAACAGTTTCTGGTGTATTTTATGTTGACTCGATTAACACAACAGGATCCTACGGAAGTATTACTGGCGCCAGCTTAATATATGCAAATAGTTTTATTGCAAATACATCAGCAGGCATAACATTTTCAGACTCAACAGTACAAACTACAGCAGCTGTAACTAGTGTCTTTTCTAATGCTGCTTTTGATACAGCTAACTCAGCAGCTTTATTTGCCAATGCAGCATTCTTGCAAGCAAATACTGGAGGAAGTGCTAGTCTTTGGGCCAATGCTGCTTTTGATACAGCTAACTCAGCAGCTTTATTTGCTAATGGAGCTTTTGTTGCAGCTAACTCAGCAGCTTTATTTGCTAATGGTGCCTTCACTAAAGCAAACTCTGGATTTGATAAAGCTAACTCAGCAGCTTTATTTGCTAATGGAGCTTTTTTAACAGCAAATTCTGGATTTGATACAGCTAACTCAGCAGCTTTATTTGCTAATGCGGCTTTCCTTCAGGCAAATACTGGAGGAAGTGCTAGTCTTTGGGCCAATGCTGCTTTTGATACAGCTAACTCAGCAGCTTTATTTGCTAACAGTGCTTTCGATAAAGCTAACTCAGCTGGTATCTTTGCTAATGGTGCTTTTGATAAAGCCAATTCAGCTGGTACTTTCGCCAATGGTTCTTTTCTTACAGCAAACTCTGGATTCGATAAAGCCAATTCAGCTGGTATATTTGCTAATGGGGCTTTTGTTAAGGCAAATTCGGGATTCGATAAAGCCAATTCAGCTGGTACTTTCGCCAATGGTTCTTTTCTTACAGCAAACTCTGGATTCGATACAGCAAATTCTGGAGCATTATTTGCCAATGCAGCATTCTTGCAAGCAAATACTGGAGGTAGTTCTGGTGTTTGGGCTAATGCAGCTTTCGATAAAGCTAACTCAGCTGGTATCTTTGCTAATGGTGCTTTTGCTTTAGCTAATACATTAGTATCTTCTTCAATAGACACTTACGCCAGAGAAACAGCCAACGGCGCGTTTGATAAAGCTAATTCAGCTGGTGTATTTGCTAACAGTGCTTTTGACAAGGCCAATTCAGCTGGTGTATTTGCTAATGGGGCTTTTGTTACAGCAAATTCAGGATTCGATAAAGCCAATTCAGCTGGTATATTTGCTAATGGGGCTTTTGTTAAGGCAAATTCAGGATTCGATAAAGCTAATTCAGCTGGTGTATTTGCTAACAGTGCTTTTGACAAGGCCAATACATCTTTACAAAACACAGCTTCAATAGTAACCAACGCTGACTTAACAGTTTCTGGTGTATTTTATGTTGACTCGATTAACACATTAGGTACTTCTGGAAGTATCACTGGTGCTAGTGCAATATACGCAAATGGATTTTTTGCAAATACATCAGCAGGCATAACATTTTCAGACTCAACAGTACAAACTACAGCAGCTGTAACTAGTGTCTTTTCTAATGCTGCTTTTGATACAGCTAACTCAGCAGCTTTATTTGCCAATGCTTCCTATCTTAAAGCCAATTCGAATGGTTTATTTGCTAATTCTGCTTTTGATAAAGCCAATTCAGCTGGTATCTTTGCTAATGGTGCTTTTGTTAAAGCCAATTCTGGATTTGATAAAGCCAATTCAGCTGGTATCTTTGCTAATGGAGCTTTTGATACAGCCAATTCATCAGGCATATTTGCTAACGGTGCTTTTGTTACAGCAAATTCAGGATTCGATAAAGCCAATTCCGGAGCATTATTTGCGAATGCTTCTTATCTTAAAGCCAATTCGGATGGTTTATTTGCTAATTCTGCTTTTGATACAGCCAATTCCGGAGCATTATTTGCCAATGCTTCCTATCTTAAAGCCAATTCAGATGGTTTATTTGCTAATGCTGCTTTTGATAAAGCCAATTCAGCTGGCACATTCGCTAACGGTGCTTTTATTAAAGCTAATTCTTCTTTTGATGCAGCCAATTCTGGAGCACTATTTGCTAATGCAGCATTCTTACAAGCTAATACTTCAACACCAACCAGAGTGGTATCAATAACCGATGGAACTTCAATTACTATGGATGGCGATACTACAGATATTGCTTATCAGATAAATACACAAACTGCTGGAACATTAACAATTAATACTGTTTCGGGTACATTGACTGATGGCCAAAAAATTATTCTTAAACTTAAATCAACAAATATACAAACATTTTCTTGGAATCCAGTTTTTCTCGGTTCAACTGATTTAACTTTACCAACAGTTTCTTCAGGTTCAACTAAGACTGATTATATGGGTTTCATATATAATTCAGATACCACAAAATGGCACATAATAGCTAAGAATTTTGGTTTCTAATCACTTGTTAAGGAAAATAAAATGGAAGATATTATAAATCAAATTGACGGACAAGTCCAAATAATTTTTGAAAAGACAGACGGAGATAAAACATATAGAGATGCTCTGTGGTTTAAACAAGAAGAATATGATGCATTAACACCTGAACAAATTTCAACAATGCAACAAGAAAGATTTGATAATTGGTTGGTTATTGTTAATTCATTGCCAACAGAAGAAATTATTTCAGAAACAACACCAACTGAGTAATAATTAATGGCAGATAGATATTGGGTAGGCGGCGCAGGTACTTGGAATACCACATTAACCACCAACTGGTCTGCGACTTCGGGTGGAGGTGGTGGTGCATCTGTACCTACAGCCGCAGATTCCGTTTTCTTTAATCAAGCAGGTACATACACCGTCACAATGACAGGTGCTTTACTGTGTTTAGATATTACAGTTAGTGCAGGTGTCGTAACTTTCGCAACAGGCACAACACCCACCTTGGCCGTTACCGGTTCTATGTCATTGGTTGCAGGAACTGTTTGGACAAGTACCGGTGCAATAACATTCAACGCCACAACCACCGGCAAAACAATTACGACCAATGGTACAACGATAAATGGTGCAATCACATTCAACGGTGTAGGTGGTGGTTGGAGTTTAGGTAGCGCATTAGTAACTGGTGCAACACTCACCACTACATTGACCAACGGTGCATTGACACTTAATGGATTTGATTGGTCCACTGGTATATTCAGTTCAAATGTGGCCAGCGCAAGGTCTGTTGCATTTGGCGCAAATTTTATTAATTTGATTACCACAACTGTGGGATCCGTTGTCGTGAGTATGGCGAATAGTACCTTGTTTTCTTCTTCAGGTACGGGTGGTTTTAAAGCTGATGCTTCAATTACTAGAACATATACTATTGGCACAACTGGAGGTTCAGCAACAACTACAGCCAATTTATTTATTCCAAGTGGTGCTGCGGTATCAACACTCACCACAGCCAGTTGGTTTAAGAGTTTAGTTTTTACAGGCAGTAGTACCACACCACCAGCAGCGACATTAAATATAGCTGGAAATTTAACACTTGCGACTGGTGGAACATATACTGGATTAACTATTAACATGGTTGGTACAGGTACTATAGTTTCCGTTGCTAAGACTATAGCAGCTTTAAACATTAATAGTACATCAGGTACAACTACACTTGGTGATGCATTAACTTTAGTTACTAATGCAACCACAACAATAACAAGTGGTACATTAGCACTCAATGATTTCAATTTAAATACTGGTATATTTACTTCCACAGGTACAGCTACACGTTCTATTTTGTTTGGTGTAGGTAATATATTACTAACACATACAACAGCTTTAACAACTGTATTGAATTTTGCTAATGCAACTGGATTTACTTTTACAGGTGCGGGTGGATTTTCAGCTGATGCTTCAATTACCAGAACATTTACTTTTGGTACAACCGGCGGTACAACAACCAATGCACCAAACCTTTCTTTAACAGGTACGGGTACTGCAATCGCTACCATAACAACCGCTAGTTGGTTCAATACATTGAGTTTTGGTACAACAGTTTTTGCTATGGCTGCGACCACATTAAACTTGAATGGTTTAACATTATCGAGTGGTGGAACTTTTACTTCTTTAGGTATGAATGCTGTTGGTACTGGAACCATTACACCTAACGGTAAAACTATAGCAGCATTTACTGTAAATAATGGTGCTGGTACAGTTACATTGGCGGCCGCCTTTGGATGCACAACATATACTCAAACAGCTGGTACTATCAATTTTGCCACATTTAACTTAACTAGTTCAGGTGCAGCAACATATACAGCTGGAACATTAAGTAATATTGGAACTATATCTTGTACAACATGGACCCATGCAGCTTTAGCTACATTTGTTTTATCATCTGGTACAATATCTGCTTCTACCAGTTTTACAGTAACCTCTGGTTCATTTACATATAGTGGTGGAACAATTACAACACCATCTTTTGTACATACTGCCGGTACAGTAACAACAACAGCAACATGGACATTAGCAGCAACTTGCACCTATACATTTACAGCAGGTACAATAACATTAGGTGGTAATTTATCAACTGGTGCTTTTAGTTCTACAAATGCCAATATTCGTTCTATTGCATGGAGCACTTATACCATTACATTGAATCATAGTACAGCTGCAACAACTGTATTGAACATGGCTATTGTTACTAGTTACACTTTTACTGGAACACAATCATTCATTAGTGATGCGGCGGTCACTAGAACATATGTATTTGGTACAACGGGTGGTACAACAACAAACTCACCGAATTTATCATTAACTGGTAGCGGCACAGCAATAGCAACTTTCACAACTGCAAGTTGGTTCAATACATTAAGTTTTGGTACTACTGCATTTGCTGTGCCAGCAACGGTGTTAAACTTGAATAGTTTGACATTATCAGCTACTGGAACCTACACTTCTTTAGGTATGAATGCTGTTGGTACTGGAACCATCACACCTAACGGTAAAACTATTGCAGCACTCACAGTTAATACCGCAGGTACAGTTACATTGGCTGCGGCTTTAGGTTGTACAACATATACTCAAACAGCTGGTACTATTAATTTTGCCACATTTAACTTAACAGGTTCAGGTGCAGCAACATATACAGCTGGCACTTTAAGTAATATTGGAACTATAAGTTGTACTACTTGGACTCATGCAGCTTCAGCTACATTTACACTATCATCTGGTACAATATCAGCTTCCACCAGTTTTACAGTAACCTCTGGTTCATTTACATACAGTGGTGGTACAATTACAACACCGTCATTTGTACATACCGCAGGTTCGGTAACAACAACGGTATCATGGACATTACCTGCAACTTGTGTTTATACATTCACAGCAGGCACAATAACATTAGGTGCGAATTTAACAACTGCTTCATTTATTTCAAATAATACTAATGTCCGAAGTATTGCATGGAACATATACTCGATGACATTGAATCATAGTACAGCTGCACAATTTATATTAAATGTACCCGATCTTACCAATTATACCTTTACTGGTACTCAAACATTTATTTCTGATGCATCTGTTACCCGCACATTTGTATGGGGCACCACGGGTGGCACAACAACAAACTCACCGAATTTATCATTTACAGGAACCGGTTCTGCCGTGCTCACATTTGGTTCAGGTAGCTGGTTCGATACATTAAGTTTTGGTACCACTACAAGCACCATAGCATCTACAACAGTAAACTTAAATGCTTTAACACTATCATCTGGTGGAACTTTTACTGCTTTAGGTGTCAATGCTGTTGGTACTGGAACCATCACACCTAACGGTAAAACTATTGCAGCACTCACAGTTAATACCGCAGGTACAGTTACATTGGCTGCGGCGTTTGGATGTACATCGTATGTACAGACAGCCGGTACTATCAATTTTGCCACATTTAACTTAACTAGTTCAGGTGCAGCAACATATACAGCTGGCACTTTAAGTAATATTGGAACTATATCATGTACTACTTGGACACATTCTGCGGGTTCTACATTTACATTATCATCTGGTACAATATCAGCTTCCACCAGTTTTACAGTAACCTCTGGTTCATTTACATACAGTGGTGGTACAATTACAACACCGTCATTTGTACATACCGCAGGTTCGGTAACAATAACAGCAACATGTACATTGCCGGTAACTTCCACTTATACTTTTACAATAGGCACATTGAATATAAGTAGTGGTGTTACACTATCAACAGGTATATTCAGTTCATCTAATAGTAATGTCCGAACAATTGCATTTGGTAGTGCAAGTGCAGGCAATATTAATCTCACACATACCACCGCGGCCACAACAGTATTGAGTATGGCTGATTTGAATTCTTTTACGCCTACAGGTCCGGGTGGTTTTACTGTGGCCGCAATGTCAGCTACAAAAACATTGACTTGCGGTAGCGCAGCTGGCGCCGTATTCCAAGCACCCAATCTTACATTTACTACAGGGGCTAGTATTGCAACAATAACTTCAGGAGGTTGGTTTGGTACAATTGATTTTGGCACCACATCATTTGCAGTACCTGCAACAACATTAAATGTAAAAGGTTTTACATTGTCAGCTACTGGAACTTATACTGGATTAAGTATCAATGCAATTGGAACCGGAACTATTACACCTAACGGTAAAACTATTGCAGCACTTACAGTTAATACCGCAGGTACTGTTACTTTAGCTGCTGCATTAGGTGTGACAACTTGGACACAAACATTAGGTACTATTGATTTTGCCACATTTAACTTAACTTGTTCAAGTACAGCAACATATACCGCCGGCACTTTAAGTAATATTGGAACTATATCATGTACAACTTTTACCATCAATGGTCCAACATTTAACTTTACAAGTGGTACGATTAATGCATCAGTTAGTTTTGTTCTAACATCAGGATCATTTACATATGGAGGAACCGCCACATTAGGTGCAACACCGTTATTTACTCATAGTGCTGGTACTGTTACATTGAATCAATCATACGCACTAACAACCACAGGTACTTACACACTATCGGCGGGTACACTGACACTAGCCAATGGGGTAACATTAACTACAGGCATATTCAGTTCATCTAATAGTTCTACCAGAACAATTGCATTTGGTAGTGCAAGTGCAGGTAACATCAATCTCACACATACCACCGCGGCCACAACAGTATTGAGTATGGCTGATACGAATTCACTTACGACTACAGGTCCAGGTGGATTCACTGTAAATGACATGTCAGTTGCTAGGACATTTACTTTTGGATCGGCCGCAGGGTTTGCAGCCAGTGCGCGAAATCTTACATTTACTACAGGGGCCGGTGTTGCAACAATAACATCCGGTAGTTGGTTTGGTACAATTGATTTTGGCACCACATCATTTACATTACCTGCAACAACATTAAATATAAAAGGTTTAACATTATCATCCGGTGGTACATATACTGCATTAATTTTAATCTTATTTGCTTCAGGAACATTAACATATAACGGAAAAACAACATCAACAATTACAGCAGGTGCATTTGCAATTACAATTATAGACTGTAATTGTACAACATTTACAGTTAATGGATCTACAATTAGTGTTATTGGTCCTGGTACATTTAGTGCTAGCACTAGTCTTATATTGAATTCAGGTTCAATTAATTTTGGTAGTTCAGTAACTCTTGGTTCAATACCAATATTTACACACACCTCAGGTTCGGTAACATTCAACAACACAGGATCTTTAGGAGCAACCAGTACATATACTTTCACCACAGGTACAATAACATTAGCGGACGGAGTAACATTAAGTGTAGGTGCATTCAGTTCAAGTAATAGTAATGTCCGTTCAATTGCATTTGGTAGTACAAGTGCAGGTAACATCAATCTTATACATTCAACCGCTGGAACAACTGCATTAGATATAAGTAATTCCAATAATTTCACTTGGACTGGCCTAGGTGGATTCACTAGCAATATGTCTGTTGCTCGTTCATATAATGGTGCAAATACCATAAGCACCACTACTACCGGTAGTATTTCAGCTATTTCTGCAGGTCAATATGTAACAGCTCCAGCTAATGCTGGATTTGTATTTGGCACAGGTGATTTTACAATTGAAGCTTATATTCGTCTTGTGGCGCCTGGTGATGGTGCCGTTGTTGATTTAAGAACTGGCTCCACTTCACCTGGACCTTATTTTGGTGTTGGCGGAAATAGACTTAATATTTTAATTAATGGTACATTTACTACAGCTTCAACAAAGTTATTTAGAACTAATTGGTATCATGTGGCGCTTTGTAGAACTGGAACTACAACAAGAATATTTCTGAATGGTATAAAAGACCTTGAATTTACGGATACAACTAATTATAATGTATCAGGTGCTATACCAGCAATAGGACACAATTCATCGGGTGGTGCAGGTGATGGAACCCTATTTGCATATTTTTCTAATGTGCGTATAGTTAAAGGCGTTGGTGCATATGTTGGAAATTTCACAGTTCCCACCAGCCCACTAACAACTTCTCAAAGTGCAAGTACCAATGTTAATTCTATACTTGCATCACAGACAACCTTGTTATTAAATACAGTTCCAGGCGCTAGCACTTATTTAGTAGATAATAGTTTAAATAATTTTACAATAACAAATGTCGGAACATCATCATCAACTTCATCACCGTTTGAAGCTTCATTACCAATTGGTGGAAAATTAGTAGATTTGTCTATTAACGGCGGTTCGAGTTCACCTACGTTTGGTCTTAATAGTTATTTTAATAATTTAGATTTTACAGGAAGTAGTTCATTGATACCAGCTAATACTGTATCTGTGCAAGGCAATTTAACTTTATCAGCTACAGGAACTTATACAGATTTTTCTGCAAATGTTTTTGGTACCGACAAAGTTATCGAAACAAATAATAAACCACTATCCACATTATATATTAATACCACCTCAACCGCTTCATTGGATGCTACAACAGCAAATACAATAACATTTTCAAGTGGTTCATTAACTCTTTCCGGACCTTTAACAAGCAAGAATGTATATACTACAGGTACAATTACAAGAACAATTACAGGTTCAGATATAGTTGTTAATGGAAATACTATTAATTCACTTGCTGCATCTTGGGAAGCTAATGGAGTTGGAGGTAGTATATTTAATTCCAATCCAACAACAGCAAATCTTGTTAGTATTCCTAGTGCTCCATTCGCAGACCTTAATGATTTTACACTTGAGGTGTGGGCTTATGGTACAAGTAACACAACCGCGCAACATCATTTTTCTTGGGGAGATACGGGTACTTCTTCGTCAGGTTCTCTCAGAAGTGTTATTAATATGCAAAACGGCCATTGGCAACTTTGGTATGGTTCTAGTATTAGATTAGAAACCGGTTCTGTTGAAACTCCTTATGTTCCATTAATTAATAGATGGAACCATTACGCAGTTACAAGAACTTCAACACCAACAAATAGAGTAACACTTTGGTTTAATGGAAAAAATGTTGGTTCTTACTTAGCTGGTTCAGATACATTTAATAATGCAAGCAATATGTTAATGTTGGGTTCTGATAGAAGTTCACCAAGTTGTTGGGTTGGTTATTTGACTAATTTTAGATATACTTCAAATAATGCTGTATATTATGGAAATTTTACGCCACCAAATACAGTATTAACTGTAACACAAAGCCCTAGTACAAATATAAGAGGAATTTATGGAGCACAAACAGTTGTATTAATGACAATGAGTTCTCCGTTGACTTACTTAGCGGATAGTAGTGCATTGCCTAAGCGTACAGAAAATGTTGGCGGCGTAACTTTTGTGCCATTCGCGCCTCCATTAATACAGATAAATCCTAATCTTACCGTTTCTTCTACAATAAGCTTGACGAGCAATAATTCAAAAATATTTTCAGGAGGTGGAGGATCTTACGGAACATTAAATCAAGGTGGTGGTGGAACACTAACCATAAGAGGTAATAATACTTTTTATGATATTACCACATCTGCAAATAAAGGAATGAATGTAACATTTCAATCGGGTACAACTCAAACAGTTAGTAATTTTAATATATCAGGTGTAGGTCTCAACAATGGTGGGCCAGCAGGTGCATATCCATTAGGCTCCGTAACTTTTAATGGTACATCACAGTATTTGACATTGCCTGCGGCTCCGGCAACGCTCACATTTGGTACAGGCGAATTTACATTTGAATGTTGGTGTAGATTAAATTCATTAACTGATGGAACAATATATGATGCAAGAACTGCTGCTACTTCTGTAGCACCATATTTTTATATGTCAAGTGGACAACCATCTTTTATGGTTAATAATGTTGCAGTTTTAGGTGGCGGAGGTGCAAATCCAACAAGAACATTGACAACTGACACTTGGTATCATTTAGCAATTTCAAAAAGTGGATCATCCACAAGAATGTTTGTGGATGGTGTTCAAGTTGGAACAACATATACAGATACAAACACTTATCTTTGTGGTACTCCAGCTATAGCACACAACTCATCTGGTGCAGGCGGTACAGGTTTTCTTAGTGCGACTTTTTCCAATATTCGCATAACTAAAGGAGTTGGTGTATATACAGGTAATTTCACTGTTCCGATGAATCCATTGGACACCACACAATCATCTGGAACAAATATAGTTGCAGTAACTGGTACACAAACTTCATTGTTATTGAATACACCAAATAGTGCATCTTTCCTTACAGACACTAGTTCCGGTGCTTTGACTGTAACCAATGTTGGTGTTGTTGTTACTTCATCTTTCCAACCTTTCAAGGTTTACATCAATTCAACAATACCAGGAATTGCTGCAACATTATCCAAATCCAGTGGTATAGTTAATGTCGATGATTTGTACATTCAAGATTCTATTGCAACCGGAGGTGCTTCATGGTATGCTGGTGCATACTCCGTTAATGTCTCAAACAATTCAGGATGGGTTTTTTCCGGTGCTCCTTCAGGTGTCACTTATAGTGGCAACTTCTTTGCTTTCTTTTAATGATACATTTTATGTTAGATAAATAGAAGATAATAGGAGTTTCTCATGCCAACAATTAACAATAGACAAGAATTCAAAGATTACTGCCTTCGTAGATTAGGTGCGCCTGTTATTGACATCAATATGGATGATGACCAAGTTGAAGATAGGCTTGACGATGCAATTCAATATTGGCAAGATTACCATTTTGATGGTACTCAAAAATTCTATTGGATTCATTCTGTAACTCAAGAAGATATTGATAACAAGTATTTGTCAGCCGCAGGAGTTTTGGATGAAAGCAACAATGCGATACAGATTGTTGGCATTTCTCGTATATTTCCAGTGAATGATTCTCAGGCCAATGTTAACATGTTTGACTTGAGATACCAACTTCGCCTAAATGAACTGTATGACTTCACCTCAGCGTCCTACGTCAATTATGTTCTAACTCAACAACATCTTCGTTCCTTAGAGATAATGTTCACAGGTGAAGTTCCTATTCGTTGGAATAGAGTAACACAAAGACTACATATCGATTGGGCTTGGGGTGACCAAGAAGCTCCTGTTGGTACAATAGTTGTGGCTGAAGCTTATGGTGGTATTAACCCAGAATCATATCCCAATATTTGGCAAGACCGTTTCCTAAAACTTTATGCTACCGCCCTAATTAAGAAAAATTGGGGTGAGAACATGAAGAAATTTGGTGGCATTCAACTTCCAGGTGGAATAACATTAAACGGCAAAGAAGTGTTTGATGAAGCTGTTGAAGAAATCAAACAACTGCATGATGAAATGGAAAACAATTACGGCGGCGCACTAGAATGGTTCATGAGCTAATATGGCAACAAGTAATTATTTCAATAACTATAAAGCCAAATACAACGAACAAAGGCTCGTTGATGATTTGATTTCAGAATCAATTAAGATTCAAGGGTTTGATGCGTATTATATTCCCAATAATAATGCAATTGCCAGAGATTTATTGTATGGTGAAGATCCTGTAAAGAAATTCACATCGGCTTTTCCTGTTGAAATGTATCTATCTAGTGTTATGGGTCATGAAGGTCAAAAAGATTTCTTTTCTAAATTTGGTTTAGAGATTCGCAACCAAGTACACGTTCTAGTTTCTCGCAAAGCTTTTTATCAGAGAACACCGCAAACAACATATCTAAGACCGTTAGAGGGTGATTTGGTATATGTTCCATTCCTAAACGGCGGCGGTGAGTTGTATGAGATTAAGTATGTTGACCAAAATAAAGACGGTTTTACCCTAGGAAGAAAAAATCCATACTACTATGAACTAGAAATGGAAAAATTCAAATACTCACAAGAAGTTATTTCTACAGGTATGGCAGACATAGATATTGCGTCTACAGATTCCGCATACACCTTACATCTGAACTTGAATCAAAATTTAGGTTTAGGAATATATATCATTAAAGAAGAAGTTTATCAATCTATAGATAATACACTCGGAAATGCACACGCCAAAGGTACAATTTCTTCTTGGTCCACAACAACAGGAATACTATCAATTACCAATATTTGGGGTGAATTTTTGGTAAATGATATTTCTCCCGTTATCGGTGTGAATAGTAAAGCTTATTACTATTTCAACGGTTTACCAACTGATCCATTAGAGAACCCAAGTCATCTAGAACCATATGCAAATAAGTTAATTGAAACCGATTCTGAAACATATGTAAATACTACAGAAACTAATCCGATTGGGGGATTATAATGGCTAGTACATTTTACAACAGAATGATAAGGAAAATAACAGTCGCCTTTGGTGATTTGTTCAATAACATAACATTGGTTCGTTATAATTCTGATGATACGGAACAAGAAAGATTCATTGTTCCAATTGATTATGCAGCCAAAGAACTTTATGTTATGCGTATACAAGGTGACCCAAACCTTGACAAAAAGGTTATGATGACTTTGCCTAGGATGTCATATGAGTTGAATGGCATAGAATATGATTCATCTAGAAAACAGATGACAAATATCAAACATTTTAACCAAAATGGAAATACAACATCTTCCCAATATGTACCTGTTCCTTACAATTTTGATTTTTCTTTATATCTTTATGTAAGAAACATTGAAGATGGTAATCAAATCATAGAACATATTTTACCATACTTTGCACCAGACTATACAATTAAAGTTAATATGATTCCTGAAATGGGAATAGTCAAAGAAGTGCCTGTAATATTGAACGACACAAAATATGAAGTAACATATGAAGGTGATTTTACATCAGACACTAGGTCTGTTATTTGGACATTGAATTTCACTGTCAAAGGTTTCATATTTGGTGCAACATCTACTGCTGGTTTGATAAAAACATCTATCACAAACATTCTCAATAATATTCCAGAAGACCAAAATATTGTTTTCAACATGAATTCTGGTGGAAATGGTAGTTACTTACTCAACGAATTAGTTTATCAGGGAATGAATCCTTCCCTTTCAACAGCATCCGGTAAGGTTGTTGCTTGGTTGCCTGCGAACAATCAATTGACACTAACAAACATCTCGGGGAATTTTGTATCAAATAATTCACCACTTATTGGTGGAACATCGAATGCAAAATGGGTGTTTAATTCATATAATATTGTACAGAAAAATTATGCAACAATAACAATAACACCAAATCCAACAACAGCAAACGCAAATTCAAATTATACATATACCACTGTTATACAGGAAAATTTATGATAATAGGACCAGGCATAACAATTGGAAATGGAATAACAATATCTCCCGAATCAATTCAATATTTGATTGTTGGTGGCGGTGGAGGTGGCGGCCTTAACTGGGGTGGAGGTGGCGGTGGAGGCGGTTTCTTAACAGGATTTATAGGTAAACCGTTAGGAAGCATTTCATTAAGTATTGGTACCGGAGGTGCTGCAGGATCAAATTTCGGAGTAACAGGTAATCCATCAACCTTAGGTTCATTTACCGCTTTAGGTGGCGGCGGCGGTGGTTATAATAGTGGAGGAACCGGCTTCGCAGGTTTGAATGGAGGTTCCGGTGGCGGTGGTGGTGGCGCAGCAAACGGAACAGCCAGTCCAGGAACTTTAATAAACAATTATGGTTTAGGTTCACAGGGATATAATGGTGGTTCAGGTTTAAATCAAGGTTCAGGAACAGCTTTCGCGGCAGGCGGCGGCGGCGCCGGTGGTGTTGGTTTTAATGCAACTTACACCGGATCGGGAAGAGGTGGCCCAGATGCTTCTTCAACAATAACAGGATCATTAGTATGGTATGCTGGCGGCGGAGGTGGCGGCGCCAATGGTTCTGCTGGTGGTTTAGGTAGTGTAAATGGTACCGGCGGCCGAGGCGGTGACCAAACGACAGTTGTTGCGGCGGGTGCAACAAACAAAGGCGGTGGCGGCGGTGGCGGCAGAACATCTAACGGTGCTGGCGGTGCAGGAGGATCAGGTGTTGTCATTATTGCTTACATGGCAACATTACCGGCTTTACCAACAATAACTGGATTGACATATTCTGTTAGTACCACAAGCCGTCCAGGTTACAGAGTTTACACTTTCACTTCAGGTTCGGGGTCAATATCATTCTAAAACCATTAATTTTGATGAGAAAACAATATGAACACATTTGAAAAAAACATGGAAGAAATATTTGATATTGCTCCGAAACCAGAAACACCAATTGTTCCAAAAGAAGAAACACCAATTTCAATATTGGATTCTAATTTAGAAGAAGATTTAACAGATGCATATGAGCAGACTAAAACCAATCTTCAAGACCTAATTGACCAAGGCAAAGATGCAATGGAAGAAATTTTAAATATTGCAAAAGCAGGTCAACATCCAAGAGCATTTGAAGTGTACGGAACTCTACTTAAAAATGTTGTAGATGCAAACAAAGAACTTCTTGCAGTACAGAAGCAGATGCGAGAAATGAATAAACAAAATCAACCATCAGGTGCAACACATATAGATAAAGCCATATTTGTTGGTTCAACTTCTGAACTCAACAAATTAATTAAGGGCAAAGAATAAAAATGCTGGATCCTAAATCGTCATACCGCGATAATCCACTTCTAAAAAAAGCAGGAGTGCAAATCAAGTTCTCCAAAGAGCAAGTAGAAGAATACATGAAATGTGCAAAGGATCCAGTTTACTTTGCAGAAACCTACATTAAGATTGTCAACGTAGACCAAGGTTTAATGCCGTTCAATATGTGGCCATTCCAGAAAGACATGATTCGTTTATACCATGAGAATCGATTTGCCATTACAAAATGTCCTCGTCAGGTTGGCAAAACAACAACCTCGGTAGCATATCTTCTTTGGTTGACTCTGTTCACAGACTCACAGAACATTGCAGTCCTGGCAAACAAAGGATCGCTTGCAAGAGACATTCTGGCTAAGTATCAATTGGCTTATGAGAACCTTCCAATGTGGTTGCAACAAGGTATCATTACTTGGAACAAAGGTAATGTTGAATTAGAAAATGGTTCTAAGATTATTGCCGCATCAACCTCATCATCCGCAGTTCGTGGAGGTTCTTTCAATGTAGTATTCTTAGATGAATTTGCTTTCGTTCCTGCAAATATCGCAAACGAATTCTTTAACTCAGTTTATCCTGTTATCTCATCTGGTAAATCTACCAAGATTATTATTGTATCTACACCAAACGGCATGAATCTATTCTACAAATTGTGGATGGATGCAATTGGTAAGAAGAATGGATACAAGACTTTCTCTATTCATTGGTCCATGGTTCCAGGTCGTGATGAAAAGTGGAAAGAAGAAACTATCAAAAATACCTCACTTGAACAGTTCAGGCAAGAGTTTGAATGTGAGTTCTTGGGTTCTACCAATACTCTTATCTCAGGTGAAAAACTCCAACAATTGGCTTACATGGATGCTATCTATGAACACGACAAGGTTAAAATCTACGAACAACCCATCAAAGAGTCCGACGGAGACAATCAAAAAGACCATCTGTATGCAATAACAGTTGACGTTTCTGAAGGTAGAAACATGGACTGTTCGGCATTTAATGTAATGGACATTTCACATACACCATATAAACAGGTTGCAACATATCACAGTTCATCTATTTCACCTGTGTTATTTCCAACTGTAATCTATAATACCGCAAAATTGTACAATGATGCGTATGTTCTTGTCGAGATTAACAACACACCACAGGTGGCTGAAACTTTACACAATGATTTGGAATATGAAAATCTTTGGAAAGTGTTCACAGGCAATAAGAAACCACAACAACTGTCGGCTGGATTTGCAAGAGGTATCCAGTTAGGTCTGAAAATGTCACCACAAGTCAAACGAATTGGTTGTTCTAATCTTAAAATGTTGATTGAGGGTGATAAACTTTTAATCAATGATTTTGATACCATTTCCGAATTGACCACTTTTGTTGCAGAGAAAAACTCCTTCTGTGCGGAAGAAGGTTCAAATGATGACTTAGTTATGTCTTTAGTGATTTTTGCATGGTTGACTACTCAAACCTATTTCAAAGAAATTGTAAGCCACGACATTCGTAAACAGATTCAATTAGAAAGAATGAATCAAGTTGACGATGAGGGTCTACCAGAAATGATAATGGACGACGGTAGACAAACGGAACTTGAATTGATTGGTGGTGATTTGTGGGATTCTAGCGTTGGAGGAGATACCTATGGTTCCTTCGTGCGAGATATGATTAGAAATATGTAAAAATAATGTTTCATAAATAATTCATTGGTATAGACTGCCAACTAACAGAATAAAATCAAGGAGAAGAAACAAATGGCGCAAATAGCTCAATTATCTCCAGGCGTAATTACAACCGAAACCAACTTAACAACAGTTGTTCCTTCAGTTTTGACTACAGCCGGTGCGTATGCTGGAGCCTTTAAATGGGGACCAGGACTAACAATTACATCAGTTGACAGTGAAAGAACGCTTGTTAACATTTTTACAACCCCAGATTCCAACACTGAAGCATCTTTCTGGACAGCGGCTTCTTTCTTGGCTTACGGCAATAATCTTCAAGTTGTTCGTGCAGTTAACACAGGAACCTTGAATTCTGTTAGTGATGGTGGTACAGGGTTTCAGGTTCTCAATAAAGACGCTTTCCAATATACACTATTGAATGGTAACAATGCAAATGCTCATGGTGCATTTATGGGAAGATACCCAGGGGCACTTGGTAATTCATTGACCGTTTCTGTAATTGATGCTGGTGCAAATACTGTACAATTCAATTCTTGGAATATCGCATTGGTCAATGTTGCGGGAACAAACTACGCGAATGTATCTCTTGCAGGTTATTTCAATGGACTACCAAGTACAAGTTACAATACAAAACAAGTTGGTGGTGCAAATGACCAAATTCACGTTGCAGTTGTTGACACTGGTGGTTTGTTCTCTGGAACAAAAGGTACAGTTCTAGAAACTTATTCATATCTTTCTAAAGCCGTCGATTCTCTTGATTCATTAGGACAGTCAAATTACTACAAGAATGCGATTTTCAATAACTCAAGGTATATTTATGCAGTTGATCCTGTAGATTATGCTAATTCAAACACAACATGGGGACAAACTTCGGCTAACATAAATTTTCAAAATGTTGGAATAGTAAGTTGCAACCTGGCTGGTGGTGTTGATGTTGCTGTATCAAATGCAAATGTTATTTCTGCAATGGCGAGTTTCACAGATACTGCACAAACATCAATTTCATTATTGATGACTGGTCCATATACAAATGTAGCCGTTCAGACAGCAGCTATTAACATAGCATCAACTCGTAAAGATTGTGTAGCGTTTGTTTCACCGCACAAAGGTGCAGTTGCTAATAACTCAGGAAGTGAACAAACAGCTGTACTAGCTTGGATGACAGAACTTTCCTCATTATCTGGTGGACCAGCAGGATCATACGCATTTGCAGATTCTGGTTGGAAATATCTGTTTGACCGTTACAATAACAAATATGTTTATGTTCCATTAAATGGTGACATTGCAGGTTTGTGTGTTAACACCGATGTAACTACAAGTCCATGGTACTCACCTGCTGGTTATACTCGCGGTGCAATCAAAAATGTCATTAAATTGGCATGGAATCCAACTCAAGCAAACCGTGATGCATTGTATCAAGTTGCTGTAAACCCAGTTGTTTCATTCCCTGGTTCAGGTACAATTCTGTTTGGTGACAAGACCATGCAAACACAACCTTCTGCATTTGACCGTATCAATGTTCGTAGATTGTTTATCGTACTTGAGCAAGCAATTGCAAGAGCTGCTAAATATTCACTATTCGAATTTAACGATGCGTTTACACAAGCACAGTTTGTTTCATTGGTAACTCCTTATCTTCGTTCTGTACAAGCGCAAAGAGGTATCAATGCATTCCAAGTTGTATGTGATTCTACAAATAACACACCATCTGTTGTTAATAATAACCAGTTTGTTGGTGATATTTACATTCAACCTGCTCGTTCTATTAACTTTATCCAGTTGAATTTTGTTGCGGTTGGCACAGGTGTTAATTTTACAACAATTACTAACACCACAGCGTAATAAATAAACCAACGAATAGGAGAAAAAAATGGCTTTTCAAATTAGCGATTTTACGCAAAGATTAACAGGAGATGGCGCTCGTCCTAATTTATTCCAGGTTGTTATGTCTAACATTCCTGGAATTACGGGAAACAAACTATCTTTCATGGCAAAGTCTGCACAGTTACCTGGATCAACAATTGGTACAGTTCCTATGTATTACTTTGGTCGTGAAATGAAGTTTGCGGGAAACAGAACATTCGCGGACTGGACAATCACCATTATTAACGATGAAGATTTTATGATCCGCAACGCCTTTGAGAGTTGGATGAATGCTATCAATAGCAATGAGTCCAATGTTAGGGGCAATCCAGGTGTTTCTATTTCTGAAACAGGACAAAATTACACAACCGATGCACAGGTTTTCCAATACGGAAAAGCTGGACCAACTTCTGCAAACGCAGCAAATGGTGCATTAAAAGGTTATAATTTTGTTGGTATGTTCCCTGTTGATTTGTCACCAATTGATTTGGATTGGGCATCAAATGATTCAATTGAAGAATTTTCAGTTACATTTGCGTACCAATACTGGACAACAGGTCAGAACGGACAAACTTTAGGAATTACAACGTAATTTAGTCTACTATATAAAGAGGACTTCGGTCCTCTTTTAATGATTTTTTGAACGGACTTAAAAATAAATGGCAAATAAATTTTCACTTTTTGGCTTCACAATATCTCGTCAAGAGAATGAGGACAAACAAGATACTCAACAATCATTCTCACCTCCGAGCAATGATGATGGTGCATTAACGATTACATCTGCCGCATATTATGGAACTTATGTTGACTTAGATGGCACTGCAAAGAATGAAGTTGAATTAATTTCTCGTTATCGTGAAATGGCAATGCAACCAGAAATTGAATCTGCAATAGATGATATTGTGAATGAAGCAATATGCCAAGATGATGATGGCAAAAACATTCAGATTATCTTAGATGACCTAGAACAGCCTGATAAAATTAAGAAGGCTATCAAAGACGAATTCGGTACTATTTTGCGTATGTTGAATTATACGAAAATGGCACAAGACATATTCCGTAGATACTATATTGACGGAAAACTTTATTATCATATTATTGTTGACCGTGAAGAACCAACAAAAGGTATTAGAGAATTAAGATATATTGACCCACGAAAAATGCGTAAGATTCGTGAAGTTAAGAAACAAAAAGATGAGCGTACCGGTGTAGAAGTTATGAATGTTGTGAATGAGTATTATATCTACAACGACAAAGTAACTACAGGGAGTTCTACAAATTATGGCCCAGTTGGTACAAGAATTACTACAGATTCAGTGGTTTCTGTGGTTTCTGGTCTTATGGATTCTCGTAGGGCTGTTGTCTTATCATATTTACACAAAGCAATCAAACCGTTAAATCAGTTGCGTATGATTGAAGATGCGACAGTTATCTATCGTATCTCTAGAGCACCTGAACGCCGTATTTTCTATATCGATGTGGGTAATCTACCTAAGTTGAAAGCAGAACAATA